CCATAAGCAGAGTTAAGAGAAATCTTCTTCGCCATTTGAATGTTGTTACAACGTGCGATTTCTTTCTCAAGTGCTTTAGTAGGAGTCTTCTCGTACTGCTGCTTTGCTTCAAGCATTCGTTTCTTGAATACAACTCTGTCCCCATACATCTTCTCCATCAGTTCAGGTAGGAATCCACGGACATCCTTGCGATACATTGCTCCATTAGCACAAACCGCACTGTCCTTATACATCTCAAATGTCACCTGTTGATTAAGTATCTTATCAACTGTTGCTGAGGGATGCCTCGAATCCTGGAGTGTCTCTGGTGAGATATTGTACTGCATAATAAGGTGAGGGTACAGGCTATTGAGGTCAAAACTGACAACCCAATCATATACCCCAGGAATCGGTTCCTTAACATACGCACCTGCATACTTCTCATTCTTCTCACTCCTATCTTTTGGAGGAATTACGATATTCCTTTTCTTCAGATAATTGTAGATAATTGCATCCCATGTACGTACCTGGAAGAAAACATCATTATAGTTAATCTTCGCATCGTATGCCATAGTCATACAGAGTTCAATGAGTTTCATCTTGTCTTCCAGACGGTCAACAAGTTCAACGTCTTTGATGTTGTAGTCAACAAACTTCTGCCAGTCCTTTGTATAGAAGTCCTTAAAGGTATCAAACTCAGAGTGGTCCAACTTCTTCTGTCCAAGTTCCACAAATGCGATGTGGTCCAATCGATATGATTCTTGTGCCTTGTAAGTAAACTTCTTATAGAGGTCAAGATAATCAATAACAGAAACACCAGCAATCTCATAAGAGATTTGTTCACGTCCCTGAATCACAAATTCTTTACGTCGAACATTCTTCCATGGAGAAAGACGACGGGTGTCTTTTGTTCCAAGAATACGTTCAAACCTTCCAGCAATGTATGGAATATCATACAGTTCACAGTTCCATCCAGTGATTGCATCAGGAGTATTCTGCTCCCAGAATGCCAAGAACTTCAGTGCCATGTCCTGTTCACTATCACATTTCACATACATGACATCCTTACGAGTATTCTCGTAGTCACGGTTATTTGCAAAACAGATAATCTGCTTAGTAGCATAGTTTTGAAGTGTGATAGTCAGAAGTTCTTCTGCACATTCAAATACATTAGGGAATCCGTTTTCTGCAGAGACCTCAATGTCAATCGTAAACAGTCTGATTTTGTTAATATCAAACTTAATTTCGTCCTCTGGATATTTCTCAGAGATATACTGTGCCTTGAAGTTATCATTGCCAAATACAGCAAATCCCTCAACCTCTGAATACTTCTTGATAAATTCCCTACAATCAGAAATGGAACCAGGTTGAATCGGTTCAACCACAGTTCCATCTAAAGTTTTATACTGTGTCTTTTTCTTTGAAGTGACGAAGAATGTAGGATTAAAATCCTCCTCTGTCTGAAAGTATCTACCGTTGTCATAACCACGAACTAGAATCTTATTGAACTTTTCGTAGACGTTGGTATAGAATCTCATTTCGTAAGGTCTTTGTACTTTTCAAGGAATGTTTTCTTTGGTTCTACAAGAGTAAGAATCCTGTCAGAACTAATCATGACGGTGCGTTCGTCAGTGTAATCATACAACCAAGGAACCAGGGTGTCACCCTTTATTTCAAAGGGATTTATAAATTTACAATCTGGTTCACCAGGAATTGAAGCAGCAACTTCTTCAATCTCAGTAATCAGAGCAATTCCACTATTCAGGACTGCTACCATCAGTGCTGTTTCTTCCATTCATTTTCTCCTGATAAGATGTTTTTACAAGTTCAATAGGTTCAGAAATACTAACAATCCAGTCAGACCGAACAGGAATATCTCTTTCCGCCGAGAGTGGTTGCCAAGGATAAAATGCTACTTTATATTCATCAGCATTTTCACTTTCAAGTAAAGTCTGATTAGTAATCAACTTCACAACAACAGGGTTACTAAACACTAGTGCTACAACATTATCCTGCTCGTCACAGAGTTCTTTAATGTCGGCAACTACGTCTTCACCAGACTTCAATACAGCAAGTTTAACAGCCATAAACCACTCGTTTCCTCTTAGAATTTTAGCAATAAAAAAGGGAGGTGTCAAACCTCCCCTTAGATTTATTCTTTATCATACTTGGGTATTTTAGGAAAGTCTATTTCATCAAGATAGTAACTCTCAAGAACTAAACTAATTCTCTCACTATCTGTAGTAACTTCATCAATAGAATGAGTTTGATTTTTAAAAATTACCATTTTCCCCTTCTCTGGTGTTACTGTTTCTATACGACGATAATGATATATTTTAAGTTCTCCACCAATCATATCACTAGGAACTTTTACATAAAGTACAGTTACTCTATCTGCCAAGATGGGAACTTTAGTATATCTACTTATTGTAGCATCTCTATGTCGTTGTATCTCTTCCCCGTTTCCAATTATCAATGAATTTAACCAAAAAACATTGTAAGTATCAGTATCAACAGCTTCATCAATAAAAGGTTTTAAGTAACCATAATTTTCTAGCAATTCTTCAATTCCATCTTTTGTAAATGCAATACTCATAGAATATACATTGTGGTCACCTTTAAAGAAAGATGTGCGTTTACTAGTATTAGTTTCTAATATAAGTTTTTCTGCTATCTTATCACAAATATCTAGGTTCATACTGTTGGGGGTGTATACATTCTAACTAGATGGGGTCTTACCAATGGTGCCTTATCTCTTTCAACTAGTGCTTCGATAGAACTCTGATATGTATCAGTCATAATTCTTGGGAACACTCCAAGTCCGATGATAGGAACAAGAAGACAACTAATAATATATATTTCCCTTGGTTCTGCATCAACTAGGTTTGTATGATTGACAAGTTCCTTATTCTCTTTGCCAAAGAATATCTCACGAAGCATCGATAGCAAATAAATGGGTGTAAGAATAACACCAATGGCAGAAAGAATACAAATGAATACACGGAACGGCACACTATACATTGTGTCAGTTGCAAATCCAGTGAAGACCATCAGTTCACTTGCAAATCCACTCATTCCTGGAAGTGCCAAAGATGCCATTGTACAGACAACCCACATTGCAAACATAATCTTCATACTCTTGCCCACACCACCCATCTCAGCAAGTTCAAGAGTATGGGTCCTGTCATAGGTTGCACCCACCAGGAAGAACAGAGATGCACCAATCAAACCGTGACTTACCATCTGGAGCATAGCACCACTGGTTCCAAGAGCACTATAACTCCCAATACCGATAAGTACAAATCCCATGTGACTGATAGAACTATATGCAATCTTGCGTTTGAGGTTGCGTTGTGCAAATGATGTCAATGCTGCATAAATGATATTCACAGCACCAAGGACAATCAAGATAGGTGCAAATACTGTATGTGCTTCTGGAAGAAGTTGACAGTTAAATCGCAGCAGTGCATATCCACCCATCTTCAGAAGGATACCTGCCAGAAGCATATGGACTGGCGCAGTTGCTTCCCCGTGTGCATCAGGTAACCATGTATGTAATGGAACAATAGGGAGTTTTACACCAAAGGCAATTAAGAATCCAGCATAACACCAAAGTTGAAAACTCTTTGGGAATCCCTGCTGCATTAGATATGTGTAGTCAAAGTTTGGAGCACCATTAGATGCCCAGAATCCCATGGCAAGTCCTGCCAGAAGAATAAACAAAGAACTACCTGCTGTGTAAATAATAAACTTTGTAGCAGCATATTGACGTTTCTTTCCTCCCCAAATAGAGAGCATCATGTAAACAGGAACAAGTTCTAGTTCCCATGACAGGAAGAAAAGAATCAAATCCTGTACCGCAAAAACCATAATCTGCCCACCATCCATCAACAAAAGAAGGAAGTAAAATAGTTTAGGTTTGAATCGTAGAGGCCATGCGGCAAGGGCAGCAAGACTAGTGATAAAACTAGTTAGAAGGATTAGTGGCATAGACAGTCCATCTGCCCCCACAGACCACTGCAGACCCAGTGAGGGAATCCAAGAAACCTTCTCTACCATCTGGAGACCACTTACACTTGGGTCGTATCCAGTTAGATATGCTGCTACAGTAATTAAAAATGTAACTAATGTAGTCGATAGTCCATACCATCTGACAACCTTTCCATCACCTTTATCTGGAATGAAGGGGATGAATAAAGCAGCAACGATAGGAACTAGAATAGATAAACTCAACCAAGGCATAGTATGGTTCATAAAGTTTCACTAACTATTATAATACAAAAAAAGAGGGGATTCAACTGGATTTTGCCAGTCGGTCCCCTGCGGCGACGATATTCAGTTTTATTTATTCAATAAGGAAGTAACTCGTCATCAACAGTTACTTTTGCTGTTTTGGGTGTTAGTTGATATGCTCCGAAAATTGCTGAACCAATAAATGCGATAGTTGCGAAAATTGCCATTATGGAGTTGTAAAGTAAAAGGACTCTATACTGGGTGGACTATTAGGGGAATGCGCCCCCAAGGAACCCGTTGAAAAAAAGAGTCATTGCGGTCCCAATTGTAAGAGTGGCGGCTGTGAGATTCATAAGTCGTCCTCCAAAGTACATATTATATAGCAAAAAGTGTATCACGTTGATACACTTTTGTAGCATCGGTGACTAAATTATAAAGAGACTGTTATGAAATCAAAACCAATCTTTACGAGCATGATGATCTGGTACTACTTTTTTAAGGACAATCTCTAAAAGCCCATTTTCAAAATTAACTGATCCAATTTCCGTGTCGTCACTGAGAGTCCAGGTTCGTGTAAACGACCGTTGAGCCAAACCTTTGTGGACGTATGAAGACTGTGTTTCTTTATCCTCTTTCTTGCCTTCAATAAAGAGTTTACCGTATTCCGTGTAGACATTGACTTCTTCTTTTTTGAATCCAGCTAGTGCTAATTCAAGTCTAGACTCTACATTATTAACTTGCACTAGGTTATATGGCGGATAGTTTGAGGTACTTTCATGTAGGTGAAAAAGACGGTCAAAGTACTCATCCATCCCGATACTATTTCGGTTGATTCTTTCCATGAGCGCAGGCAGGTCTGCTGCACTCCATCGTTGGAGGTTACCCATTATTCTAGCTCCTTTATTAAGCGAGTTTGTTTTTGTGTGGACCCCGAAGGCATCCATGTCTATTTATATGGTGACATTAAAAAAGGGGGTTCGGAACCCCCTACCTTATCATTCGGTTTCCTCAACCTTCTTTTTCTTTGTGCCAATATTATACTTGGTTTCTAGAATCCAATCTTGCTTATCCCTATAAGGGAGAACCTTAATTTGATTCAATGGTGCAATATCTTGAATTTTTTCTGCATCAACAACGTTAATCAAACCCCAATCTGCTAAGAGTTGGGTAATTCTATTACGACGTTGAACATCATTGACAGTTAAGTTTGCTGGTTTGCCATCAAGAGCAAACAGTTCCTTGAAGTGTACTAGATAATATTTACCCTGCTTATGCAGGATATGGCATGACTGATAAATCTTTTTTTCTTTGCGGGATGCTACACCAATTCTAGTTAGTGTTTCTCTCACTTTCAAAAAGTCATCAGGTTCGTTGAGAATAACTTCCACCATTTTGTCTGGTGACCATCTTACCTCAGGTTCCTGAACGACGCTCATCTTGTTCCTCCAATATCAAGTTTAGATTTAATAAATTTAAGTTGCTCATCAGACAAAATTCTCAGAGCTTGCTCTGCTTTTTCGTTACTATACCCATAGTAAGATTTTACACATTCAAGGTCTTTAATTTTCTCTTTCTTTATCCAAGGATTGAATCTTTTCTTGGATCGTATAGTATTTATAAGGAAATCGTATTGGAGTCTCTTTTCTAATTGATGATGCATATTCATCTCATTAACTAGCATGAGACAATCAATGCTTCCACTCAAGCATTTATTAACAATGTATGGAGGATATTGTTTCTCTGTCGAAGGGTCTTCATCAATAATATTCTTTTTAGTCTGGTTGATGGAATTCAACCAGTCCTTCAATTCAATTCCCATAATCTACTTAAATACTGCGTTCACACCTACTACAGTTGCTCCAGGATTACGAGCAAGAGCAACTTTACGTGCATCCTCGTAATCCCTTGCAACAACCTTTTCTTTAAATACCTGACCTGCTTTGAATAAAGTTACTTCGCAGTTCATAGATACTTGCGATGGTTATCTTCAACTTCATTTTTATGTAGAAGAACTCCATCAACTTTATCCAGTAGATCGAGAATACTTCCATGCATCAGACGGTATCCATATCCAACATATAGTTGTCCAAAGAACACGGTAAGTGCCATAAATGACCAGAAGTAGTAATACGTTCTGGATTTCTTTTGTCTAGGGATTTTCATAATTCACAAAACGAGTTTTTTAGCTGCTGGAGTAACAAGTTTACTGCCAAACATCTCATTGTATTTACCAGCAACTTCTTCTTGAACTTCTACAATGTAGACAATATGTTCTTGCTTCAACACAATCTCAGGATTGTCCTTAGAGATAACTGTTGCCCAAGGTGCAAAACCAACACCAGTACTCTGAGGAATAACTACGAGGGCATTCTGGACTTTAACAGTAGTTCCCGTATCCTCAAGAACTTCTGCAACTACTTCTTCACCAGTAATCAATCGAATAAGTTTAATGTCAATCATTTTCTTCTGCTAGGGTAATGTCTTCAATACAGTCTACAGTCACATCATATTTACCAATGCGATACCAATAGTTCGGTTGACCAAGAACATCATCATAATATCCAAGGTATTCAACGTCATCACTTTTATTTTCACGTAACCATGCCTGTAGACGTTGGTGCATTAGTTCGTTTCTATTTGTAGTATACAGTTCGTTTGTCACTTAAAATTACACTCCACCATAATTTCCGTTAATGCTGCAAGAAGATTAATTTCTTGGTCTGCTACGAAAGCTGCTTGATACTGATACTTAGCAACAATAAGAACAGCAGCAGCAATACTAGGACCGTCGAGGGTTTCGTAACAAGCATCGTAAACACGACGAAGAAGTACACCAGAATCATTGTCCAGGTTACTGACGACCCATTTACGTACTTCAGGAAAGTTTTTTTCCTTAAGGTTCTTAATAAGTTCATCAGTTTTTACTTCTGCAAAGGACGCAAGGATGCCTGTATCAATCTCCCCACCCACCGAGTACCTTTGGCACTCATTGAGGACTCTTCTCCAGTCTGGGAAGTGTTTGTTGATGAGTTCAACGAGGACTTTGTTGTCGAACTTGATTCCTTCGTCGGTGAGGATAGACTGAAGTCTTGAGAAAAACTTTGCAGCAATTCCTGGTTTTTGCTTTCCTGTGATGGAAAACTCCACAACGGCACAACGGGAATGGAGGGGTTCGATGATTTTATTTTTGTAGTTGCAGGTAAAGATGAATCTGCAGTTGCCACTAAACTCCTCAGTAAATGCCCGTAGGAGGAGTTGTACGTCATTGGTTGTGTTATCTGCCTCATCAATGATGATGACTTTGTGTTTAGCAGTTGCCGTAAGCGAGACGGTCGAAGCAAAATTCTTCGCATTGTTTCGGACGGTATCGAGGAAACGTCCTTCATCGGATCCGTTGATGACATAATAATCTACCCCCAGTTCATGGCATAGTGCTTTTGCAACAGTTGTCTTGCCACAACCAGCAGGTCCAGCAAGTAACAAGTTAGGAACTTCTCCCCGTTCAACAAAATCTTTGAAAGTTTTCTTAGTAGAAGCAGGGAGAATGCAATCTTCAATAGTTTTGGGTCGATACTTTTCAACCCAAAGAAATTCATCACGCATAATAAAAAAGGTTTAATCAACCAAAGGTGGAGTCAGGTTCCAGAGCAATATAGTAGTTCAGGTTGTGACGTGAATTAGTAAACTTAGACAGGAGTTTCTGAGAAACAACAACATCATAAGTTCCAGGAATAATTTTGATATTCTCTACTTTGAAATTGAAGCAGAATTCTGCTGAGGTCTCACCAACATCAATAGAAAAGGTGTTAGAAGTATCGTTCTTCTTATCACGAACGACGAGACGTACAACTCCTGCTTCACCAACAGCAGACAGGTCGGGCAGTTGATACACTGCAGATGCTTTAATCAATCGGTCAAGTTGGGAGTGCTCCAGTTGGAAACATACATCTTCAGTAGGAAGAGAAAGTTCTTTATCAGGAGGAACAACAATGACTTCTGGGTCTGCAAAGAAATACTTAACTCGACGTTTGCCTTCACGAATAATCAAGTGTGCATCGTTAGAAAAATCCAAGTCAGGGTCTTGGTGAAGACTGAGACCATTCAGAAACTGATTAAGGTCATAGATAGCAAAGTCTTTAGGAAATTGTTCTTTTACCTCTGCTTCTGCAAGGATGTTCTTCATCACACTGATAGTGCGAAGTTGGTTACCACCTTTAACAAGAATTGATTGGTTAATCGAAGCAAAGTTTTTGAGAATAGTAATAGTTTCAGGTGATAGTTTCATGCTCATTGGTTGTAGGTTTCACGTTGTGCATTCTTGTCGTTGAAATGCATCAGTAGCACAGCATAGTGCAAAATCTTCATAATGTCACGTCGTGCAGTGCCCTTCTTATCATAACGGGATGCATACTTGAGGATGTTGCTGCGGCAGAAAGACTCACCATCACCACATGCTTCAATCAAATCAAGTGTTTGAACGGCATCATCACCAGCAGAATAGTGCTGATTGTACGTTGAGGAAATATAGTCAGTCAGTTCTTTAAGAATACGTTCTTCACTATACTTAAATCGATTAGGATTATTACTAGTAGTCATGTTCGTGTCAAAAGAAATAGTGTCAGGTGCAGCATAGGGATTGCCTGTGATGCTGATTCCATCTTCAGCCCAGTAAGGGAAGTCAACAGGTCCTGCTGCATACACAGGATAATCTTCCGCAGCAGCCCAAGAACTGATGGTATCTGAACCTTCTCCCCCAAAGATTACGGTATCTCCACCAAAGGAGGTTCCAATTGTCATAATAAAAAGAAATAGGTAGCCAATATCAGTATATCGACTACCCACGTTTTAGTCAAGTCATTTTGCTGAAACCCTTGACCTTCTCTACCTTTATCACGTTTTCAAACAGGTCAATAAGTTCATCTGTTTTGTGTGAAATGACAACAATATTTGCATCATCAATCGTATATCTAATAATCTTACTGAAGTAATCAATTCCCGCACCATCGAGGGAACTATCAAATACCTCATCAAGAATGAGTAGATTTGTTCTTACTGAGTTCTTCATCCTTGCAATCTCTCTCCATGTAAACAGAAGAGCAAGGTTGATTCTCATTTTTTCACCCTCACTAAAAGAGGCATATGAAAAATCTTCATGAACAGCAGACTTTATATCTTCATTGAACTCTTCATCAAGAGTGAAGTTAATGTAAAAGTCCATCATCTGCAGATACTTATTAATCTGCTGATTCATCAATGGTAAGTATTTCTGAATGATTTTAGCCTTCACCCCTCCATCTTTCAGGAGGTTCTGAGTGAAGGCATAATAGGAATGGAGTTCTCTATATTTGGACCTATCATGGTCGAGTTTATTCAGTTGTTTTTTTAACTTTGCTAGGACACTTTGCTCAACACTTTTGTCTTCATTTTTTCTGGTAAGTCTTTGAACTTCAAGTTCCAGTTCTCCCTTTCGTTTCTGGTTTTGGCTAACTTCAAGATTGTGGTTAGAAACGTCATTGTTGAGTTTAGTAATCTCCTTACTTAATTGGACAAACTCAGACTGCCTTTCCTCTTCCTTTAGAAGAGTTTTGTGCATGTCCATGAGACCGTCTCTCAGTTCAGAAATAGTATCGTGATGGTCCCTAACTTTATTTAACCTCAACCCATCTTCAATACTTTGAGTGCATGTAGGGCATACCGTATTATTTTCAAAAAAGTCTAGTAATTGTGTTTCGGAATATACCTTCTCTTCAATTTTTATTTTAAGATTTTCTAACTTACGAATCTTAGCACTAGCATTAGAGAACTCATCAAGCTTTGGTTGAAGTTCATTCATCAAGGTTTTATTAATCTGTCCAACTAATACTCTTGTTTCGTGAATCGATTCATCTATTTTTTCAATTTGTTTAGTCTTCTCCTCAACTTCTAATGCAGTATTAGTCTCAAGAGTCTTAATAAAACTCTCCTGCATTTCTATCTTTTCAAACGTTGATTCCCTCTTCATCTCAATATCCTTCTGCTTGTCTCTGAGGAGTTTAATTTTCTCCTTTAAGAGAGTGTTCATAGAAGAGAAAACTTTGATGTCTAGGAGGTCCTCTACAATCTCTCTACGGTGTGATGTAGACAGTTGCATAAATGGCACAAAAGATGCACTACCCAAGATAACAATCTGAGTAAACGACTTATAATTCAACTTAAGAACATTTTTCTCCAACCAATTCTGCTGGTCTGCAGCAGATGCAAGTTGGTCCATCACTACATCATTCTTATAAATTTCAAATATTGCTGGTTTTATACCTCTTCGTATTTTCCATTGATATCCTGCTGTCTCAAATTCAATCTCTACAACAGAATCTTTTTCATTAGTTGAGTTTACTAATTGTCCCTTAGTAATCTTACGGAATGCTTTATTAAATAAAACAAAACAGAGAGCATCTAGGAGGGTAGATTTTCCACTCCCGTTTGCTCCCATTATAAGTGTTGTTTTATTGTCTAGAAAATTTAGTTCCGTGAAATTATTGCCTGTTGAAAGGAAGTTACGAAACCGAATCTTCTGGAATATAATCATCTCTTGGTGGTATCACAAAGTCATTAGTTGTTATTATAGCATACTTGTAGTCATACATGTCACATGTTTTCACAGCAACCTCTGGGTCAACCTCGACGATACCCATCTCTGGATAATCCTCTGCTTCTAGTAACCCATTATAACGAATGGCATCATCTTCATCCTCAAAAAAGTAAACAACCTGCTCTCCATCATCATTCTGGACAGCATATGCTCCTTCATCGGAATCATCTTTGAGTGCTAGTATAAACATATTTCTACAAGCAATCTTGTCTTTATTTATTCTTGTCTTAAGTAGTTCATAGACAAAACATATCTTGATTGTTCATCAGTACAAGTAGTACTGTGATGTGGTACAGAACCATCAAATAGCAATAGTCTATTTCTTTTAGATTCTACTTTAGTTCCATCAACGAACCCAGTATATCCATTATTTGTATTCAAATACAGTAATGCGGCAGTATGGGAATAAGGAAAGTCTATGTGTGGTTCATGCTCAATAAATTCTCCAACATTACTGTACATCAACACTCTTGCTCGTATGACAGCATCTGGTGCAAGTTCTTTTACAAAGGGTTCAAGTTTTCCCCATAAGAATGACATTGGAGAATAATCTTGATAGATTTTATGTATGAAGTAATAATTGTTATTACTGATTTTTTCATCCCCAGAAGCAACTCTAGGACAAAAAGACCATGCCTGAAACTCATCCGAACAAATGATACTAATCAGTTCATCCATGTATTGTTCTGGAAGATAATTATCAATTACTTTCACTACTCAATCTCCATTGCTTCAAGATAAACATCTTTTATAATTTGTTTTGCGATTTTTTTATCCAAATCAAATTCAGACTCTTCTATGTATGAGTTTAGTGTTGTAAGAGTATCTTCAACATCAGACTCCTGATATTGGAAATTAGTATCATCAACATCGAGGATTTCAGATATCTTTACGTCTAGTGGTTTTCTAGACAACAGTTCATCTAAAAACTTGTCGTAGTTTTTTTGATTTTTTTTACTCTTTACGATAAGTTTAACGAACTTGTTTTCAATGTCAAGGTCACCAATCTCAGTGTAATCATCATAGTATATCTTTTCAAAGATAGTGTATGGATTGGGAATATGCTCTAACTGTAGGGTTTCTGTATCAAAAATATTAAAACCCCTCACATCATTCCAATCATTCCAGAACATTTGATATGGATTACCAAGATAGAAAATCTTGCCATCATTACTGCGAGTGTGATAGTGACCAGAAAATACTCTAGTAAACTTAGAGAATACTTCCTTATCCATACCACGGATTTGGTCTTGCCCAGGAAAAACTGGGAATCCACTCAGTTCAAGATGACCACAAACAAACTTGTTTCTACTAGTCTCCAATAACTCAAAAGTTTCCTCTTGATTATCAGCATTAATCCAAGGAAGCATGACAAAATCCAGGTCACCAACCTTGACTTCTTTGGGAGAAGAAATTTTTACGACATTAAAATATTCGTTCAGAAGAATGTCAATAGAATTTACAGAATTAGTATTCTTATAATAAGTATCATGATTCCCACAGATACTAAAAACATTAACTCCTAATTCTAAAAACTTATCATATACATTCTTCTTTGCCCAATCAAGTGCCCAGTAGTCTACTCCTTTCCGATTATCAAAAGCATCCCCCAAGTGAATACAATGTTTGATATCGTGTTCTTTTAGATAAGGAAAAAAGATATCTTCATAGAACTTCTCAAAGTAATCATGAAAATTTTTATTTGCTTTTTTGAAGTTATAGTGAGTATCAGTAATTAAGGCAATCTTCATTGATAAAGTTTAATCTGGATATTGTCCTTAATAGTATTATAATCCGAGGAGTTGTAATTGTCACCATCCACAGAGAATACTTCGTCGTAACCCGACTTCTCAATAATCTTTTCTTTAATCTCCATCTGCTTCTTCTCTTTATGGATTCTTCTCAGAAATGCATAGTAAACAATCTGAGTGAAGTAAGCAAACGGATTAGTTCTTTCTGTGTTGAAATTATTAATATAATGAACACAGTTCTCTACACCATCACTAATCATGTCTTCACGGAACATATAGTTCACAAAATTAGGACGATAAGACAGGTGAGTAGCAATCTTTAGAAAACAATCACCCAAATAGTTTGTAATTCTAGGTGGTTCTAGTCCATTCTCTTTTGCATGTTCGACTTTCTTCTTATACTCAATGAGAGCAAGATGGAAATCTTTATTATTCACATAGTGAGGATTTTTACGTTCTCTAACCATTAATTATTTTGATTTCTGTAAAGAGTATACATCTTTTAGAGTTAGTTGACAAGGGTTGATGATAATGTGTATAATGAGTCTGTAGACGTTCAAGGTTAATAATATATTTAATTAAGTATCTTTAGGATCTTTTTCACCAGACTCTTTAAATATTTTTTCTAAGGAGACTCTTGCTTCAGTTATAGATTTTAAGTAACCCATACTCTCTGATGGTTTGTTAGAGACACTGGGTTTTTTATTTTTCTTTTTAATATACTTAGCATACATGAAGAGCATCTCTTCGTCTGTTACTTCAGACATAGTAATAACTCTATCCATGTCCATAACAAACATTGAGTCATCAGTATATTTAATCCATGGGTTAATCTTTAGTCCAGAGACTCCCATCTGTCTCATATTAAATGTCTCAATAGTAACTGGATTATCTAAAAGCAAGATTGTCCTATCTTCCTCTTCACAGGGACAAACCTTTGAGAATATCTCTTCCCCTGAAATTAATTTAATAACTGCGTAAAATTCTTCTTCCATTTTTTACCCTCTGAAATTAATCTGCAATACCTCATAATTGAAATTTTCTTCGTTATAAATTTTGATTCTCTCAATTAAGTGATTGAGTGTGTAGTTTTTTCTTGACTTAAACGTAATATCGTCAGCAATATCATATAGAACTGCTTGAGACTTATTGTCTCCCTTTCTAAGTACCCTACCAATAGACTGTAGGTTTCGGACTCTAGACTTAGATGGTGATGCAAAAATTACATTATGTAGATTCTTGATGTTAATCCCCGTAGAAAAAGTTCCATACGATGCAACAATAATTGCATTATTTTCTTTCTCAGTAATCTCTCTTACTCTTTCTCTTTCCTGGGCAGGGACTCCTCCATAGACAAAGAATACTTGTCGTCCCTCTTCTACAGAGTTATTTATCAAATTGTAAATTGGTTCCCCATGAGTTTCAACTCGATTGAAGAGAACAAGACTATTACCCTTTAAATCAACAGTAAGATTTTTGATGAACTTATTTCTTTTTTCATGACCAATAATATATTGGATTTCATCTTCATACTCACCAAACTGATGTTCATCATGCTTAAGAAGAAGAACTTTGATTTGAAGTTTTGATAGATGACCTTTCTCAATAAGGTCCTTTGTCTGTGTTACTTTATAAGAAGGACCAAACAACCCCTCTAGAACCCACTTGTGAGTTTGAGATCCATCAAGTGTTCCCGTGAAACCAAATCTATATTTTGCATTATCCATCTTAGTCATGATACTGACTAAAGATTTTGATTTAAACAAGTGTGCTTCATCACCAATAACCACATCAAATGGTTCAAACCAAGACCTAGGAAGTTTATAGATTGATTGCCAAGTTGTAATTACTACACTCTTTCCAGATGTTTTATCTCTACCAGAATAAATTTTATGACAGTTAGATTCTGCATCCCAACCATAGTCCTCAAAGTCTTTGAACATTTGTTCAACAAGAGAAGTAGTAGGAACAATTAGAAGAATCTTTCTATCCGTTTCTGCAAAGTATCTCACTACAGAGTAAATCATCAATGACTTACCTGAACCAGTAGGTGATACAATTAGTTTTCGATTGTACTTAAGTGCATCATATACTGCATCAACTTGATAATCTCTAGGTTGATAACTGGTAAGTCTAGACATAAAGTCTTTCGTACCCTCATAAGAGATATGGTCATTTACCTCAAAGGGTGTTCCATAGAATTTGTTATCAATAAACTCTACAGTGAATCCAGATTTCTTTGCCCAAGAGCAAACTTTATCTAATAAACCAATATAAATTTCACCATTGTGTGGTGAGAATAATCTAATCTTTCCATCCCAATATTTACTACGATACTGCGGCATAAACTTTGCCCCAGGAACTTCAAAAGTGAAATAATCACACAGTTCCTGTTTGACAAAAGGTTCTGCTTCAATAGTCAAATAGACTTCGTTCTTTTTTCTAATCTTTAAGTTAGTCATAACCAGCAGTGAATCTCATGAATTCAATCGCATTTTTAATCTGGTAAGTTCTATTTAAGATAGTTTTGAGAATACTATCGATAAAACTCAACATCGTTTGGTAGTATTCAATTTTGGATACAAGACGCATTATGTCTTCGTCTGCATCCATGTACTTATCAATATCTGGTTTTAAGACCTTATGGTCAAAGGGGTTTTCTTTGTACACGTCAGGTTCTGCTTTTCCTGTGTAATACAACCACTTTTTCTTTTTTAAAATTTTATACTTGTTCTCCTCCATCTTCTTTAAGAGAACTATATTGTTGTAGATATTGTAGTATTTTGAATGTAAAGATGGAATTTTAATGGACTCATTATGTAAGTTGTCTGGGTCGAGTTTTGAATCCTCTGCCCAAGACGCCTGTATTTCATCAAGGTTCATACCAATCAGTATTTTGTAATAGTATAGTGAGTGTACTTAAAGGTTACTGATGCTGTGACATATTCAACGTCAGTTGCCTTAGCATCAAATTCAATTGTTGATAGAGATACAGGAAACAATCCTGTAAAAACAACAGAAGCAACTGGATTAAAATTACTGTTATAGATTATGAGTGTTCCATCACTCTGTCCTGCTTCTGCAAATTGCCTACCTTTAGTAAATCCTTCTTCTAAGTCTAAAAGGTCTTGATACTGTTCTACAGATTCTGGATAACCAAATCTCTCTAACCACTGATGAACTATTCTGTAGTTAACCAAGTCCTCATCAACTAAGAAGCTAAGTGTTAAGTCGTCGTAAGTTAACTTATCACCTGGGATGGGAATATCTTTTAGGTAAGTTGGTTGGAATGCAACTCCAAGGTTTATTGAAGGAATTTGAGCAGTATTAGAAAAGAAATCTACCTTAGGATACTTGCCCAGAGTAAACTTAAACCCTGTTGGTTGTAGGAAATTTCTATTTGCTAATTGCCTATCTAAAGGCATTATTGTTTCTGCCACCTTGAATAATATGCAAGTTCCTGACACTATTTAGACATAAAAAAAGAGGTCCCGAAGGACCTCTGAGAAAACCGTGAAAAAGAATCACATGAGGTTTGCGACCTTGACTCTTCTGTAGTAACGGTTGGAGTTGCGCTCGAGACGGCCAAGACCAGCATTGGTTCCTTCTGCGAAGGGGTTTGCAACAATGCCGTAACGAGTCTTGAAGCCAATCTTGGGCTGGAAGCTGTTCTCACCAACTGCACGGACCATCTGGAGAGGTACGTATGGGCAATAGAACAGACCTGCGTCGTAAGGTGAAGAACCCTTATAACCAACAACGTAGTATTGATCCTGGCTGTTATTAGCAGCATATGGGTCAATGTATACTCTGTAACGACCGTTGAGAACACCTGCGAAGGTGTTACCAGCATCGTCAACGTTGAGGTTTGCGTTGAGTGCAGGGGTGTAGTCAAGAAGACCTGCGTGGGTAAGTGCTGATGCAACGTCTGCGGAGCAGAGGATCATGTTACCCTTTCCTCTACGAGTTCTTTGTGCGATTTGGTTCGCATCTCTCTCGATTTGGAAGATAAGTCCCTTGAACTTCTCAACTGACCATCTGCCGTTGGAGTCAACGTCGAGGTCGAATACACCTGCATTTGCTGTGTTGAGGGTTGCACCCTGCTCAGCAATCTTGTAGATGGTTCTGATGACTTCACGGTTGATCTCAGCAAGAATCTCTGTGGAGAGAATGTTTGCGAGTTCAGCCTCAGCATTCAGACCATGGATTGCCTTGAGGTCTTGTGCGAGTTCTAGTGAGTACTCAGCTTTGAGTGCTCTTGACTTTGCGGTTACGGTGACTTTCTCGATTGAGAATGCCATCTCGTTGAACGCTGCTGAGCCAGAACCATCAAGTCCTTCTGCTTCAGCAGTTGACATACCCTGACCAACGTTATAGGTGTCGGTTGAGGTAGCGGTTGGGTTAAGCAGACCTGGGTTGGTGCCGTCCTGGGAGGTAGTACCGAAACCAACTGCAGAGTTGGTCATACCTGCGGAGAGGCCCTTACCAGCATTCTGTCCTGCGAATGCGGTATCTGCTTCGTCGAATAGTGCTTCTGCACCGTTTTGATCGACATACTTAGAACGCATCGCAAAGATGAGTCCTGTTGGTGCGTTCATTGGTTGGACGCCTGCTAGGTCATATGCGACCAAGTTAGGCATTGAACGACGGATTAGGGAGATCAGAACAGGGTCGAAACCTGCAACTGGACCACCTGGAGCTGCTGCACCAGAGAAGCCAGCATTACCTGATGCACCTGGGTCAGTATTTACGGTTGGAGTCTCGTAGAGGAACTCACGCTCTTCACGGAGTGCCTTCTCTTGGTTCTCTAGCAGGATAGCAGTAACTGCTCTTCTGTGGGAATCCTTGATTTCACCTAGACCGTTGTAGTCTAGGAGAGGTGCCCACTTTTCCTGCAGTTGTTCAGCATTGAACATTTGCATTTTAGTTGTCCTCGGAAAATTTAAGTTTGATTATTATCTAAAAATCACTTTTTAGAAACTCTCTGTAGTGCTTCTAGATACATACCCATTGAGCCAGTTACATCGACTTGCTCGTTTAAAGTGGTAGTTTCTTCAGCAATATAATCTTGAGAATCTCTCTGAGTAACTGTATTTGAAGAGAAGTATGATTCCTTCAAAGTTACTAGTTTCTCACGATAGTCCTGTTCACTACCAAACTCAACATTTTCTGCGAGAGTAGCAAGCTTTTCCTTTTGGGAAAGAGCTAGTCCTTCAGAAACCTCTGCAAAGATTACGTCGGTTACTGATTCTGCCAATCTCTTGTTTAGAGCAACGTTCTTATCGATTTGCTCGTTGAGTTTTGACTCCATTTCATCAAGTTTTTCTACCATGCTCTCAAGCACATCATATTTCTCTTCAGGGATTGATACATAATGTTCTTCAAAAAGGCCCTTCAGGCCAGATAGGAATGACTCAGTTGCCTGAGCTTGGATTCCTTTTTCAACTGCGAGTGCGTTCTCTTGGAACCACTCTTCAGCAACATACTCAAGATATGAATCAAGACGTGCAGTCAGTGATTCATTCAGTTCTTCGACTTGCTCGTTGAACTGTGCTTCATAATGTGCCGCAACTGCTTCTTCAATCTGTTGAGTGCGAGCATTGATTGCTGCCTCAAAGATTGTCTTTGCCTTGTCACGGAACTCTTCGGAGAGTTCTTCACCAGAAAGAAGTGCGTTTACATCTTCTTCAATTGCTTCTTCGATAGATGCAACTGCTTCGGACTCTACTTCTTCCTCAGAAATGGTCTCTTCGGTTGCCTCTTCAGATTCAGCAACTACTTCATCAGTAGTTACTTCCTCTTCAGAGATTGCTTCCTCTTCTGCTTCTACTTCTTCTCTTGCCATAGACTTCATAGCATCTGCAGGCTTTGCCTTTGCATTAACTACGTCTTTTACCTGGGACAAGGAAGCACCTGGAGTCTTCAGCTTTGCTGAATCGTCATCAGGCTTATAGTTATCTGGTGATGGACCACCTAGATCTTCGTAGGAAGGGCTTTGACCAGGAGTAGATACACCAGAAGCATTAGAACCTGCTGCTGGCATACCTTCTGCTGGCTTAGCACCTGCATTAACGGCAGATTTGGATTGTGCTGTGCCTACTTCCATTTCCTGTAAATCGTTACCACGGGACATTTGAACTCTCCGAAATTTTAGACTATATTATACTTAATCTATATTTATTTATTAGTTATAGATTTGAAAGGAACTCTTGGAATAAATTGAGCTTATGCTCGTCTAGTACCTTCTGGTCAACTAGAGTATTTATTCTCTTATAAGTTTTCTCTGCTAGTTGCTCACGGAGGATTCCCCCGTCCCACACCCATTCTTTTCCTTCCATAACACCCTGAACAAATGCATCAGGTGCAGAAGGATCAGCAACGATGTCAGCAGCAGTTGCTAGCATGAAGTCTTCACCAACTAAGGAATAACCTTCAGATGTTGGTTTTAGTGAACCAACACCACGGGAAGACACACCTAAAGATACACCTTCACTTAAAAGATTAGATGCAATCTTACCCATTGGGGTTTCTAGGATTTTTGCTTTTCCAACAAAATTATCACCCTTTCTCTCAAGCATGGTAATCTTGTGAGATACTCTGTCTAGATTGACAGTAGGTCCATCGGGGTGACCAAGTTCTCCAAGAGCACGACCCTTTTGAACGAAGTTTTCGTTGTAACGCTTAACTTCTTTCTCTAGGATGTTCATCTCATAGAGTCTTTTGTTTCTGTTAGGCTTATTTGCCTGAAGGAAAATACCCTCAATAAACAGGTTCTTCTTGCCGTTCTTTTCTTCGACAATAAGTTCAACCTTTTCGATTTCTTCGGTAATTAATTTCATTGGATTAATTCGTAAATGCTACTGGAGTTGCTAAAACAGTACCACCAGAAGCAGTAATTACTGCACCGATTTCTTTCTCAACAATCTCACTAGATAATGGTAAAAGGGTAAACTCAGCAGCAGTTGCATTTGCAATTGCAATTAGAGAGGAATCAGTAGCGTGCTTATTTACCAGTCTAACGAGCTTAGACGTTGTAATCTCAATCGCATTAGGCGACCTTTCAGTGTCCAGTGGTTTGATAATCATCTATCTATGTGTACTGATATATTCTATTTAGACTCACTCGGCATTATCTTCCAAATCGAACATCTGAGAAACAACTGCTTGTCTCTGAGATTCGACTCTTTCGACTGACTTTTGCATCAAAACATCTTTGATTGCATCACTAATGCGGGACGAATCATCACTGTCCAAAATGTCTACAAGACGTGGTGCCTCATATTCTTGTTCCACTTCCATAGTTTCGTCTTCCATAGTTTAAAAATAATTAACTTTTACTATTTATCAGATTTCACCAGCTCCTGGTTCACTGATAGCATCTCCCATTGCTGGTGCTTGTCCACCTGCTATTGGTGGTGCTGCAGCAGGGTCTTCAGGCATGTTCATTAGTTTAGGATCCATAATGATTCCATCATCAATTTCTTTCTTCATCTGCTTATCCATTTCCTTAATCTCACCATCAGTTTGCTTAAGGATTTTGGTTCTTACATACTCAGCAGAGAAGTACTTACCAAGATAAGGTTCGATTGCTGCACATGCTGCCAACTTATCATTGAGAAGTTCGGTTTCTTTTAGTTCAGAGAAATGATTGTCATACAGGAAGTCATACTGAATATGGTCGGAAAGTCTATCCCAATCTTCTAGAGCAACAATATTTTTTAGAACAAGTTGAGTCTTCAACATATCGTTGAAGAGGCTTGTAAATCTCTTGCGAAGTCTTCCTACAAATTTAGTAAAACGAACTTCATCTCTTAGAATTTCAGAAGAACGACCAAGACTAAAACCACTACTTCCATTAGTTCTTGTCTCTGGAACATTCAGTGAACGGAATAGTTTTTTCTGGAAATACTCAATATCAGCAAGTTCACCTAAGTTCTGACCACCAGGAAGTGTAGAGATTTCTGTTCCTCTGCCACCTTCACGACGAGGGAGCCAGAAATCCTCAAGCATTGCCATGTATTTTCTATCATCACGAATCTCACCAGTGTTTGCATCGTAAACCAACTTGTTACGATAACGATTCATGACATCACGCAGATACTGTTCTGCTTTAATCTTAGGAAGATTGCCAACATCAATGTAGAAAATTCTACGTTCTGGTGCTCTTGATAATCTGTAGATGACAAGAGAGTCCTCAATCATACGAAGTTGATTGAGAGATTTGATTGCTTTATGAAGATATGAAAGAATTGTTTGCTTATTTCTATCAACTAGACCAGAAGTAACAAATGAAATTGAATCGGGTGCAATTTTTACTGCTTTGTTATCTGAATTTGAAGCAGAATAAGTTGCACCACCACCCTTAAGAGCACCATTAGGATTGTAGAGATAATACTCTTCTATTTCTGGGTTTGTGAAAGAATTATCTTGTGCTGCAATTGCTCTAGTAATTCCAGAAAGATTATCCTCTTTGTTCTTCTTTAACTTTCTTACGTAACGAATTTTAAGAGGGTCAACATAACGGACTTCTTTCAAACCCTCTTCTGGTTTTTTGACATCAATTACCTTATGGTAATAGACTCTTCCATCAATATACCAGTTACGAAAAATCTCATGAGCCTTCTTATCGAAGTCCATGATTTCCTTAATGTATTTGAACTCTTCTCTAATGCTTTCCTTTAGTTTATCCGAACCAGGAACATTAGAAAGTTCGATTTCCACTGGTGAATCGTTCAGGTCTGAGACGATTGCTTCATCAACAATATCTTCAATGGCACTATCACACTCAGGGTGTAGTGCCATTTCTCTATATCTACGAATTAAATCTTGTTCGTTTTTATAGACACCTTCAATATCTACATATTGACCATAAAAACCACTAGATAAGTAAAAATCAGACTTATCCTCATCATTTTGAGGAATCGGAGAAAGAACCGAATCGTTCTTCTTATTATCCGATTCCTCAAACTTGTAACCAAATAATTTAGGCATCTCTACGAAATACTGGACTGTCTTGTCCTAGTATTTAGGTGGTTTCTGAAGTACCAAGAATTGAATTGCCAGATTCTGGATCAAGAGCATCCCACCACTGAACCTGTAGGTCAACTGTGAATTCCTCAACGGAATCTGCTGCATCATAAGAAAGTTCAATTGGACTTACGTTTGTTGGGAAAGTTCCATAGAACTTGTAAGTTTTGAGAACTGGGATTTTTGCATTATTTGATGGAAGTTTTCCATTAGTTCCATTTACTTCATTTCCTCTACCAAGTTGGTGAACTAGCATCTCAGTCTGATAAGCAGCAGGAGTGATAACACCTGCATTATCATCATGTCTGTTGATGAAGTTCATCCATCTTTCAAACGCATTTCTGAGTTTGAAGTTGGTGTCGTTAATGACAGTGATTGTCCATGGATCGAATGTTCTATCACCAGCAACTTTGAGGTTTCTGCCTCTGAAAGGAATGTCAATTACGTTGACATTGGATGCTGGAAGTTGAGCAGCCTTCACCATGAAGGTGAAGTCTTCATCAACTTTAACTTCGGTGCTAAGACCAGAGGGGAATGCAAGAACACACTCAAAGAGATTGGGTCTTGCACCACCACCAACTAGTCTTGATTTAAAATCACTGAGTGTTCTGGTATTGTAAAGTGGGGTGTTGTTAGTTGCGTTTGACATCGATAGGTTCCTCTTAATGTTTTAATCAATAATAAATCAAACAGTTCCAACTACTTCGGAGAAGCTAACACCAGTACGGGTAGCAACGAAGGTGAGACCAATGAAGTTAATTGATCTTGCTGGTTTCACGAAGATATCAGCTTTAAACTGATTTGAATCAACAACATCAGGTGTGTTGTTAGTTTCGTCACAAACGATAATGAATTCTGTGATACCTCTCTTACCCTTAACATCTCTCAGGAAAGGTTCAACAATATTGATAAAGTTTGTTCTTGTGGTGGTATCATTGAACTCAAAGAGTTGTGCTCTTGCTGCTCCCTCGATTGAATCTTCAAGTGCGAGGAAGAGTTTACGAACGTTAATTCTGTCGAACGCAGAAGCATAACCAAGAGCAGTTTTATCACCAAAGAGAATAATACCTTGTCCAGAAGAAGCAATCACTGGATTGATTCTCTTAGTGTAAAGTAGATCTCTCTGTGCCTTAGATGGATTATATGCAAGTTTGATAGCATTATTAATTGCACCTCTATTAGCACCTGCAGGTGAGAACCAAGCAAAATCTTCGGCAGTTGTTCTTGCCATCAATCCTGCAATATCACTATTAAGTGCTAGATAGATAAACTTGTTATTAAATCTATCGAATGTATACTTATAACCACTGTCAAATACTGCATAAGAAGATGAAGGAAGTGGTTCAAAGAACTCAATAACTTTATCAGTTTGAGTGGTGGTATTTGCCTGTGCAACAATATCACCTCTGTGTGGAGAAATAACTGCTATGCAATCCTTTCTTTCATCTGCAATAGACATCAGAGTTGTTGCCTTTGCTTGTGACTCAAATATGCTGGCTCCACCAGATGGACCCATGATTAGATAATCAATATCATATTCTGCTGGATTTCTAAAGATTTCATAAGCTGTATTCACATCCCCTAGGGTAGGTGCCATTCCATTTGTTGAAGAGTAATCAACACCATTGCTGAACTTATAAGACTGACTACCAGAAACATTAAATGATGTTCCCTGTGCCTCAGAACCCCATGAACCTAGTGGTACAGTAAATGCACCTCCAGAACCAGGAAGTATGCTTGAACCAACAAGTGCTCTTGCAACACCAGCAAAAATATTTTGCGAGTTTGTTGCTAGATAATCCTTGTAGTAAATTCCCTGTGTTGGACTAATTTTTGCGTCGTATGCCTTAGAAAGGAATGTATACTTCTCTAAAATAGAACCAGCAGTACCACTTACTTTACCAGTGTCATCAACAACTACAATATGAATTTGGTCATTCTTACCACTTCTATCTTCAGCATACTGTGAGGTTCCAGGTTTTGGTGCAATAGACTTCCAGAAGATGGTTTGGTTAGATAAACCTAACTTCTGAGTTTCATACCAGTCATTTGCCTCTGTGCTGGAAAAACTATTTGTAGTAATTCCTGCTTGAGTTACGATGTGAACATCAGTAGTAGCATCATTCTGGAATGAGTATGCATTAGTTCCCTGTCCAGGATTCTTATACTCAATTGGTTCAGGAATTCCAGTACTTGATGGAATTCTATCTACAACCTTAACGTAGATTTCTTCTTGGCCAATTCCAGTAATAATTCCTCTAATTTGTCCATTGAAGGTTTTAACTTCACCATCTTCTGCATAACTAGAAGAAAGTGCCTGGGTTACAGCATAACCAACAACAACATCAGTAGCAACAGTTGATGTTGTATCTTGTGTAAATGTGAAAGTTTCTGCTGTTAATGCACCAGTATTGGTTGAATCATCATCTACTATAATCTGAGATACACCAATTGATAGAATTTGAGTATCTGCTGGGAAGTTTGCGTTGACAACTTCGTCACCAACAGTTAGTGAAGAAGTAGTGATTCCTGTGATTAAGTTGGTGGTAATACCAACATCACCAGTTTTAGTTGCTACTGTGGTTGTTGTAGTTACAGATGTAGCAGTGGTTCCAATTCCAGAAATGGTTTGGTCTGCCATTCCATCAATGGTACAAACCTTCAGGTCATTTGCCCAAGAACCAGGAGTTCTTGCAGCATATTCCCAAGTTGTATCTGATGTATGATTTGTGTCGTAATCCTCTTCGTTTAAAATCGATAGATCTACAAGAGAATCTGAGTTTGCATTGTTAAGAGAAGTTCCATTTACTCTTACAACTCTCATTACACCACCGTAAGAGAGGTAGTTAGATGCTGACAACCAGTACTCATTTTGACCATCAGTTTCAGATGGTTTTCCAAAAGTATCGAGAAGCTCTGCTTCGGTTGTAATGAGAACAGGCTCATTGACAGGACCTTTTGAAAATGGAGCAGCAAAGGCACCGACTTGATCGTTAGCAGCAGTAATTGCTCCAACAGTTAAGTCAACCTCTCTTATCTGTACTCCTGGTGATACTAAATTTAACGCCATTTTGTCCCCTCTTAAAGAAGTTCATATTAGTCTACTAATATTTAGAAATCAGACTCTTTTTAGTGGGGAAACTGGGGAAACATTTACCAGTCTGGATAGTCACTCTCTATAAACTTCTTTATTTTATTCTTTTTTCTGGAAACTCTCCTAATTGTGCAATCCTTACACTCATATGAATACGCACCTGACGAACTTCCTTTTTCTTTTCTAGTTTTGTAGAATCCAGTCTCTAAGTCTTTCACCTTTCCACAAACTCTACATTTTCTATCTTTAGGAAATGAAAAAGAAAAATCATCACCGAGGTCCATCAATAATACTCCCACATATATGAACGGTCACCATACTCATCTGTATGCCATCTATCACCAGCAGCATCTACAAATGAACTGTCGTCAGATAAACCATCACTTACAAATCCGAATGGTGCCATGTCTTGTTCAATCTGGTCTCTTTGGTCCTCATAAATTCTTTTTCGGATATCATTATCCGTCATTTCTTTAAAGTATGGTTGAACAATCAACCAAGAGAAAATAACAAGACACATAGCAAGGTCGTCATGGCAACCATCTTCTGCTACAAATGTTTGATTCTTTTGAATAAATGTTGTTAATTCACTGATGATATCATAATCATTTATAAGCAACTTATCATCTTCAATAACTGTTTTTAAGTTGGAGCACCCAACTTGTTTTACAGTTTTGGACATTTTAATTCCTAACTGAGATTTCTTACCAGAAAATCCCTGACCAACCATTTGACCTGCTCTACCTCTCATGGCACACATCAGAAGGTTGTCATACTCCAAATCAAATTGAAGCATACTGGAAACCTGTTCACCAATATCATTGACCTCAACTAGAATGAAAGATTTATTATATGCCTTTCCTACCCTATCAATAATATTTGGGAATAGCATTGGTTTAATTTCATTATTCCTATACTTTGCAACAATCTTGTACGGGAAACTTGTAATATCAAACATGACAAACGCAGAGTAGTCTTTTCCAGTTCCTCTGGCAACGTCAACTGTCATTAAGTATTGGTGGTCTGGTTTTGGTTCTTCATATACATCTAGACCCTTATTTCTTTGTATAGGATCACTATAGACCATATTTCTAAGTTTAGAAGGCGCAATAAGAGTATCAACAGACCCCAGGAACTCACACTCAAACTCCTGAGTAAACTGTCTCTCTGATGTATTACGTATGGTTTCTTCTTTCCATTTTGCATCCCTACCAGGAACTGCACTCCAATGAACTTCTAATGGTTTGTAATCATTCTTTCCACGTTCAGCATCGTGCCAAAGTTTATAGAACATATTCATCCCGTTAGGGGTAGAAATGATAATAACCTTGGTTGTTTTACCAGATGAAATCGTTGGATATACAGAACTAAAGAACTGCTCTGCAATATGGTTTGGGATGAACGCAAATTCGTCCAAGAAAATGATGTTAAATGAATTTCCTCGGACAGCAGAACTGGAGGTGGATGCAGCAATAATCTTAGAACCATTCTCAAGTTCTAGAGAACCCTTGTTCCAAGAACCAACACCTTGCTGTAACCACTTTGGTAAATTCTCATAAGAAAGTTGCAACCTCTGAAGCAGTTCTCTTGCAGTCTCTGCTTTGTTTGCTAGGATTGCAATCCTAATATTATCGTTGAACAGTGCATAATGAAGTAGATACGAAACCACAGTCGTAGACTTTCCAGTCTGACGAGGTAGTTTCGCAATATTAAAACGTTGTTCGTGAAAGTTTTTAATTAAATCTTTCTGGAAGTCATACATGTCAAAGGGAATCAAACCCTCATCCAGAGAAACGATACGAATATACTTAAGTGCAAAATAAACTGGATCTGCTTTGCATTTTAGATACTCAGAAATTTGCTCTTCAGTAAATTCAACCTGGACATTCTCTGCTTTGAGATTTGGATTGCCCTTATAATGTTTGTCAGCCATGAAAAATTTTTAACTCATTAAACCAATTGCAGCAACTGTTTCTTGCTGTTTTAGATATAACTTAATATATGCTTTACAAATATTTTTGATTGTTTTAATATCATCACAGTCCTCGATTTCTCGTACTTGTTTCTCGTATTCAAACGTCTTGGAAAGAGAATCAAGTGTTATTTCATCAGGATTCATGGGTTGTCTTCTCCTACATGTAGTAATGGTTGGGTTGGGTCTCTAAAGTGTGGACCAAAAGAGATTACTGTTGCACCAGGATAGATTTTTTCAATCTGGGCAGACACTTCCATTTTAGTGGGTGTTGTCAGACTTGGGAAGAATATTTGGATACCTTCGTACTTCCCTCTCCACTGAAAACGGACGTGATAAGTTTTGCCTCTCTCCTGTAATTTAGTATATCTCTCCACTAGTGCTGTTGCTTTTGGGGAGAAGTCTTCCTTCTTAGTTTTATTACCCCAGTTCGCAGCACCAACTTTGCGACATTTTACAAGTGCTCCAGATGCGTATGCACTTGGCCAAACTCTATAACGAGACTTGACCTTTTTATAGCACGCATCCTTTTCACCTGCTTTCTCCAGAACAGTTTCTTCAGTAGCAACGTTCTTTGCTTTACCTCTGCGATCTGGATTACCGTCTTCACGGTTCTTGCGTCTAAATGCCTTTTCTTCCTCTTCCTTTGAGAGGTTTCTCTTCATTTTTGAAGACCCACACTTTGGTTTGGTCTTTTGTCCTGGTTGTCTTGCACAGGGTTTCCCTGCATATTTGCCACCCAACTGAACCCAACCAGGGGTGCCATCATCAGAAGAACTCTTGCTAAACCAGTCACGCAGAGAACTATCACCACTCTTCGATTCATCAATAAATTCCGCAAAAGATTTCATTGGAAGATACAATTTTTAACTATTTATTCTTTTGGTAAACCTTTCTTCAGCAGTTTTTGTAGTTCTGCTGTTGAACCAACAAACATAGTATTGTTGTTGGTAACATTCTTTGGACCTGCTTCTTCTTCTTTTAACTTTTTAAGTTTTGCTTGAAGGTCTAGTAACTTATCTGTTGTATCAGCAACGTTTTTAATAAGTTGACCAGCAACTTCATATGCTCTTGGAGAGTCAGACTGCTGAGCAATATCTAAGATTCCATCAACTGCTTCTTGTCCTTTTTCTATTAGACTATAGAGTTGCCCTCTAGTATAATCATAATCATAGTCAGTCTCTTCTTTTTCTCCCTTTTTAGGAGTTTTTCTAAGAGAAGTATCGGGAGTAGAAACAATCTCAGTAGGAGTTGCTTCTATATCCAGTGAATCGTTTATCGCATCAAAATCATTCTTCATACGTCAGTATCCTTTCTGGGACTATACAGTCGTCCATCTCCAAAGTCGAAGAGGTCTTCATTGAAACCAAACTCATCATCATAGTTAATGAGTGCATCGTCAGCAGCATTAATCATATTGATTTGATCACCAACTTGATGCTTGGCATTGATTGTCTTATCCATACCTCTTGTAACCGTCAATGTATTACCTGCAATCTTGGTAATCAGCATTGACTCTTCATTAATCATAATATATGAATCTACTACAAACTGAGATGCATTAGATACATCAAATGTTCTTTGTGTTTCACTGATGTCTGCTTCAAGAGTCGTAGTATTATCATTGTTATAATCTTTAATTGCTCTTGGTGTTACCTGATATCTCAACTGTCTGGAAGCTTCTTGTCTGTCAGTATCACCATAATAATCAACGGTAACTTTCTTGATGATTGGTCCTTCCTTATCGTCAATCTTACCAAAGATTGATGTCTTAGCAGTAAATCTAAGAGTATATACTAAACTTCTTCTAGTTGTATAGTCACCCTCATAGTCATCTTGCATACTAATTCCTTCTAGGGTGATTGGAATATCTCTCTTTTCACCAATAGAATTTACCAAGTCAACTGTTAGATTAAACTGTGGTTGGAAGTATGGTAAAATCTGCTCCAAAATTTGGAGCATGTCATCTTGATACTTAGTTATAATACTCAGTTCAATACTAAGATTGTATGGTGCAGGCATATAAACCTGAATTGGTCCAACTCCTTCTCTATTTGCTTGAAACTTCTGAACGGAAGATACTTTTCTGGAAGCATCATAAACAATATCTGTCATCTCAAATGACATCCGAGGAAGAGTAATTGCAACTCTTCTTCTCAGATCTGGTTTCTCATCTAATCTGGCAAGAAACTTCTGAACAGGACCATATGAAATAGGAACCTTTATGACACTATTATCAGCACCAGTGCCATCCTGGTGTTTGATATAAAGATTGTTGAACAATGTGCCAAAAGCAACGATTGTCCTCTTTATAATTTCGTGATAGTGATAGGAACCAAACATGTCAATATATTATGATAAAAGTATTTAGAGCTCTCCAAATGGGTTCTTTTCAGTGAAGTCAAGAATCTTGTCTGCTTCAGTCTCTATAACATCATTCTCTGCGAAATCATCATAGATGTCATCTGAGAAAATTGAATTAATCTTGTGAGATGCAGAACTCTCATTACCAACGATTTTTTCTCCTTTCTGGAAAGTACCACTGACGATAGAAACTTTTAGTGTTCTGGTATCATGGTCCCAAGATTTAACAACTCCAGTAACTCCACTAGTTTGACCAGTGACAGTCTCATTGAATTTGAAGTGCCCTGTTGTTATTCCAATTGTATTGGAACCAGGAGCTGTTGCTGGACTCATAGTAACTGTTGGTGCATTGCTATATCCAAGACCAGGATTTGTTATTGTTAAACCAGTGACACTACCACCAACACCTAAAACTGCGGTTGCTGTTGCATTTACTCCTTGAACTGTTTCAACTGTATCTACTACCAATCTAAGCTGTGTGCCAGTTCCAAGTCCTGCTGCAGTAACATATGTTGCATCATATAAATCCATTGAGAAATTCTGTACTGTTTGATAGTTAGAACCACCATAGAGCATGGTAAATCCAGTAACACTACCTTCAGATTGAACAGAATCAACACGGATTATTGCACCCGAACCAGTCAGGTGGGAAGGAGGATCCATTCTGAGTATATCACCAACGTCATAATTGGAACCATGACTTCCTGAGAATCCACCAACACCACTGCTGTTTCCACCTGGTCCTTGTGTATATACATCACCTGTTCGGATACCAGAACTATTCAATCTAAAGTGCTGAATGGAATCATCTCTATAAGGTGCTGTGGAAATACTTACAACTGGTGCTGAACCGTATCCCAAACCATTATCTGTTATAGTTAGTGATGTGACAGTTCCAGAAGTACCTATTGTTGAAGTTGCTGTTGCTTCTCTGAAATTAGCACTATTAGGTATGATTGGAAGAGCAATATCCACTGTTGGTGTAATAGTATATCCAGCTCCTGGGTTTGTTATTGTAATCGCACCAATAGTACCACCAGATCCAACTACTGCGGTTGCTGTTGCAGTTACTCCTATATCTGTTGCTAGACCAGTAACATTTATACGTGCTCCGTTACCAGGCAGAGCACTACTTGTTAACCGAGTTCCACTAAATGGGGTTCCGAGATTTCCAGTCACAAGAAGAGCATCATCTGAAAACGCACCACTTACTCCAGGATAATCTGATTGGTCGTTTCTTGCCAATTCTCCATTTTGAATATCAATCTGATTTGGAGTTGCTTCATAGAAAATAGCTTCATATACCATGTTTGGATCACCTAGTATACCCTCAGTATCATTAGTTCCCTCTGAACGGATTCTGAATGTTCTATTTGGTGCAGTTCCTTCTGTACCATAGTATATTCTTTGTACTGAGTTATCATCAGCTCGAATACGAATCTTAGGAAGTTCTGGAGTATCGGGGTACTCGTGATCATACTCGTCACTTCCTTCAATAAAGGTCAGGAAGTTATTTGTACTAACAAAAACTTTCGCATATTCACTGCCAGCATATATGATATTCCATGGGAGATCGAGTTCCCACCAATCATCATCATTATCTTGGTATTCTGTTGGTTCAGTTGATGCGGTAAGTGATGCTGCTCCAAGTAAAGAACTGGTAATTGTTGATGCACCCACATTACCACCAAATATATATCTTTCCCCTACAGCAAAATTAGTTCCTCCAGCAGAAACTGATATTCCTGTGATACTTCCACCAACACCAACTGAATCTATACTAACAATACCATTTGCTCCCACAGGAGTTGGGTTCTGTCCTGGGAAAGGTCTTAATGTATATGTACCGACAGTATAACCTAATCCAACATCCTCAAGTAATATTGTTTCTATACTGGTTGTAGTTGTATCTGGTGCCGTGGAAATACTTACCACTGGTGCAGAGTTATATCCTGCACCACCGTTTGTTATGCTAATTGCCGTGACAGACCCACCAGCACCAACTGTCGCAGTTGCTGTTGCTCCCTGACGATTAATGAAAGTTGGGGATTGTGGATCTATAGCAGCTGATGGTGGTAATCCCGCACCAGATGCAAACTCGTCATACTTGCCACCAACCTGTTCTGCAAGTATTGAGACAACATTACCTACAGAATTTAGTCTAGTAATATACTTAGGATTGAAGATTGGGTCGAAACCATTAGGACTATTTGGATTTACTGGATTATTAATGTATACATTAGGTGCAGTAGAGTATCCAACACCACCTGTTGTAAGTCCAACTAAAGGAATTCCCTTAGCAATAACTGCTGTAGCAGCAGCACCTACTCCTCCACCACCGTGGAATGTAATTTCTGGAGCAAAGGTATAACCCATGCCAGGGTGACTAATTAATACCTTAGATATGGACCCCCTATCGAGGATTGCCTCTACCGTTGGTAATATTCCAAAACCACCAGGTTTCTTAAACCTAACTTCTGGTGGAGTAAGATATCCAGAACCACCATTAATAATATCAATATAAACAACACCATACTTAGGTAAACCTGGACGAGTACCTACTAATGATGCATGTAAGTCAATTGAGCTTGCTCTAGCTTGAATAAAGGTAGTGCTGTTATGCATAACCAAAGTCTGTATGTAACCAAAGTCTTGTACAGACTCATCAACTTCTGCAATATCAGTATCAATAATTTCATCCTCATATTCAAAGAGCTCACAACGGAGTTCATAGACATAAAGATTATTGAGTTGATAGAAGGGTGCCTTCATCTCAACATACTTAATCTCAAAGAGACTATTGTCTAATGGAAGATAGATTAAATCACCTTCTTGTGGTCTTTCTGCAGTTTTTACTTGGTCCTTAAATAAACTAATCTTTGGGGTAATGAAGTCTGCATAACGTTCTTTCGAGATTACGAAAGTAATCTCATCTGTGCTTCTTACACCAAACTTACTAAGGATATCACCTTGTCCACCATAACCATCAAACGTTGAGATATATGCCTCAATACGAAAACTATCATCAAATTTAGAGACAGTAATTTCCTTGATTACTTTCTCTTCATTGATGATTTTTCTGGGCATGTATACAACATCTTGCCCATAAATGCTTAGTTGTTCGTTAATTAAATCCTGTACAAGTCTTTGCTCACTAGGAGAACCTTGTAAGAAATAAGAGTTTAAAGGTGCCATATCAACCAATCATATCCATTGGAGGTAATTCATAATCATTATGGAGTTCTTCCTCTAACTTATCAATTTCTCGAATAGCATCTTCATAGATTTCTCTACCATTAAGACTGATGCCACCAGGAAGTTGCACCCCATTAAACTTAATAAGGTTTTGCCCCCACTGTCTTTTAATTAGTGCAGTAGTATACCTCTTGACCCACCAGTCATTATAAACTGCTGTAAAATCATTTGGATTGACTATTCTAATACAATCTAAAACAATGTACTGGTCTTCATCTACTTGTTTCCAGTCAATATCAAGATATAGTCTATGTTGTTTCTTGTTGAATCTTAACTGAACATCAGGTGTTAGTAATCTACTAATATCTTCCAGGTGAGTCTTGACCATCGCATAGTTCATTAGGTCTAGAGCACCATAGTAATATAAGTCGTTTAAAAATATCTGATATTTAATATTAAAAAGACCAGATGATATTGTACTAGAGTCAACTTTGAAAACATTGTTGACTCCAATAATACTATCTGGTAATTCCAAGAAATTATTTCCTTCTTCAAAATCTGTTGTTCCAGAAACAGTTGCAATACCAACAGTAGCAGTATTTGTTTTTTGTTCAGTTGATTTTGAAAGAATTGCTGCTTTATTATCTGCAGTTAATTGATGCTTTAAGTAAGTACGAACAGCACCATCATAATGCCTTTCATTAAAATATTGTAAGGCATCATCTACCAAATCACCGATTTGGTCATCATCGACATTAATCTCAAGAACTGGTTTACCCAGTTTCCTGAGACAATATTCGATTAAACTTGCTCTAGAATTGGGTGATGCCATTTACTACCTACTTACCCGTAATTATATTTATGCCTGTGCCTCAGACCATCTAAGAACGAGGTTACCAGTAAAGTCACTACCATCCGTAGTATAAACGTTAATTGCAAGAACATCAGGTCCGTTGGGGAATGCACCTCTACCACCGATTGGGGTATTGTTTAATTCCTTAAGGTCAGACAAATCTAAAGAGGTAGCATTTCCTCCACCACCACTTCCGATGAACGAGAAGATAGTTTCACCTGGGATTGCACGATTATCAACAGTAGTGAAGGTAAATTGAGTACTACCAGCAGTACCAGCATTGACACGGTTAGTGAGTACGACCCACCTATGTGTTTGACCACCACTCTGGAAAGTATAACTTTCAATTTTTCTAATTGTAGTACCACCTTTTAGTCCAGAAGCAGATACTTGCATACCAACTCTTAAGTTTGCTGCTTCTGAGGCAAGGAATGGAACCCACGTAGTCTTATAGGGTCTATCAAGTGAGTTGGTATATTGGTAAGTAGTTGTTGCACCAGGCCATGTAACCCGAGTACCATCCGCAATCTGTGCGAATGATGGTTGTCCACCAACAGAAACGTTGTTTAGTGGGAACCATTCAACGTCATCTGGATTTGTTGGATAGTTTTGTGGGTTTAGAACACCCTCGATGACAACACCTTGAGTAGCCGTACCACCAGTTGCAGTAAACTCAAGACCTTTAAGTAGTAACTGTGCTCGGTTAATTAGTTCTCTCTCACCAAGGTCACCAAGAATTGCATTAGAAACACTAGGTGATAGACGGATTAAGAACGCAGTCTGCTTAACGGTTGAGATATCAAAACCAGTTGCCTGATAGTTGAAGATGTAACCTCTATCTGTATCAAATAGACCATCAGTCAAGTAAGCAGAACCCCAGTGACTGATAATTGGAGTTGCAGTGTTGGAAAGAAGAATTGCACCTGTTCCACTACTGTGATCGGTTGCAATACCTGCAGAATATGTTCTGGTAGAACCAGAATAATAATTACTGTATGTTCCTTCTCTTGTAATACCTGTTAGAGTATTAGTTGCTGTAGTTACACCAGTGTAATTAATAATTTCGTTATCAATATACAATGAACCTGCTGTTGGTAACAGTCTTACGTCATCAATACTTAATGTTGTTGAACCAGTTCCAACTGGTGCAGTTAGTTTTGTCTTAGCACCTTCATTAATAACCTCATAACGTACAGGTAGGTTACCAGAACGCATAAATGCTTCCGTGTTTCTGTTGTTATTCTTGAGTCTATGTACATATAGATAGTCACCATTTGGTCCACGAAGCATCCAGTCGATGAAACCAGCACCATACCAGGAATACTGGAAACCATACATCTGCATCTTATTGACTTCAATCTTATATCCAGAAGGACCAGTACCATCACCTCTATCCAAGTTCCACTGACTCTGTGGAATCAATATATCTTTGATTAGTGCTGCTTTGACACCAGATACGTTATTTACACCTCTGAAGTCTGGAGTTACTGTCAATTCTGTATTGCTAGCAATGTGGGTAACAGTATGTGTCATACCACGAATAACAATTTTATTACCAGCAATTAACTGCTCTCTAAAACGAGTATTTGTTCCAGTAACAGTATTTGAATCTGTATTAACTGCAATAGTTCCTGCAATTTGATATGTAGATGATCTTAGACCAATGGAAAGATTGATTCCATCATATTGCCAGTAAATTCCATTTTGGTCATCAAATGCACCAGCACGAACAGTTGAACCTTTCCACTGATACAATGATACTTGAGGTTGGTCAGCTAGTAGAGCATTGGTTGCTCCAAGTGTTTCATTTGCAAGAACTGTAAATGTATACTCATCAACAATTGTTTGGACTTCATAGTGACCATTATATCCAGAAGTTGAGAAACCTTTAATTATAATTTCTGCACCTGCTTGTAGACCATGCTCAACATCATCAGTAATAAATGTTACAATACTACCAACTGCAGTTCCATTTGAAGTTCCAGACCTTAAGTCATAACTTGGTGCCATCAAAGTACCAGTGGTAAACATGATACCTTTACCTGACTGATAACGAAGATACTTCTTAGATTGACGAACAGCAGTAACACCATGCGTTGGACTTCCAGTTCCTAGGAGAACACCACCATCAAATGGTCTGTGGATATAGAAGCAGTCTGGTCTTGTATAAATCTCTCCAGTAATTGCAGCACCAACTTGTCCAGCAGACCTTGCTTTAAATACAATCTTATCGAGTTCTGGAATACTTTCAATAATTCTAGGTCCACCAACCAAATCATGATTTTGACCACTAGAACCAACTGTAACAAAAACTGGACTTCCAGGTGTTAGACCATGATTAGATGCAAATGTGCATCCAATAGAAGCAATAGATGAGAAAGTTATTGCAGTATCATCAGCAAGGGTTGCTGTAGTAGGTTCACTTAATGTTAAACTTGGATAGAATGTAATGGAATCTGCAGCAATTGGTGTGCCAGAAACAGATACACTATTTACAGCACCAAATGCAGAAGTACTTAGATTATTAGTTGTAAGTGTTAGATCGTTTGCAGGAGTTTGACCACCAAGTTGATTTCCAGGAATAAACTCCTGGTACTCTGGATAATATCCATTACCAGCAGTGTCCACAGTTACACCATATACACCATTTCCTCTAGATACACTAACTTCAAGTCCAGTACCACTATTAGATGCCTTATTATTAAAATCTCCCATTAAAATGGAAGTCAAATAACCATCAGATGCAGTACCATTAGCAGATGAAGTTAGAACTGTTCCATTTGCATCAACAGTATTAACAGTTATCGTTAGGTCGTTTACAGTACTTACACCACCGAGAACAGAACCATCAACAGTAATTGTTTCGGTAGCAACATATCCAGAACCACCAGAAGTCTGAGTTACACTATAGGTAGAAGAACCACCACCACTTCTTGTGATTGTGTATGTTGCTCCACTACCATTTTGTGAAGATAAACCTTGAACATTGGTGTAAATAGCACTACTTAAAATTGCTCGTCCCTTTGAATCATCTTGGAAAGTAGTTGCATTATTAAGACCTCTAAAGTTACACAATACTGAATTATAGACATCATTAGAAATAGCTAAAGCAGATGCATCAAATGCTGATGCGAATCTTCCATAAGAATATGTCATTCTAAAGTTATCAATATATGCAGAAGCATATCCAGAAGCTCCATATCCAAGTTTACCAACAGTTACCACATATGATGCTGCTGTAGCAAATGTATCATTGTTTGTGTCTGTACCATCTTCGACACCATTAACAAATAGTCTTGTAGTTCCCGAATTTCTAGAAACAGCAATATGTGTCCATGTGGATGCTAATATTTGTGTTGTACCAGTAATTCTTGTATTACCACCTACACCATAAACTACATTGTTGTTAGCATTAATGATAATATGTGGTCTTACATCAGTGGAGGCAGTGGTACGAGCATCAACCAAAACTTCTGCAACACTAATACGATTTCTATAAATCCAAAAATCTATTGAGAAATCATTATCACCAATGTATAGTTCAGAATAATTTACATCAGTAATTGCATCAGTGATAGTAATACCATCAGAAGTTCCATTCAGAAGCAGTGATGAACCACCAGTTTTTGCTTGTGCTGTACTAATCTTTGCAGTGCTAACTGGAGTAACAACCTTAGAAGAAGAAATCGATGATATACTTCCACCAGCACCAGTTTCAACAACTCTTACGATACAATCATTATTTAATCCACCACCTAAGAAATTACCACGGAGACGAATTCTGTCATTAGTTGTGTATCCTACACCTGGATTACTGAAGTTTGCAGTGCTAACCGCACCAGAAGTTCCTTGGGATATCTCAACAGTATTTGTTCCCAATCCAACAATGGTTGTTCCAGCACCAATACTGGAACCAGATACCGTCATTCCAACAAGTAGATTTGTTATATTATTAACACCAATAATTGTAGTGCCAGAAGTACCAGTTATGGATTTTGAAATATTAGTTAAAGCAACAGCATAATGTCCATTTCTTCTAGTTACATCAAATAATGCACCACTTCCATTGGAATGTAATGATTGTACTTCCTTTTGACCTAGATCAGAAGAACCACCAAGATATGACTCTTGCAGAGGTCCACTTAAACTTAGAGTATTGTTTACGATATTAGTAACAAATAGTGCAGTTGCTACACCAGAAACATTGGTACTTAATGCAGCACCAACTGCGACAGTCGCAGTATCATCAAGAATAATAGAGTTTTGACCAGAAAATACATCTGTATTAACGGTTTTTGTTGTTGTTACTCCTGTTAAACCTGTTACCTGAGTACCATTAGCAATTCCTGTTCCTGAAAGAGGTGAACCAACTACTGCACCACCAGTTCCACCATAAGCAACTCTATTTGAACCAGCAGGAAGATTGAAGAATGAATATACTGTTCCACTAGAACCTTGAGATTCTACAGTAAAGGTTGGAGTTCCAATTTCTGCACCAGTGTAGAATCCACCTTTCTTTAGGCTGGTGTATGATGATTTAATACTTTCACCATTGGTAGTACCAACCCTACCCTTTGCATAATAGGTAAATTGATTTGCATAAGGAACATCACTAATGATGAAGGAACCGTTTGCTCTGGAACTTCCAGTTACATCATCATCTGTACCAGAAATTCTGATTGGTTGACCAACTTCCATATCATGATTAACAACAGTGGTTACTGTAATCAATGAGTCACCAATACCACTAGTTGCTGATGATGCATCAGTTGTGATTGTGTCAATTGTGGTTTCAGAACCAGGTATTTCAAAGATTGATGGATACCCTCTTTGAATATCAATAGTCTGCCACTTAGTTGGTTGTAGACCATATTCAAAGTCAGCATCAATCATTGATTGAGGTGCTGCAATACGCATCCTCTCAATAGCATCAGTACCAAACTTATATGGTCTAAAAACTGCTTCTTCTGCTTCTACAAAAATTTGTAGGTTGTCAGTAGAACTTTGTGTTGATGTATCAAATTGGAATATAATATGCGTAATACCTTCCGAAGTGGAGGTAGCATATGGGAAATGTGGATCCTCGTTATCCTGTACTCTTTGGAATGTTGTGGTGATTTTTTTGGAACCATCACCAAAGTTATAAAGGGTTGTATTATCTGTCGTATTCGTAATTAGCAAAATTGACTCTTGGTCAATCTTGTCTAGAACTTTTATTTTACCTACTCCTGCGGCGCCAGGAAGGAACACATAGTTCTTAATTTGCTTTTTTGCCATGTATTGATTCTCCTATACAAAGAATGATAAGTTTATGAGAGGGCTATTGACATTGCAGTTGTTTTAGAGTCAACATATGACCTTGACACCGCATGATGATCTGATGTTGGATACCCAACATTCACGATATGACTATTTAGTACATCAATATGACCAGAAACTGTGAGATTTGATTGAACATTGACATTTCCAGCAACTGTAGTATTTCCAGTTGCACCTTCCACAATAAATTTATTACTATTAACAGTCAATGTTTGAAGAACATTAACTTGATTTGCCAAACTAACAGTAGCAGTACTACCATTAGTTACTGCTGCAATACCACCATTAAAGTTTAAAGTAGTGGCAGTACCTTGAGGCACTGTGTCATCTTGAATTACAACACCAGTACCCTGTGCGGTAACTCCAGTCAGTGCAGAACCATCAACAGCAGGTAATGAACCTTGTGTGAAAATTGCATTGCTTATATCTGTTGGGTCAAATGTTCCAGTAATTGTCCCACCAACTGATAAGTTTTGACCAACAAATAGTTCATTACCGATGGTCATTCCTAGACCAACTTTTGCCTGACCAGAAATAAGAGCACCACCAATTACATCCAGTTTTGCTCTTGGGACAGTTCCAATACCTGCAGGACCAGCAACATATAATCTTCCATCTACATCAAAGTCATCTTGTCCTCCTGAAAGAGTAGATCTAAGTCTTCCATGAACTAAAAACTGTAGCCTAGAATCATTAGATGATGATACAACAATTTTTTGTGATTCATCTAATTTTAAGTCAGACCTTACATAAGTATCATTTGGTCCAATTTCTACATCATATTCAATATAATCCTCAGAACTAAAATCTGTAATTGCATCTACGGATTTTAATAAACCAATCCTTGCTTTTGCTGGGAATGATTTTAAATTAACGATGTTTAATGTTGCTGTATTGGCCTTTAATCCAGTAGGAACAGAGTATAGTAACTTATCATCAGAATTAGTAGATATTACATTACCCAATAATCCAGAATAATTTCCATTGAGTATTCCAGAACCTTCATTAAATTCTTCTCCAGTAAATACAAAATTTACTTTTGTATGGTCAGCTCGTACTACAATTCGTTGGCCGTTTCCAACACTAATAATTCCAGTCTCATAGGTTTCACCATAATTGATATACCTATCATATTCTAAATACTCAACATCATCATACGCAGATGTGGTTGATAAGCAAACACGTACTCGTACTGGATTATAATTTTTACTAGAAATTGAAATCTTTCCTTGCGCCAATGTCTGACTTGGAGCACCATATAAGGTTGTGTTCTTATCAACTTCTGGTATAATTGATTGTAGTAAGCCAAAGGCCATTTTATACCCCAATATACAGCTATTTTTAGTATTTATATGATTATATTAACTGGTTCTAAGGGATTCATTGGAAAGAAATTTCTTGCCGCCCTAAAGAAAAAAGGTAAAGAAGTAATAGAAGTAGAGAAGAACAATAGTTGGCATTGGAGAAAAAATTTCTATAGGTGGAAAGAAGTAGAATGCATTATCCACCAAGGTGCCATGTCCTCTACTACAAATACAAACTTAAAGCAAATATTTACATTCAATATTGAATTTAGTGAGTGGTTGTTTGAGCAAGCAGCAAAACATGAAATTCCAGTTAAGTATGCTTCATCTGCTTCTGTTTATGGTAATGAACAAGGAATTATCAACCCACTCAATTACTACGCATTATCCAAAGTAACAACAGATTATTGGGTTCAAGATAATATGGATAGATTTCCATTAATTCAAGGATTCCGTTACTTCAATGTCTATGGTGATGGTGAGAATGATAAAGGAAACCAAGCAAGTCCAGTAAGTAAATTTGCTAAAGAAATAGAAGAGACTGGAAAACTAAAATTATTTGAAGGTTCTCAAGACTTCCTAAGGGACTTTATTTGTGTTGATGACATTGTTAAAGTTGTCCTGGATAATAAAAAAGGTTCAGGAATCTATGACCTTGGAACTAGTGCCCCAGTAAGTTTCCAGCACGTAGCGGAATGCTGCATAAAAAAATATGGTGGAGATATAGAATACATTCCATTCCCCGACCATTTAAAAGGTAAATATCAAATTTATACTTGTGCCCAAAAAGAATGGGGCAACCGTAAGTTTAAAACTGTCAAAGAGTATCTCCTGGGATGACACGAATACTATCAGAGTCAAAGTGCTCTGTACTGAACTCAAACAGTTCGGTGTCTTCCATACCATACATCTGATGTCTCATACCAATTGGAACGTGAAACTTATCACCACGTTCCAAAATTGCTATGGAACCTAATTCTTGATTGTCTGACCAACCATACTTAATTTTAATCTTACCACTTTGAACATAAAAAACTTCATCTTTTTTATTGTGGTAGTGCCATGAACACTTTTTTCCCTTAGCAATATACAAAAGTTTTCCGCAGTATTGCTCACAGTTTACAATCCATTTTTCAAATCCCCACCCCTTAGGTACGAATTTGATGTCCTGTCCTGCTCTAGGTCTTGAAGAAGTCATCTGAATTTACAGCTTTGTCATCTATGTAATAGTCTGCTGATGGTTTTCCGAGAATAAGTTCATGATACTTACATCCCCAAATATCTAATTGCATTTTGGTTAGTCCGTAAAATTTTTCCCGTGCCTTTTCCGCATCATCATTATACCTTCCCATGCCTCGGGCAGTAAAGTATTTGATGATATGCCCATCATCATACAACTTATTTATTTTATCAATCCTATCTTGAATTGGTGTGGAACCTTCATATCTACATGCTTCACATGTACCTGGGGTACAAATGGTTGCATCAATATCAACTACATATCTCATTTATATCTTCCTCCTGTAAAACATATGTACCTGGTTGACCAACAACAACTGCTGCTGCTTTATTTGCAAAACGAATTGATTCACTCATATCACCTCTAGCAAGATAACTAAAAACTAGTGCTGCCAAAAAGGTATCTCCTGCACCGACAACATCATAAACATTTACTTTCTGTGCTGGATACAAAGTATTTCTATAATAACATCCCTCAGCACCCTTAGTGACAATTAAGTTATCAATATGACACTTTTCATCCAATTGACTATACTCTAAGTCATTTATTTTTACAAAACAATTTTCTTTGTTAGGTAAAAATCTTTTTTTACTGTCAATAAACACTGGGCATGTGGAACCAGAAACTATTTCTTCAATTTTAGAATAACTTAGATATCCTTTGTTATAATCTGAAATTACAACTGCATCAAAACCTTCGGTGCTAATTGGAAGTAATAACGGTTTTACAGTCTCTTCATTATCAACTCTAAGAATTTGCTGATTTGACTTTTCATCAATAAATCGTGTCTTAACCAATTTCTCAGAGTTAGTTAAGAACGTTATGTCCATTTCAAATGACTGTAAGTTCAAACATACGTTACCTGCCATTCCAGATTTTGTTTCCAGTCTGGAATAGTCCATAATAGGAACTGGTGCTTCTGGACTTATACGTTTACAAGTACCATAAATGTACTCGTCTTCGCAACTATCACCGATAAGAAGAACCTTGAATTGTTTTTGTTGTTGAGTAGTCTCCGATTCTGTCGAAGAATTTGACTGATTTGGCATACTGTGAACCTACTACTTCTTTTCCTTTCCAGTCTGAACCTACGACCATTGTATCAGGTCTCAATGAATCTAGCAAAGACTCTAGTTCTTGTCTAGTATCAAAAATATGTACTACATCAACACATCTTATTTCTTTTAGCATATATGCCCTATCAGATTGAGAGAATATCGGTCTGTCTGGACCTTTCATCTCTGCCACTTTTCTATCTGAGTCAATAGCAACAATTAAGTAATCACCAAAAGAACTAGCATAATTTAAAAGTTCAACGTGTCCTGGATGTAATACATCAAAACAACCATTGACAAAAGATATTTTCATTTGTTGGGGACATGAATAAGTTTTTTAGTTTCTGGTAAGTAAAGATACTCCAATTCACTAAGTCTTAGTGTTTTTAAAGCATCCTCTATTGTTTCAACCATAGTATCACCAGCAAGATTGAATGAAGTGTTTAATACCATAGGAACATCTGTCAACTTATAAAACTCATTTATTAATTCGTAATAGTTTTTATTTTGTTCCTGTTTAAGAGTTTGTATTCTACATGTATTATTGACATGTGTTACAGCAGGTATTGTCTTAGATTTGTCTGGTAGTACATCTACAGCATAAGTCATGTATGGACTTTCATCAAGACTATCCATGTCAAACCACTGTTGACTATTCTCATGAAGAACTGTAGCAGCAAAGGGTCTGAAGTATTCTCTCTTTTTAATTTTATTTACCTTATCCTTACCATCTTTATCTCTTGGGTCAAACAATATAGATCGATTACCCAATGCTCTAGGACCACTCTCAGAACGTCCCTGAGCAATAGCAATACAATTTCCTTCAGAAATTAATTGTGCTACTTCTTTTGGTGTAGTTACTACTTCAGACTCTCCATCACTTAAAGTATACTCATATTCCAACTGACTACCAAGATATAATGTATTCAGTTTTCTATTCTTTGGGTTGATCATATCATCAACCATGAAAGCATTAGCTAGTGCAATACCATCATCACCAGACATTGGTTCGACAAATATATTAAATTCGGGGGGTAGTGATTTTCTTAGTTTAAAATTTGCTACACAATTAAGGAAACAACCACCAGATAAAACAATATTCCTACACCCTGTTTTTTGAACAATACCATGAACTAACTGAATAACATACTCCTCAAAGTCCCTTTGAATTCTTCCAGCATATTCAACATGTAATTCTTTTGGTATATCAATAAGTGCTGAACAATATCCTAAAACACCACCACGAAATAACTTAAATTTATTTCCATCAGCACCATGACTTAACTCTACCAATTTTGGAATAGAATTTATTTGCTCTTCTGATGCATATGCAGATAATCCCATAGTCTTACCATCTTCATTTTCTCCATATCCAAGAGCCTCTGTGATTCCACTATATGCCATTCCAATACCAATTCTTCTGTCAATTCCACCAACTTCATATGGAAATTCAAAATTTTCAGATCTTTGACCAACATATGATTTATAAATGCAAGCAGTCATATGTGGATTTATTTGATAGGCGGACTCGCATTCTTTGAGTGCAACACCATGATACTGTACTTCTGGTTTTTCAGAACCTGCACCATCAAGAACAACACTAATAGCATTCTCAAAATTTGAATGTTTGAATGCCAAATATGAATGTGATATGTGATGAAACGGAGAATAGTCAACTATCTCACCAAAATCAATTCCACAATAGTTTGCATAAAGTGGAAAATCAACTTCTTTTATAGAATTATGAAGACAACTTACAACAACCTTATCAACATAATTTGTATACTGTTTTATTTTTGAAGCAAATAAATTAATTCTCCTATCATGCTTTATATGACTTAATCTTTCATGGGAGAGGTTAATTAAAACCTCCCCATCTTTAATAAGAGCCATACTTGCATCATGAGATTCATGTATGGATAAGATATACATTATTAAGAATCAGTAGGCACAAACAATAGTTTTCCAGTTTCTGGAAGATACAAATAGTTTACTCCAGAGCATCTCATAAATGACATAATATTTTCCATATTATCACACATTGGATATGTATGCATATTAAGAGACGTATTAAGAAGCATTGGAACACCAGTCAAATCACCAAATTCTTTAATTAAATTGTAGTAATTCTGATTATATCCTTCATTAACAGTTTGTACTCTAGTTGATCCATCGGTATAGACTGCACCCTGTGCTTGTTCTTTAGTAACATCCAGAGCATCAACTGCATACATTGCTTCTGGACTACTCTTCAATTTATCCATGTCAAACCAATCACTAGCACTTTCTTCCAGGACGGATGTAATACATGGAATATGATCTGGTTGATACTTAGACCTACTTAAGATTTGTTTAGATTCAATAGTTCTTGGGTCTGCAACAATAGAACGATTTCCAAGAGCATGGTCTGTTATTTCAGAACGTCCCTGAGCAATAGCAACAACATTTCCGTCTGCAATTAACTCAGCAACTTCTTTTGGTGTTACAGTTTTTTCATCTTCTTGCTCAAGTAGATTGTAATCAGTTGGATCTAGTTCTCTACCAAGATAAAAATTATCAACTCCTTTAGGTGCCATCTCACAAGAACCTATAAGTTCATATGCGAGTCCCATACTATTACTAACTTCATTAGAAATCGGATCAACATATAGAGTAAAATCATCATCTAAAGATTTTAGCAATAAGTAATTTGCTCTTACATTATCGTTAAGTGTTCCAGTAATGATTAATTCCCTTGACGTTGATGCTACATCTCTAGTCTGGCTGCTGAAATATTCATTAACAGCATCAATCAAATAACGTTCATAATCCTTTTGAATTCGATATACTAGATTTAAAGAAATATCTCTTTTCTTTTTACCATCACTTACTTCCTTAATATATTCATATTCATTGAATATTTGCTTTTTCCCATCTAATTTAAATTGAGAAGTCTGAGCACCACACTTGGATAGAATGCTAGGAATCATCTTATCATCAGTTCCTAACTGCCCAACAGCATACATCTCCTTAAGTGTTGAACAATTTGTAAATTCTTTAATAGATTCAAATGCATTGCAAATAGAAAATGTTTTTCTGTTGTAATATGCTTCTGGAACGCCTTCTTCTCTCTTAACTCGAACATTTGGACCTAAAACTTGTCGAAATGCAAGTTGACAAACTCCTCTTTTTGGATTCATCAAAAAGATACTTTCATGGGGTTTACCATACTCAGACTGTGCTCCTGGTTTAGTAAAGCAAAAAACATGGGGTTCTGTAAAACCAGAATTTAGTGATGCAGATAGAGATTGTAGATAATGAGATTCCTGATGAGTTACAATTTGGCTGTTTTCTTTACTAGTACTTCCACTATAAATTGAGAAGAATTTAGTTAGTACTGCCCACTCGTTTCCAGAATAATCATCGTTTGATGTTATTCCCATATGAGAAATGCATTTTCCATGAGCAATATCTTTGAGACAAATTAAAGGAATATTATCCTTCATGTTTGTAAATCTCTCTTCAATATAAACCTTGTCTACAGTATCATTTTTAGTTAAAACTGCAGAAGCAGTTCCACTAGTATTATATGTCAATTGATAGAATTTTTCGTTATCCATAATTTTTTAAAATCAAATGTTGGGAATGTATACAAGTTTTTGAATTTCTGGGAGATAAAGATACTCAATATCACTCTTGTTTAATGTGTTTACTGCATCTTCAATTGTTTCTACTAGAGGGTCACCACCAAGATTGAAAGAAGTATTGAAGAGAATAGGAACTTCACTTAATTTTTCAAAAGCATCAATGAGATTATAGTAGTGCTCATTCTGTTCTGGAGTAACAGTTTGAATTCTACATGTTCCATCCACATGGATGACGGAAGGAACTTTCTCTGCAACACCAGGGAGGGCATCTACAGCATACATCATATGTGGTGTTTCCTCACGACCAGCAAGGTCAAACCAATCACAAGCTGCTTCTTTCTTAATAGAGCAAGCAAATGGTCTAAAGAATTCTCTCCTTTTCACACGATTAACAATGTCTTTTCCATCAGGAATAGTTGGGTCAAATAGGATAGAACGATTCCCAAGTGCTCTAGGACCACCCTCAGACCTGCCTTGAAAAATGGTTACGATATTACCTTCACGAATTAATTTTGCAACATCATCATATGAAGTATCTTTAACATCAAGACCAACTAAATCACTCTCATAAGTTGCTGGATCGTATTGTGGACCATAGTATATAGAAGTAGTAGGTGCAGGTGGTTCATATGAATCAATCTCTCTAAGATGCAACATTTTTGCTGCACCAAGAGGAGTTCCCCCATCATGAGAAATTGGTTCACAATAAATGTTAAAATCGGGAAATTCTTTCCAATACTTATAGTTTGCAACACAATTTAGACCAAATCCACCAGCAATACAAAAGTTTGTTTCACCAGTCAACTCATGTGCTTTTCTGATTAAATTAAACATATACTTTTCAGATTCTCTCTGAATTTTATATGCCATATCTTTTTGGAACTGAGTATATGAACCCTTTTCATGAATATTGGAATCCTCTCTAATAGCATCAAATCTTTCTTTATTGACCACTGAACCATTAGGGAAAGTTGGTGTAAATACTGACCTATCTACCCACCCATCATGAGTAATAAAAGGTGGAATATCAGGATTCTCTCTTCCATAAGGGGAAAGACCCATGGTTTTACCTGCTTCAATAGAAGTAAAACCGCAGTAATCAGTGATTGCTTCGTATGCTTTTGTGATACCTGGATATTCAGTTACTACTGTAGTTGAATTATTTTCAGTATCCTCCAAACGTAACATTCCAACACGAGAGTGAGTTCCGATATGTTGATAAACTTGCTCAAATTGTAATGGATATGATGCTCTGAAAATTGTTTCAAATTCATATCCTGTCTCTGAAAAAGCATCACTCTTAAGGAAACTACCAGCACCATCAACACTTAAACATGCAGCAGTTTCAAATCCAGAGTTAATAAATGCACAAGCAGCATGTAACTCATGGTGAATTTCATCAACATAATGAACTTGGAAAGGTTTGTTTTTCATCATCTTTCGGATGAATCCAACATATACATCTTCCCTAGTCCAGTCCAGTTTTGGACCGTCTCTATGCGTATGACAAACAATAAGATGGTCTACTTCATCAACATAATCAAATACCTTCAATAGTCCTGCCAAAGGAGCACCATCATACTTCCTTCTGGTTAGACGTTCTTCTTCGATATAAAACTTTACTTCCCCATCAATAACTAACGTCGTGGCGGAGTTATGCCCACGATTACACGCAACAATAGTACTCATTAAAATTCACCTCAATTTTTAATTTCGTTTAATTCCAGAATTTCATCAATTGGTTTCTTTTTATTTATTTGCTTTCCTGGAAGGGAAAATCCGTTCGTTGATGATTTTACTGATGCTTTTTTTCCAGGAAGGACGGGTAATGGTGTATTATCAGTATTAGGAGAAAGTTGCGGAATCACCGTTTTTTTACTTACTCCAATCTTATCCTTAATTGCTTTTTTAATTTTTTTAAGAACAGATTCATTCATTACCATTAGGGATTCATTTACTCTGTCTGAAGTATCATCAAAGACCATTCTAATTGGACTATATAACCTTTTGTTTAACCCCAAATCGATAACATTGAAATCCTTATTATCAGGATATGTTATGTTTTCTGGAAATGTTGACCCAATAACAACTGTTGCTGGTTTCCCTACAGCATGTGCCAAGTGTTGACCAACACTGTCACATCCAAGAAAATAATCAGCAGCATTAATAATTCCTGCCCACTGAAGAAGACTTACATCTTTAGGGTATGCAACTCCCATTTGTTCCCATCCTGGAATAGGAACTTGAGACATAATAATTATACCATAATCTTTTTGTAGTTCTTTAATTATTTCAACTACATTAGAAAGTTCAAAACTTCTTCCACTACTGTCAATTATAAAATTACCTTGCACCTCTACAGTGCTTCCAAAAGGTTGAAATACAATTACTTTATCTTTCTTTAAGGTCTCTTTGACTTCCTGAATCATATTATGACCAACAATTTGGTCTTTTTTATTAATATCTAATGATAATTTTTTTGTAGGTGGAACTTCAGTTTCACCATTTATGAGAATATCAAATGCTTGAATCAAATTTGCTTTTTGATTGAAATAAGCATTCAAACGATATGGTTCTGGTGATATGATTTCTTTATCCCTAAGGTGGTCCTTAAATAGTCCCTTATGATGAATTGGAAATGCTTTTTCTCTGAGCTTTGGACTCATTGCATAAAACTCTCCCCATGACTCTGCAACAATTACAAAGTCATCATGTGTTTCCGCATAATGCTCAAGCGCAGGAATGGAGCAGAGAACTCTCCCTGCTCCACCATTGATGAAAAATGCTTTCTCCATGAACAAATACTCCAATCAAGTAATATAAATTTCTGATACTCCTATTTATACCAGAAAGTCAAAGGTGATTATCAGCAATAGGTAATGCAAACCATACCCATTCTACCCATATCACCACAGATACCAGTAGCACCACTCATTGTGTGAGATGCCCAACCACCCATTCCTGGATATCGGTGGCATCCACGGGATGCTGAGCACTCGCAACCACAGCAATAACCACTACTATAAGGGAAACACCAGAGGCAGCAGTGAAGACCGTACATTGGTGGTCTCATTTCGTAACCGTAGTGGTTTGTATCGTAGCAAATCTCAGGCCACATGCCACGGACACCCCTAACAACTGATCCACAGTGTGCTGCACCAAAGTACATAGCACCAGGGATAAAGCATCCAATCTTACCGCAAGATGCACAGGAATTATCGAAGCAATAATCTGCACCGAAACTGCAGATACAACCACCAGAATCATTACACTGAATGTTCTGCATTCTGCACCTGCAACGGTGACCATACATTGCAAACATGGTTCCAATTCTTCCTTGACCACCATCTGCACAGAAATTAGTTAATCCGTGTCCCTGAACGTAGGATGGGCAACCAGGAAGTCTTCCACAAGTTCCAGTAGTGGGGAAGCAACAATATGAACAACCAGAACAAATTGTATATTGACAACCTTCTACGACTGGTAAAGAAACTGTTGCATATGCTGCAGATGAACCAAATGGTGAACCACCACAGCAGCATCCAGATCCAGAACCACCACCAGCACCCCAAAGTTGGAATCTGGCACAAGTTACACCAGCTGGAACTGTCCAAGTACAGCTATTACCACAGTTAAATTGAGATTGTGTATTACAAACTTTAAATCCATTATTTTCAGTAGAAAGTTCGTAATTTTCAATTAAAGTTTCATAATCTGAAAATTTATGAGGACAGCAGAGCATTGAATACTCACCACTCGATAACCAGCTTGCTGCTGCCTCTCTAGATGTTACTTGGGCATCAATGTCTCTGACACACTGCCTAAGAGCTTCTAGTTGAACCTCTTTAGCTGTTACTTGGGCATCAAGTTCTGCCCTTCTATTAAATGCGCTATATGCTAATACGTCCATCAGCTAAGTGCCTCCAATGATTCATCTGCAGGAAGTTCTTTAAATGCTGCTGCTGCAAGAGCAGGAACTTTAGGGATATCAGCAAAGTAAGGAGCAAAATGCTCAGGAAGATAGTTCCACACAGGGACTGATACTGCAGCAGCAAGATAGTTATCTATTGCTGTTTGGAATGCAGTAATTGCTGTTCCAGTATCACCAGCAAAGTCAAACATGTCAGTATATTGCTTGACATATCTCTTTCTTCTCTTTGCTTCTTCAATTAGAGGACTACCCTTTAGCTTGACAATCTGTTCCATTGACCAGGTTCCTGCTGCTCTATCATATTTGGCCTCGAAGAGGTCACCAAGTTCATAATTAGTTCTCTTTTGATAAGTAGTTGGAGTACCAGATGGAAGAGTAAATCCATCATCAAGATCAGCAGAGACGAAAGTAGGTGTTACATTCCAATCTTCAACAAAATAATGACCAACTAATGCACAGATTTCTGGGTTATCTGCCCAGGTAACCTCTATTGCATTTTTATGTGTTGAGGGAACATCGATATTTACGATTTCTCCCTCATCATCAATTTCCACATAAAAGCTTTCTGGGCCATTATATGGGAAGTCTTGAGTAACACTGCCAGAAATGCCTGCTACAAAAGCAACATCTGGAACAGCATATGTTAAACTTTCCGTTATCATTGTTAGTTTCCCCTGTGTTGAACTAAATTCTTCTGTGTATGATTATTTATAAACTATATCTATTAAATCACTTCCAAGTGACACAGACCATGCCCATTCTTCCAGCATCACCACAAACGGTATTACAACCACCGTCTGTCATGCTACCCCATCCACCTGCTCCTGGAATCTGACGATATCCTCTCTGTGCGGAACGTTCGCATCCACCACAACCACTAGTCCATACTCCTGTGCAGCATGAGTTAGTTGGGTAACCATAAACTGGTGCTGACCAATAATATACACATGCACGGTGACCAGCAGAAATAGCACTAAACATACCATTAATACCAAAAACAGTTCCACTAGTTGATGTTCCATAATATGTTTTGCATGAACGGAAGAATCCATACTTATTAGACCATTGGTTATCGTTACAACCAATCTGGCAAGTATGTCCACCCGTATAGCAAGTATCGGAACCACCATTACAGATACATGCACCTAAGTACATACAGTAATCTGAATTGAGGTTACCTTCCTGCATCCTTGTCTTCATTTCACATTGGATATTTCCTTCACCACCTTCTGCACAGAAGTTAGTAAGTCCATTTCCCTGAACGTATGAAGGACATCCATCCTGATTTGATGTACTTCTTGTTGCATAGCAACAATATGCACAACCAGCACATAGAGTGTATGTGTCTCCAGGTGTAACTGACATAATGACAGAAGCATATGCACCATTGCCACCAATTGGAGAGAAACCGCAACAGCAACTACTTCCTGATGGAGCACCAGCACCCCAAAGTTGGAATCTGGCACAAGATGCACCAGCTGGAACTGTCCAGGAACAGGATGCACCACAACGGTAGTATCCAGTTTGATCACAAACCTTAAGAGAACCACAACTTGTTCCACTAGTCCATGTAGAACCATCTGCTGGCTCTTCTGGAATTAGACACCAAAGACTGAAGTTACCAGTTACACCACCAGAAGCAAGTTGTGCATTAGCAACATCTAATTTTGTTTGAGCCGCAGTAACACGAGCTTGTTCTGCTGCCATGTTGGTATCAATGTCATCCAACCTTTTAGCATACTCATTATTTGAATCGTTTAATGAGTTATAGAGTAATACGTCTGCCACGAATTATACCTCCGTAATATTTGTAACATAGTTATCACTATTATAAGTCAGTTGATAAACCTTAGTGACACCACCGACATTTTCAGTGAATCCTGTGATTAGTCCAACAGTGCTATAACCAACATTAGTATAGGAAACATCACCTAATGTAACTGCTGTAACATTGTTACTAGAGTCGGTAGTGATACCCGTTGCTCTTGTAAACTCCTCATTAAGTGGCCTACCACCACCGCCTCCACCTTTATTGATGGATAAACCTACGAATCTTCCCATTGGTCCCTCCTATCAAGCAGATTGCTCTAATCCGTAGACACTGATAGAAGTGTCTCCAGTAGAGCAATAAACGACAATGTTCTTTCCTGCTTGCAATGAAATTGCAGTTCTTTCCATAACACCCTTAGCAGGAATAGAAACATCATATTCGATGTACTCTGCTGATGTAGGTGTTCCAGTTGCAGATAAAGCAATTCTCACATCTACAGGTGCTGATGCACTACGATTAAGAACGTTAATGTTCGCAACAGAATGAGTGCTACTTGGTACTGTATAAACAGTTGTCAAAGTAGTTGCCGAAGGGGCGGATTGTCCTAAAATTCCAGAAGCCATTTTACAATACTCTTTCCTATACTAGTATTTATTTGATAATATTATTTAGTTCAGAGGCTATTACCGAAGAAGTAACCCTCACTCTGTGCGGTCTTCTTGGTAGATGCGTCAGCATTGTCGATGTATGCCTTAACTGCTGCCTGAGTAGGAACCTTCTCATTACTGTTCTGAGAAAGTGTAGTATCTGTTGAGAACTCATTAATTTGAGCACCCAACTGAGCACCAATTGAACCAAGTCTCAAGGAGGTCAGACCAGATAGGTCGAATGCGGAAGCATTCAAGGTTGCAGAACCAGTTGCCTGATTAACCTTAAAGTACTTACCAACACGGAAGTTACCGTTAGAGTCAGCAGATACGTAGAAAACACGACCTGGGAAATCTTCAACAACTTCCTGTGTTTGTACTGGATCCTGTGTAGGAATACCAGGCCAATTTGTTGTTGAAGTTCCACCAGTACCAACTTGTAAGAAGTCGTGACCTGTGAATCTTCCCTGTGAATACAGGAATCTAATCTTAACTGCTTGTCCATCATATGCCTTTGCTGCTTTTTCTTCAGCAAGAACAACGATAGATTGACCAAGACTATCTGCAGTTACTGAGTTAACATCAATAAACTCAGAATCAATCTTGATGTACATTGATGTTGTAAATCCAGTAGTTGGTTTTACACGAAGAGTTGTATCACCACTTACAGTATCCTTAAACAACTCAGAAGAAACTGCTACAGATTGACCAATAGAAACAACAGGAGCACCTGAATTATAAGAACCAGCAGAACCAGAACCTTGTGCAGCTCTAGTAACTTCAAGTGAAGTACTAGAAAGAATATTAGTGACTTGCATTAGTTCATCACCAACTTTTGCAAATCCATTTTGTACGAATCCAGAAGAACTAGAAACGAAAATTGTTGTATCACTTGGTGCAGCAGCAGTCAATAGTGTTTCTGTAGTACCAGTTTCTGGATATGAAGTGATGAATGTTGTACCACCAGTGTGACCAGCAGCAACAGAACCCAATGCTCCTCTAGTAACTGCTAAATCCCCTCTACCATCTGGTGCGTTGTAACTTACATTTGAAACAACATAAGTGAATTGGTCAGCACCAGTAACTGTTTGATTATTAATACCACCATTACCAGAACCAGTAATGAATTCAACACTACCACCTTCTTCTAAAGTAGATGGCAATCCAGACATTGGGAATGTAAATCCATTAATACCAGTGTTAGCATCAGTATTAGAAAGAAGTGTTGCTGTTGTTCCGTTAGATGCAGTAATGGTTTCACCCATTGCAAATCCAGTACCAACACCAAGAGGTCCAGCAGAAATCAATGAATAGATTAGTTTTTCAGATTGTGAGGAATTAATATGTCCTTGAGCACCTGAAGTACTACCAATAATTCTACCACCTTCAACAAATCCTGTACCAGTAACTGTAGAAGCAGCAAACTTAAGTTGAAGACCTTCAACAACTCCATTTACTGGAGCTTCATCTGCGTTGTAACCAGAACTTACAAGTCCATAAGTTCCCCAAGAAGAGTTACCTGCGAGTGAACGGATTCTTCCACCACGAGTTGCTGCATAAGAAATATGAGCATAGTAACTGAAGCAAGAAACGAATTCTGCAGCACCATTGTTAGTAACCCAGAAAGAAACACCCTCATCGTGAATGTTGGTGAATGAGTCAAAAACAATTGACTTATTAGAAGGAGTTGAACTACCTGGTGGGAATGCTCTATGGACTCTTCCATCAACTTTCGCACCCATGCCAGCAGTTGAGAATGCCGAACACTGTGAGATGTAAGGAGACTTAGTGATTGGTGTAGAAGGGTTCAATGAAACAAAGATACCCCTAACTGTTGCATTATTAATGTCCTGAGGAGGTGCAGTAAATGTAAGTGTAGTAGAACCAACGGTCTGGGAAACACTTACTTCTGCAGTGGTTGAATTGAGAACATTAACAATTTTAGTTGCTGCAGAAACACCAGAACCAGTAACTGTTGTTCCAATCAAATCCGAAATTAGATTTGATGAAGTTAGAGTAGTTCCACTAATAGAACCAGATGCCGAATATGCAGTACCTGCTACTTGATATCCAGTTAGACCTTCCATCTGGAGGTCTTTAAGCATTGTCTTATCACTAACCAAGAACATCTTGGATTGTGCATTTGTTCTATTTGCTGCTGTTGTTACAGTAACAACGTTAGTATTATATGGTACGTTATCAACGTGGGTTATTGTTGTTGATGGTGAAGGTGCTGGATAATTGATATTACGGATAATCTCAATATTTTTATCATGGGCATCGGAATCAATATATGTTCCTCTAGCACCATTTGAGAAGGTAATAACTGAACCAAAAGTAATATCAGTAATTGCGATATTTAATCCAATATCCCAGTGGTTTCCACTTCCACTAGCTGCTTTAATTTTTGTTGTTCTGATGTTATCACCAACAACAGTTACAGAAGAAGGCACTACTAGTGGTAGTGTCTCGTTGTAATCACCTGCTTTTACATAAATTGTTGCATTTCCAGTTGCAACCGATAGTGCTTTACCTAGTGATGCAAATGCATTTGAAATATTTTCACCAGTATTGGTATCACTACCCTCTTCTGCAACATAATAAACAGGATCAGTTACATTATTTGATTCCCATTGTGGATATCCAGCACTAGAAACAGTAAGAACTGAACCACCAGCACCAACTGGTAATCTTGTAGGACCAGCACCAGACTGATAAATGATGTCACCACCAGTGGTCATGACATTGGTTTCAGAACCCTGAGTTAGAGGATTCCAGTATTCACCAGTAGCATCAGTTGCTGGGTCATTACCAGTGTTAGTTGATGCAACACTAATATAAGAATTACTATTTCTACTTACTGCGTCACCCAATTGATAAGTGGTAGATGTGCTGAAAGCACCTTTCCAATCAATACCCTTAACAATAAGGTCCCAACTTCCAGTTTGAGTTGGTTCTACATTTATTGAAGTTGTGATTGCAACGTAAGCATAACCACCACGTTGAACAACATCACCTGGTTTGTAGTTTGTAGTAGTACTATAAGCACCAACTACGTCAAAACCTGTTGTAATTACATCCCAATCTGCTGAGAGATAATCTGATGGTGGTTTATTTGTATTAATGCTGGTAGCAATGTATGAATAACCACCATAGTTTACAACATCACCTTGCTGATACTCAGTTGAACTATTCCAAGAATCTTCATACTCAAATCCTCTGAGATACTCAACAAGATAAGTTGTTGAGAATGGTGCTGTTGAGGTAAATGCGGTTGTTACACGATAGGAAGTATTTCCATAGGTAACAAGGTCATTGATTTTGTAAAAAACACCACTTGACCAAGTGCCACGATCTCTTATACCTTCAGTGTGGAGTGACCACTTTGTTAGGTCAGTGGTATACCAGGTAGTTTCATCAGTGACGGAAGTATGATTGGTGGTACAGACGTAAGTATTTGCACCAAACTTTACGATGTCATCGATGACGTAAGCGGTTCCTGCTACCCAGTCACCTCTCCAGTTGAATTTTAGTCTTCCAAGTCTAAAGTCTGCCATTTTTTGCTAAATTCCTTACTTAGGTCCTTCGGTGTTGTAATCATAACTTCCAAATCTTGCAACAAGATATCCATCGTCATCAATAAAATAAGTGATGCGTCTAAAGTCAAACCTATACTGTTGGTATTTATCCTGTGGGTGATTTGTATACGTTTTCTCTTCAGTCGTCTCTTCTACGTAATCTGCTCCGTCAAGGAAGTCAGGATAAGGGGTTCCATCTAATCTATGGAAATCACCAACTTCTGAATCGGTGGTTTTTATTTTTGTGTAACGAAGCATTCCATCTGAGTCTCTGCGTAGAGCATGGATGTAAAAATCATTTTGCTGTGAAAATAATTTTCCTCCACCGCCTCCACCACCAGATCCAGAGAGCATACTCCCGCTTAGAAACATTGTCATGCGATTAATCTCCAGTAACTGCCTTCCCAAATAAGTTCTATTGCCGCACCAGCAACGTCACACACCAAAGGGGATTCAATTAGTCCTGTATAATCCTTAAATGTTTCATTATTTTGAGTTAGCACCGTGAGATTATTTATATCCCAATATGCCTCGGCATCAACTATAATAATAGTGTCACCAATTGCCTTAAAGGTAGGCAAGGTAACGGAGTATGCTCCGTTTACGGTGTCGGCAAAGTACTTAACATTGGTGACGAGAGTGGTTGCTCCATTTAAAAAATCGTACCTAGATTTTTGTACGTCAAAACCACCCAAAGTTGTTCCATCATGCATTCTGATGGACTTTTTAGTAGTATCGTAAGTGATTTCTGCCAGAGCACCAGTAAAAGCCTGATGTTCGGGCTCAGAACCCTTACGGATCTGAACACGTTTAGTATTTGCCATTAATATGGGAATTCTATAAAACTATTTAGCAGCCTTAAACGATGTATATCTGAGTTGGTTTCGGTGATTCAAATTCAATTCGTCTATCTGCAGATGCTCCGATGAACTGAACCCCAGTCGTACCAACGTATCCAGAAGGAACAAAAGATTCTTTGAGTGCTCCAGCAAGTTTGAAAAGTCCTTGTGTAGCATTGTATGGTACACGTCTGGAAATAGTTGCGGACTTGAATGCGACAAGTGTACCAGAACCTTGGTATGTTCTTGTTCTGGATTCCGCACCACTTCCATTGAACTCGAAGAGTGTTGCAACTGGTGGTGCAACTGCTGTAGTTTCTGTTGCCCCACTGAATCCAAAGAGTGTACCAGAACCAATAAATGGTGCTCTTTCAAATATAACAGTAACAGTACCAGTAAATTTGAAGAGAGAACCTGGTACGTTTTCTGTAACAGCAGTTGCTTCTGCTCCACCAGTAAATCCAAATACTCTTCCTGTTCCAGAGTAAATTCTACTTCTGGATTCTTCTCCAGAACCCTGAACTTTGAAGAGTCCCGTAGAATCTGGTGCAACTGCTCTGGATTCTGCTGCTCCTGTAAATCCGAAGAGTGAACCCTTTCCTGCGTGAGACCTGAGTTCTTTTGCAACTGCGGCACCATTGAAGGAGAATACTTGAGTCTCTTCTGGTGGATTGACAGTTGTTCTTTCTGGAGCACTGATATAAACTTGCTTGCCAGAAACATCGAGACCATCGGTCTTGGTGTTGAGGTCGAATGTACCAGAACCAGTAAATACCTTGGTTTTTGCTTCCGCACCAGTACCCTGAACCTTGAAGAGACCAGAAAGTTCTGGTGAAACAGTTCTGACTTCTGTCGCAGAATCGAATCCGAAGAGTGAACCAGTACCTTGATGTGCATTGGTTTCTCTTTCTCCAGAGTTTCCACTGAACTCGAAGAGTGTTGGAATCTGTGGAGGAAGATCGATTGTGCGAGATTCTGTTGCACCACTGAATCCGAAGAGTGTACCAGAACCTTCGTAGAGTCTGACTCTTGCTTCTGCTCCATCTCCATCGACATGGATTCTGGAACCATCTGAAATATGACTGAGTTTGAATCTGACAAATACGTCGGAAGACTTGATTTGTAGAGAAGCAGTACCAATTTCTGGTCCACGTTGGAATGCTTCTGATGAAGTACCAGCAAATCTGAGTAGTCCCTTTTGTGGTGGTAGGTCTATTGCACGAGATTCTGCTCCACCAATAAATCCGAAGATTGTTCCCGATCCAATATGAGATAGGGAAGCAGACATGGTGACATCACCATGTAGAGAAGTCTTACCACGACCAGTATGTCTAGGTGTAACTTCGGTGAATGCTTCTCCACCAATTCTGGTGAATCCACCACCAACTTCTTGGAAGACAAAGAAGATTTTGACGTTTCCGTCGATGCTGAATAGTACAGAAGCAGGATTGTTGACTGCTCTTCTTTCTTGAGCACCGACAAATCTGTTTTTGCCTTCAACGTCGAGTTTGGTGACTTTCTGAAGAACATCGAGTCCACCACGACCAATAATACCAAGAGAGAATCCAATGATTGCATCTCCACCAATCTTGAATAGTGGTGGTGCAAAGTCGTCGCTTGCAGCAAATGCTTCTGTCTTTCCAACAAATGTGAATAGAGAACCAGAACCAATTTCTGGTGCAGGAGTGATAGATTCTGGTGCGTTGCCACTGAATGTGAACAGACCACCTGCTTTCTTGACAACTGCTCTTGCTTCTGCCGCACCACCAAACTTGGAGAATGTACCAGAACCAGGATAGTGGAATAGGATTTTGTTGACAGAAGCACCTTCGATATTGAAGAGTACTTTTGGTTGTTCCGCAGAAGTTGTAGATTCTGTCTTGGAAACGAATCCAAACAGAGCACCACGACCAACATAATTTTCGGTATTCTTCTCGATACCGTTGCCTGCAAATCTGAATAGAGTTGCAAATTCTGGAAGATCGACAGTGAGACTTTCTGCTCCACCAGTGAATGCGAAGAGAGAACCAGAACCAAGGTATGCTTCGGTATGCTTCTCGATAGCATTGCCATTGATATCGAATTGACCACTTCCAATATGTCCAAGATGGAAGGTAGTAAATGCATCTCCAGCAATGCGGAGTTTTGCATGTCCAACTTCCACAAATGTTGCCTTGAGGTCGGATGGTCTCTCCTTGACACCACTGACATCCAGTCCACCAGAGAACTTGAATAGAACACCAGTGGTTGGTGGGGAGAACTGGACCTTAACAAACTTATCAATTCCAGAGTCACCAATATTGATTTCACCAGAACCAACATGGGATAGGGAAGCAACAACACCAGCAGAACCATGAACTTTGAATAGTCCAAAGGTATCGTCGGTTTGAGCAACAACTTCTGCAGCACCAATGAATGCAGAGAATGTACCAGAACCAGCATAACCTCGTGCTCTGGATTCTGTAAGTCTTTCTCCACCAATATGGATGTGGACACATGGGAACTTATTACCACCTTCTGGTTCAGTAATAAGTCCATAATTTTCATGGTTATAACCATGAGTATTGATAGACTGTTCAGGGTCAATAGAGATATGACCAAAGGACTCAGTTCTTTGATCAATACCAAAGTCAGAAACTACCTCATTTGCATAGGTGCTAATCTGCTCATTAGCATAATCGGAAATTGTCTGGTCAGATATAGATTCAGTGATGAATCCATAATTATCTGCCCCAATATTAACAATTGAGGAATGACAGTTATAATCAAATGTGACTGCCTCGGCATGACCAACAATTCCGAAGAGTGAACCAGAACCACGATGACTGAATACAACTTGTATGTCTGTTGCTGCTCCAGAAATCTTGAAGAGACCGTCTGCTTTGCTGGTGACTTCTGTTGCTTCTGTAGAACTGTCGAATCCAAATAGAGTACCAGAACCAACATAATTTTCGGTGTTCTTCTCGACTGCTCCACCAAGGAATTTGAAGAGTCCAGATGCTGCACTGTTGATAACAGTAGATTCTGTCTTTGTAACAAATCCAAAGAGAGAACCATTTCCAACATAATTTTCGGTATTCTTCTCTGTAGCAGTACCGACAAACTTGAAGAGACCCGATGCTGCACTGTTGATAACAGTAGATTCTGCAGCACCAGTAAATGCAGAGAATGTGCCAGTGCCATCGTAATTGCCCTTTCCAAATCTCTCTCTTGCAGTACCATTGAAGTCGAGAAGTGGTGCCTCTGTTGGTGGAACAGAACAAGTAACTTCCGCACCACTGACGAAGGAGAATGCAGTACCAGATCCATAGTAGACTGCTCTGATTCTGATTCTGGCATTTCCACCAAGTCTGGTAACTCCACCACCAATATGTACTGGAAGTACATAAACATCAGCAGCACCTTTAACCTGGAATACAGGACCTTGAACAGGTAGTCTGACCTGGAACTTGGAAGTTGCAGAGGTAACACTGCCATCGTCGAAGGTAAATCCACCAAATGGGAATCTATTAGTGGTATTAATGAATCCATAATCAACATGGTTATAACCATGAGTATGAATAGATTGCTCTGGGTCAATAGAGATGTGACCAAAGTCTTCAGAATTTGGATGCTGACCAAAGTTAAAGACTACCTCATTTGCATAGGTGCTAATCTGCTCATTAGCATAATCACTAATCTTCTGGTCAGCAGTCGCATCAGTAATAAATCCATAATTTTCATGCTCTACATTGACAATCGAATCTTCGTTGTAATCGTATGCAACCTTCTCTGCATAAGAAGTACTTGAAAGACCAAAGAGTGAACCAGTACCAAACTGATGGTATCTGACATGCTCGTTTGTAATTGCACCAGTAAATCTGAACAGTGCCTGTGCAGTGCTCTGAACAACTGTGGATTCTGTTTTGCTGACAACTGCGAATAGTGAACCTTGACCAACGTAGTTCTCTGTATTCTTCTCGACACCAGAACCAGTAAACTTGAACAGTCCAGAGGAAGTGCTCTGAACAACTTTCGATTCGGAACTGGATACAAATCCAAAGAGAGAACCTTTTCCTGAATATGCTTCGGTATTCTTCTCGACACCAGCACCAGTAAACTTGAATAGTGCAGAAGATTTTTCTACAATTGCTGTAGACTCAGACTTGCTGACAATTGAGAATAGTGTACCAGAACCAATATATACGAAACGAACAACTGCGTGTGCATCACCCTTAACATTGAAGAGAACAGTTCTTCTTTCTGCAACACCTGTAGATTCTGCAGATCCACCAAACTTGGAGAATGTACCAGAACCATAGTAGACTGCTCTAATTCTTGTGGTTGCAGTACCACCAAGTCTGGTAAATCCTTCACCAAAGTGAATTGGTAGAGTAAAGACACCTGCTTCACCAGCAAGTCTAAATGTTGGACCAGGTGTAACAGGTCTAACTCTAATACCAATTCTGGCAGACTCAAATCTTGGGTCACCCTCATCTTCAAACTGGAACTTACCGAATGGGAATCTATTTTCATCATCGGCAATAGAACCATAATCAATATGATTATATCCAACAGTGTTAATAGACTGCTCTGGATCAAGAGAAATACTGCCGTAATTCTCTGAATTTGGATGCTCACCAAAGTTGGCAACTACTTCATTTGCTAATGTACTAATTTGTACGTTAGCATAATCACTAATCTTCTGGTCAGCAGTTACATCAGTAACTAAACCATAATCAATGGTCTCTACATTGACTACAGAAGATTCGTTATAATCATATGCAACTCTATCTGCTTGTGCAGATCCACTGACGATAGGTAATATACCTTCAACCGTCTGATGATACTGAACATTAACATTAGCCTCACCCCTGATTGGGAATAGTCCCTGTGCAGGTCTCGTTGCTGGTGAGAATTTAACTTCAGCAGAAGAATCTGGGAATCCTGGTTGTTGACGATTAGTTGGTGCGAATTTGAGCTTACCAACACCAACGTAATTTTCTAAATGCTTATCTGTGGCAGAGCCACTAATTCTGAATAGACCTCTACTTTCCTCTGCATTGCTTCTTACCTCTGCAGAACCAATGAAGGCTGAGAAGGAGCCAGATCCAAGTTGTCTGGCTGTCCTTCTGTCCACAACACGACCAACAGGTCGGAGATAACCAGAACCGACGTGAATCGGCAAGACGAAAATTCTTGTATCTCCATGAAGGAGGAATCCAAATCCACCGACACTTGTTCTTGCAAGTCTTTCGTTTGCAAACTCTGTAACAATCTTAAGTCTACCGTATGGATTCGCAGGACCACTATTAGGTGTTAAGAATCCATAATCTTCAGTAGTAAGTATCTCACCACCAATAGTAACCGCAGTTACACCCCATTGGTCATAATTAGAACCACTATTACTTGCTTGTCTAATTCTAAACTGTGCATTAGATACTCTTGCTGCTGTAGGTAGTGTTACAGTAACATCATTTAAAGTATCAAATGTAGTATCATTATATGCAACTAAAGTCTGAGTTCCAGTCCAAGTGCTTCCACCATTAGTTGAATATTCAAATAAAAGGTCTTCACCACTATCAGTAAGTTCACCACCATTTGAATCATTACCACGAATAACTGAGAATGTTATCTCTTCACGATTACTCGTATCAAATGCAAAACTAAATGACCTTGTACCTGTTCCAGTAAATTTAATATGTCTTCCTACATTAAATCCACCATACTCTCCAACACCAGTGCCAGTATTGGCAATAGTTACGATGTTAAGACTACCACTATATGTGGAGACAATATCATCTGGAGCAATAGTAGTCTGAGCAACTACTGCTAAATCTCCTTCGTCTTCCGATGTTGTATGTGTTTCACTAATAAATCCATAATCAATACTACTAAACGGAACTATGCTGTTTTGGTTGTATTGAAAGAGAGCCATACTTAACGCATCCTCTCTCTAATGCGTACAAAGGTTTCTAAACAGAGCATACTCGCAACACTCTGTCCAATCTCAGCAACTTTTATTTCCTTATAAGTCACTAGAAACCTTCCATATTTGACTATTTAGGTTAGTTAGAATCTGGTCTTTAAGGATATAAGTCACCTTTGACCGTCCACAGACTCATTATAAACGTATTCAAATAGTCTTGTCAAGTAGGAATAATTAGACTACCCTTCATGGTGCTATGGTATACACATTCATATTCAAGAGTAGATGGAGCATCAAAGGGCACTGTAAAGACCTGTGTGCCACTTTGGTTGCCACTTAGATAGGTACTGCCATATCCAGTGCTTGTTCCTGTATACTGGATGCGGAATGGGTGACTACCACCAGCTGTGTTTACGAAGACATATGTAAATCCTCTATGTAAGTATAATGTTGGGTCATCAACAGTATTTACAACACCTGGACCAGATATACGATATTGACCAGAATTTGCAGCAATGCTATAAACTATTCCATAACTCAAATCTTGACCATCACCTACCGTAGTTGCTGTTCTATATGAATTGGCTGTTAGTTGACCATTGATATCAAAATCTGCGTCTGCAACAATTCCACTACTATTAGTGACATCAAATTTCTTGACAGTTCCTGCACTATTAAATACACGGAAATCATTGGCATTTATATTCAGTGTTCCACCATTTGAATTGATATTTCCAGTTAGACCTATATTTCCTCCAATGGTAAGGTCATTACCAATACTACAGTTAGTTGAAATTGCTACCTGATTTGCATTAAGTCTTGTTGTTTGTCCTAATCCAGGTCCAATTACTGGCAAATCAGCAAGTGTTGGTACACTTAAATTAGGTATAGTTGCTAAACCACCTACTGTCATATCAGTAGAAACAGCAACAATTGGAGCTTCAATGTTTAGTGTATTTCCAACTGCTACACGAATCGTTGCAGCACCAAATCCAGTTGAATCAAAAGATGCTGCAGTAATAATTCCTGTTGTATTAACACTTGCATCCGATCCAACACCAGATGTTGAATTAATAGTTACTGTTCCACCTGTTTGTGAAACTGTAACGTCACTACCAGCAACAACAGAAGTAACAATTCCTGTTAATTGTGAACCATCACCTATGTATCCATTACCAGCATCAATATACCCAAAAGCCTCTAGGTTATTGGTTTTAAGTATATTAGTGCCAGGATTGAATTGTAATACACTATTGTCAACCTGAAGAGCTGAATAACTATTACCACCAGTAGCATCTCCCATGAATGGGATATTATAATCGGAATTATTATCAGCAGACTCGGTAAAATAATACTCTGCATTAATTTCTGTTGCAGTGATTCGACCCGTTGATGTTATAGTTGCTACTCCAAGAGGTCCAGCAATAGTCACAGCACCACCAACAACCAGTCCAGTGCTGATACCTACAACTACTGCATCAATATCTAAATTTTGAGGTACTGATAATTTCGGAGTTCCAGCACCTTCAATAAGTGTTAGTTCTCTTATACCGAATCCTTTATTAGCCATCAGAGATACTTTTTAACTATTTATTTACTCAAAACGAATACTGATGCTTCCGCTGAAACTCAAACCTTCACCTGTTGCAAATACAAATGGATTTGGTTCTGGTGCATCTGTAATTTGGAAATCTTGAGATGTCGCAACAACTGGTCCAGTAGTAGAACCTGTGCGAATTCGGAATCTAAAAGATTCTGTTTGGTTATTGCTAAGAATTCCAGATTTGATGGGAATATTTACTGTTCCAGTTCCAGATGAAATGGTGAAACTTCCAGTCAATGATAGACTTTGGAAATCATTTCCTTCAATATTTGACCCAAAATCATCCTTTTCACATGAGTAATAATAAGTTCCATCTGAAGCATCAGTGGTAATACTGACACTAAGGGTAGTTCCTTCAATAACTGAGGGGAGATTTGGTGTTGGTGTATTCAGGAAGTCTTGCTCAAAAGTAACCCCAGGTTCGTTTCCTGTTGGTTTATCCCATGCCACAATTAGTGTATTGGAAGGTTCCCAAGCAGAATTCTGTACTGACCAGTTGGAATGAGTTGGTGTGTCTGGACGTGCTATGTAATTAAAATCACTGGTTGACTGTGGAGTAATTGAATTAATCCAAGTTTTACAATCAGCATAAGTCCAACTTCTATTATACTGAACTTTAGTTGCTAAAAGACCAACAAAGATTGGACATGCAGAACTTGTACCATTAAACAAACAATCTCTAGATTCTACAGATTGAGTGCCATCGATGGTGTAATACTTATCATAACGATTTGTTATTGTTCCTGGATAATTGTCATCACTAGCAGCAAGAGAATAGTCAGACGTAGCATATACATCTACTCCTGGACCTCGATTGGTATAATATACTAATCTTTCTTTGTTATTACTATGTAAATCATCTAGAGCACCAACATTAATTGTTCTGTAAGTCCATGGTGTTGTGGAAGTTTGAACTCCAATTTGTCCTGGGAATCCAATTCTATTATGAGTTCTATAATACTCTAACCCATACATTCCATTACCATAATAAGAAGTTGATTTGGAATTTTCTAATGAAACATTGGATGATGATCCATCATAGTTGTTGAAATCTACATCGTCACTAGGAACATTCAATTGATGTCTGTTACCTGCAGCACATACAAAAATTACTCCAGCATCAATCATCTCTTCTCCAGCAGTAAGAACGGAGTTTGGAGCATAAGGTGCTGCTCTAGTATTAGAATTATAATTATTCATAAATGCTGGTTTACTGGAATATGAAACTCCATTAGTAGTACCATCAATTGTTGCAGGTCTATGCCAATAATATCCACTAGATGCTGGTGTGAATCTATTACTCCAACTATTACTAGAAATTGTTGGATCTTTTGTTCCATACGTAGGATTAATTGGTTTGCAATTATGGAAAACTTTCTGTAAATCGAAACCAACCTCAAAACTATGGGAATTTGAACCATAAAGATTCAAAAACCACTTATTAGCATTAAATGCCCATCCATATTGCCTACCATATGACTGAGAAGCACATGGAGTACCATGGTATCCAGATCCAGTATGATATGAAGTATTACTACCATTACTATTTGCTCTGGTGTAACCAGATTCAATCATTATTTGACCAAAGTCAAAAACTCCACTAGCACTTCCACCCTGGCTTTGACTTACAAACTTTGAAGAACGATATGTAGTACTATTATTTTCCCACCAATTATGTGCTGCTGTCTCTGTTGGAACTATTGTCCCATCCCAACGAGTCATCAATCTCTGTGCTGGATCTGCATCAAAAAAATCAGGGTCTAGGTAATACGGAGCATCAAGGATTAAATCGAGAATATCACACGTTCCATTTCCTGGAAGTACATTTCCTCCTCTATATCTTGTTGGACCTGTTTCTAAATTATTTTGAAATTCAATATGACCAAACCACATATCTTGGTCACACACAATAATATCAACATCACTACCGTCACCAAGTTGTTGATGCCTAGTTTCAATAATTGAACTTGTACTTGAAGCACTCAACCATGGGTCTACAGCCTGTGTATGTCTGTGTAACTGCCAACTTCCTCTATTTAAAAGGTCTACACCAGGGTTAGTTGGTCTGATGCCACTAGTAGAAATTGCTTTCTGGTGCTTTACGGTATTGTCATAACGATAAAATCTTCCATCTGTAAGATTTAATTCAGTAACTTCAAGTGGATTGACTGCGAATGTTCCAGGATATTTTGCTGCGTTAACATTTACATACTCTACTTTTGGATGATCCCTCAATGCCTCTGCTTCTGGGTCTGTTAATGAATATATTCCTCTTTTAGGGCTATGCAATATCTCATTGCAGCATGGAATACTCTCTGAAGGAACATTGTCTTCGGATGTATCCTCTGAGGTCAAAAGAGCATGAATTTCTACCCAATCCTCTGCGGTATAGCAACCAACAATAAATTCCTTTTTAGTAGTAGGACTTGCATCTGGTTCCTGCTCACCATTTGCCCTAGCTGCTTCATAAGCATCAATAATTTTCTGCTTCTTCTGCTCGTGTGTTAACTCCTCGTTATTCATAACTTCGTAGTCTCCCTAGTAACTATGTATGTCATAAGACCAGTAACTCCAGCTTCTGGTGTTAATGAAAGTATGAATTCATTATTTGATATAGATGCATCAATAATCATTAAGTTTGAACCAGTATTCATAATTGCATATTGGGAGATGTACGCATTTACACCATCATTCATTGCTAATGCTTTTTGACTTTGGATTCTACCATCTTCAAAATTGAAGTATAGGGTAAATTCTGCAGTTTTAAAGTCTGTATCAGAAAGTGACCAACCACCAATGGTTGTTTTAGCAACTCCTGCACTAGAAGCAAATGAACCACACTCACTCCATACACCATAGGATTTTCCAACCTGTAAAGGAGTTCTTGGATTTGTTGTTCCTAGTCCTACGTTTGCTGCAGTTGTATGAATACCTGGGAGTGTTTGATTGTTATCAAAGTACCCAACTCCACTTCCCCCACCTCCAGATACGGTAATATTTGCAATTCCATTGGATACAGAAGAACTAACACTACTTCCAGTAAAGTTAAGTGTTACCGCAGTTCCAACATTAGAACCACTATTTTGGATGGTTACACCACCTGTAGCAGATGCTGTAATGTTGGTTAATCCAGAACCGTCTCCAATAAACTTTGTTGCAAAGTGTTCACCATATGTGGTTGAACCAGTACCAAGAGTTTCAAATTTCTCTGAATTTGAATAATATAATTTAACTCCAGCACCACTACTAAACTTAGCAATATTTTGTGTATCTGCGTCGTTTTTAATATCGACAGTTGAACCACGGACAATCAGACTTCCCTGGCCTTGTTCAGCAATGTGCGTATTGGTGGTATCATGATAAATCCTCAAATCGGTATTATCACCAATTCTGATTTGGTTATTATCAGAAAGATGTATGTGGTCTGTAAAATAAGATGGACCTCTAACACCAAGGTCACCATTGATATCAACCAAATACGATGGTGAAATTAGATTGAATCCAGTCTGTCCACCAATAGAATATATGGATGTACCAGATACTCCTACACGTAGACCTGAGGTGGATACTAAATTTCTAGATGCAGTAAAATCTCTTCCTGAAACATCACCACTAAATGATGCGTTTCCTGCATTACCACCGAGAGATATATTTGGAGAAACACCATATGGACCAAGTTCTATATCTCTTCCAATAAATGTCTCAGTTGTTTGTGTATTTCCTTGTACAAATAGTGTTGTTCCAGATGCTCCTACATTACCAATAGTTGCTTGACTACCATTTAAGGTTTGTGTAGTTCCGATAGCAACTTCACTTAGACGATATAACTGATTGTTAGTAGATTCTGTCCAATGAACAGTGTCGGTATCGGTAATTGCAACTTCAATTATTGACCCAACAAGAGATGCTGTTACCGCAGAACCAACAAAATTTACAGTGGTTGCAGCACCAACATATGCACCCTCTTCTTCAACTCTTAGTCCAGTACCAGAAGCAACAATACCAGTTAAGTTGGAACCATCTCCAAAATATGATGTTGCACTAACAATACCACTAGTGATAACATCAGAATGCTCATAAATTGATTGAGCTATTGTTGCACTAGAAGCAGTGCCTGTAAGACTTCCAGTAACATTACCTGTTAGGTTGCCAGTAACATTACCTGTTAAATCTCCAATAAATGTACCATTAACATTTCCAGCTGCAGTTACGTTCTGAACAGTTATTGATGGGTTTCCACTAAGTCCCGTCGCATTTCCTGTTAGTTGCCCAGAAATTACATTTGCTACGATTGCGTTTGCTGATAATGTATTTGTTCCAGGATTAAATCTTAGGGCTCCACTATCTACCTGTAAATCGTGGTCACCATTTGATGTATACGTACCATTTATAAATGGAATATCATAGTTTGCGTCATTATCCCCAGACTCTGCAATAGGAATTTTTAGTGCAGTAGATGCAGTTCCAGTTAATGAACTAACAACATTCTGTGCTGTAATTGTACCGCCAATTGATAAAACACTTAAACTGGCAAAATATCCACTAGTAACAAAACCTATATCATTGGTAAACTGGGATAAACTTGTTGGTTTATTACCTAAATTTGCATAATTTAAATAATAACTAGGTAATTGCCCATTAAAGCGTACCGTATCACTAGAAACTCCAGAAACTGGTGCGTAGGTTGATAAACCTGCATTACCAGTTAAAATTGAGTTTACATCAACAGCAAGAGTATTAATGACAACTCTCTGCTGCTCAAATGTTGAATTTATTCCTACATTAAGTGCTGGCATCTCGCATTCTCTTTATTGAAAACAAGGAAAAGGAGGGGCCACGATTCCGCAACCCCTCCATGATATAGTATGAAATCAAGTAAAATGTATCAGTCGAGGCTGATGTTCAGGGTAACCTTAATTTGGTCACCGTTGTTTTGGATATTGTATGGACCGTTTGTAAATCTTTCAGCAAACATGATGCTGCTGTAGAGTGTAGAACTTCCACCTGCACCAACTGCCAATGCTGGAACAGTTGAGAACGTATTTGCGTCTAGTGACTTGAATACAGTGTATGTTGAAGATTCTGTTGTGGTGTTACCTGCACCAGATGCGATGTAAATTACATCACCTTCAGCAAGACCGTGAGAAGTAGCAGTAACTTGGGAGAATCCGAAGTTTACTTGGTCACCCGTAGCAGTCTGTACGTTGTTGACTAGTTCTTTGTTGAGATATACAATTCTCTCAATTTCATCGAAACCAGTAACTTTAGTTCCTGCAGGAATCGCATTAACTTCACCCTGTACATTGCTGTGGGTAACTGCCATACCTACGCAGATGTCTTCACCGACGTTTTCGTAGAATGTACCGACACCAGAAGCAGCACCTGATAGTGCCTTGTTTAGGTAGATAGTAGTTCCAGTTACACCTGTAACTCTGGTTCCTGCTGGAATACCTGTTCCAACAACTCTCTGGTTAGTTGTGATGCCAGTATTGACGTTAACTGCCAGTTCGTAGTTTCCTGCTGTACCAGTAATGGTTGGCTCGTACTTCTTATCGAAGAGAGTTACATATGACTGACCAATAGTACCAGTGGTCAGAGTCTTACCGATAGCAACTGCTTCAGCAATGGAAGTAGCATTCTCAACACCGTGGATTTCCTTAGGAAGGTTGTTTGCTCTTACTAGGTAGTAACCGAACTGGTTATTAGCAGCAGAGGAGAAGGTGAAAGTTTGCTCAGGATAGGATGCAGTGGTTGTACCAACACCGAACTCTAGTGCTTGGTTGGTAAACGTAGATGTATTAGGAACAGTTAGGACGATTGTGTTACCATCGATTGCAGCAACGGTTGCGTTGGAACCAACACCACCACCACTTACATAGTGACCAACAGCAATGTTGGTTGTGCTATCAACAGTGATTGTATACTCGTTAACTGTACCAGAACCAGTAGGAGTTGCGATTGCAGTAGTAATCGTTCTTACATTCCAAAGATTACCATTGAGGAGAATACCGAACTGTCTGGAATAATCCTGGTCCCATCTGTTGTTAATTACACCAGGATATCCATTGGATGGTGAAACACCATATCCAAGTGAACCCGATGCATCGTATGGTTCATAATAAGTTGTCTGTGAAGGAACATCACCTTCCGCAGGTGTCGTTGAACTAGAATATAGTTTTAGAATCAGATTCCTAGGGATTCTGTGATCACTGTTAACGAGATACCTTAGGGATTGAAGTTCGCCACAATCTGGTACTAAAAGTGCCATTGATAAAGTCTCCTATCTTACGTTTATTGGAATGCTTTCTAGATTTATTTATAATGTTTAATAAGTGGTGCTATAGTCTCAACTTCAAAAACACGGAACACTTTTGTATCCCAGTGCATGATAGAACTACAAATTTGAGAACATCACCTAATGCAAGGTTTTTTGTCCAAGTTGTTAACTCTTCATCTTTGCGTTTATTTTCATTTATAAGAACAGGATATTCACTACCTACAATAGATGAAAAGTTATTTGGGTAATTATCAAAGGTTGATTTTTCAATATCAACTGCAATAACACCTGTTTGGTCAGATAATACTCTCCACTCTTCAATTGTTCCTGCAACATCGAGTGTTAGAACACCCTTATTTCCAGTTGTAATGTCCTGTGAACCATTATCAATATGGAAAACAACTGTTCTGGTTAAATCTGCAATTGTTTGAAGTGCAATACCAGAAAATGTTTGTCCACCACTTGGAGGAACAACAAATGTTATGGTTGAACCAGAAATTGTATAGTCAATAGTTGGTCTTTGAACAACACCATTAATCTGAATTATCAATTGTTGTTCATTAGATGGTGAATAAGGAACACCATTGACAGTCAGGGGAAATATTGTTGTAGTACCATCAAATCCAGCAGAAAAATTATCAAGGATTAAATTGGTATGCTGAATACTTTTTGTTGGTGCTTCATAATTAATAGATGCACTAAATGCACCACTATCATCAACGTTTACTGTTAAGTCTGGTGATGTTACTGTAACTTCATAGTTATTAGTCATCAGGTAACTCCTGGGCTAACAAGAAGACTTCCTTGAATAACTCTTGTGACAAAATTAGTTGGAGATGTGATGATTACATCATAAACATGCCTACCTCCAGGAAGTGCTGCGGTTGTAAGGGAGTCCATGGACAGCATAATTTTTCCATTGACTCTATCGACAAATGATACAGTCATGGCTCCAGTAGGAGCACTGGATAATGGACTTTTCTTAATCGAACATGCCGCAGTGTAGTTAGTCAGGTTCAATTTAGTACCATTATCATTTGAAATGGTAACAGTTGCCTGAAAATCAGCATTTTGCTCTACAACTAGGTTAATTATCTTTGCTGCCATAGCAAAAAGTACTTTTTATGTATTTAGCTTGTTAAGGATGATGTGAAGAGCATCTTTAATCTCATCGATGTCCTTCTTCATATTGTCAATGTCTCTTTTTTCAGAGAGTATTCTATTTTTTTCTGCAATGTATGCATCATATTCTGTAGAATTGCTATTGATGACAGCATTGGTCTTTTCATCTCGGAAAAGACCATGATTATCTTTAATTGGTTTCATTAGATAGTTGCAATTACTCTCAAGTCCTTGATTCTTGGAACATATGCTTGATTTGTTCCAGTCATAATAATTTTGATTTGGAATCCATCAAATAGTGGAACCTCTTTTGATGTAAATTCATAAGAACTTAAATCTGATTCTGAAGATGATGGATTAACTTTCCTATCTGGTAAACCAGTGTTATCTTTAGGATCAATAATGTTTCCATTGCTGTCAATATTATTATAACCAGGCATAAATTCATATAATTCCTGATTATCTGGAGTATCAGACCTTAGCAATCTATACATGACTCTAATGTCATTAGTTGCATCTCTATATGCATCGAAATAAACCTTAAGACCAGTGGAACCCCTATCCAGTCTAATTATTCTAGAAACATAAACAGCAGAGTGTGGATCGTCAAACAAACTATTGACTCTGTTGTCAATCAACATATTATCAATTGGTTTATCAATTCTATTCATAGTTGTCATAATATTGACTCTATCAAGGTCAATAACTGGAGATACCTTAGTATCAGTCGTGGAAAGATTCATTTCCATTTCAAATGACTTGTAACCATTTGACTGTTGCAGATGAGTAATTTCATTTACTCTAGAAGCAATAATTCTTGGTGACTTGAATAGATTATTTGAATTGAGTGAAATTGGTTCAAATCCACTACTACGGAATGAAATTTCCTGACCATCTACACTAGTTCCACTTGTTGTTCTAACTTTTGCATCAACCTGAGTAGATTCTGGAAGAAGGGTTTGGAGATTTGGTCTGAGACTATTGAATTGAACATTTTGTGTTGCCTTTGGACCACCTAAAGTGTTTGCTGCAGTTGCTGTAATGTTTCCATCGTAAGTACCACCTGTTTTGTTTTCAAAGAAATGTAATTTTGGTGGTCCAAACAGTCTGTCCTTACCATTTTCATTAGTAACAAGTTTGAGGTGATAACTATCCATTTCAATTGGATATTTAGTGAGGTCAACTTGCGAGAATGAATGTGTTCTATTGATTCTTCTCAAAGAAACACCATTGAATTCATATTTGTAAACAGGTGTACCAGTTGGATGCAAACCAACCAGATTAGAAGGGTATACATCACGAACATTACTATCAACACCTCTTGTAATTCCACCCAATTCATTTTGGTTAGTATCGGTAGATGTATACTTGATAATTTCCTGATTAACTTTAATAAAACCTGGATTGTCGGTACTTACTGGGAGATTTTCAAATGAGGTGAAAATACCAACATTTGAAACTTGAATATTTGCAGTGGAAGATTGATTATAATCAGCAGTTAGTTTTACTGGTGATACATCCGATTCAATACCATATAGAGTAACTTTATTGTTATCTTTGTACATTCCATGGTTACTATGATTAACCTTGAAGTGTAAACCATCAGAAAGAACATCAGTATAAGTTACATATCCATTACTAATAGTTGATATTCCATTAGATGGATTCACATACGCAATCTCATTGCTAACTCCAGATGTATTCAATTCATCTTGAACCTGAGTTACAATTAGAGAATTGAATGCGGTGATAACACCAACTTCATTTGGTATAGAAATGATAAGATTCTTACCAAAATCTCCAGTAAATTGTGGTTCGACTGTTAATGTATCTCCCATAGCATAACCAGTACCACCAATAGATACTGTTGCTGCTACTGCAACACCACCCTGAATAGTAAGGTTAACTTTACCACCAAATCCATTACCATTGATAGTCTTCAATGGTGCATTAGTGTAAGTTGCATCTCCTGTATATCCTACTCCAGCATTGGTAATTGATAGTTCACTACCAATACCAACTGTACCAACAATACTCTTAAGTTTTCCTGAGAAGTTTGGATAATTTTGTTGGAAAACTGAAGTGCCTGGAATGAGATTAGTAACATCTGTCGATGTTAGTGTTCCAGACATGCCAACTAAGACTTCCTTTGCATAAGAAACAATTGGATTTGCCCTTAATGAAGCAATTTGTCTGTTTCCAACACCCAGATTTGGATTATAGAAACGGAAACTTCCAGTTTGTGAAGTAAATTCTGCTCTATACAGATTAAACTTAAGGTCTTCAAGTTGAGATGGTTCCCATATAGCACCATTTTGGGATTTAAATAGTGAACCAAGAGATGGTTGCTGGGAAACAATAATTTTTTCTGCTTCTGGTTTATTACTTGTCGAGATATCAACCTCAGTCATTCTGGAAATCCAGACATTATATTCATTTGAGTTTGTAAGCAAGACTATAGCATAATCATTACCACCTTCTAAGAATACTGGTGCGGGGAAAGTAAATGTTGTTGCTACGGAAGCATCATCAGAAATTGAAACCTCAGATGATTCTAAGCTAACTTCAGCAAATGGTAGAATTTCTTGTGTAGGTTGTCCCAGTTTTGATGTTCTTATTTCCAATGTAACTGGAACATTTCCAGGGTCTTTGGATTGGAAGTAAACATCACACTTGGTAACGAATATTCCATTATTATCAAGAACTTGGAAAGTCTGTGCAAGAGGATCGGACCATCTAATTCTTACTCTGGATGTTTCTAATCTATTAGTTGTTATCGTATTGGCAACTAATCTATCCTCTGTTTCTGTTAGAGTTCTATTATCATTTCTGATATTTCTCTCAACTTCGGCATTTCTAATTCTAAGAGTAGTATTTTCAATATTATCAATATTTCCACTCGAAGTGAAGTTTGCCTCTGCCATACTGTCAGAAATTCCAGCAATCTGACTATTTGTGCTACTAGTTGTGAGAACAAGAGTCTTTGTTCCAGTCTCAAATGTTGGATTTGATGGAACAGTTGGGTCTGGAATGAATAGTGAAGAAATAAGAGTTCCTGCAGAATCTGAAATAAGTCTAAGGTCAGAAACTACTGCAACAGCATTACTATTTGCACCAACAAGTTGCATACCCTTTGCAACTGAACCAAAGAATCTAGAGTCTGCTTGGTTTTCTAAACTTGCAGTGTCAACGTTTAAGACAGAAGAGGTCGATGAGTATGAATTTGATAATGTGCTGTTTGTATTGTATGGATTTTCTTTATATGTTTCAGTAGGATTATTATATGGACCATACTTATGATTTTGTTGGGCAAGACGGAAAGTAATTGATCTATTTGCACCTGATGCTGGAATAATACCAGTTACAGTCTCTCCTTCTTCAAATGTGCCACTGGTCATCCTAACTTCTAGAAGTTTAGGAACCATGAGTGAAGTTACATCCGTATTATCAAAGAATCCAAAGAATCTTGTAACTGGTTTCAGTCTTCTTGCAACTGCTTCAACATTTCTGGATCTCATCAAAGTAATGAGTACTCTAGAAACTAGTCTGTCACCAAGGTTTACAGTATCAAATCTTTCACTTACACCAAATTGAATTCCTTGTCTGGATTGTTCAGTTGTAGTTGTAAAAGTATCGTTTCTAAATTGAGTAAATGAATCTTCCCAGGTAGTAGTTGTTGTTCTACTCCACCAGTCAGTAGTAGTGCTAGTATCAACAATTCTAGAACCATTTTGAATTTGGGTGAGAACTGGACCCTCAACATTACTAACACCGACCCAATTTGTTTCCCATGCATTCCAATTAACTGGTGATAGTCCAGTATTAGAATCAACACCCAATTGAGTCATTGTTGCTTCAAAATTACCTTCAACATCATCAGTTCTTTGAGTTCTTCTTGTTTCTACCCAAGTATCTGTAGATGGATTGAGTTCAATACTACCAATCCAACTTGGTGTGTTGAATGGGTTGACATTTTCTACTCTAGTTGCAAACTTATTTTCAATAAACACCTTATCGGTATAGTCAAGCATAACAACATCATTAATTCTCTTGACGTTGCTATTTCCTAAGTCTGTTGCAAATCGCAAATCAACATCTGGATTTGACGTAGTGCCAATACCAATAATTGCCTCAGAACCAACAACCAAGTCAACAGCAGTTGTATAGTGTTGTGGTCTCAGATAACCATAAGCAGTATCTACAGATGCCCTGTAGACTGGGTTTGACAAATCACCACCATCATATGACTTAAAGTTATCAACAAAGAAACCTGACTTAAATTTATCAAGGCCAGTTTTAGGGTCTCTAATAGTAAGATTTTTCGTATCTGTCTCTAACAATGATAGAGAACTGTAGAATTCAACATTAGATAATCTATCTTCAATTCTAGAGATATCCTTCATGGTATATCTCTTATGTGTAGATAGTGATACTCTTACATCTTTAACATTGTAAAGATATGCTGGATAATATATCGTTGCAACTTCAAGAGCAGAATCTAACTTGTTAGGTGCTTTTGGTGATAGTGATGGTATACCTGAATTGAGACTAAATGTTCCCTCTTTAGTGAGGAATAATTTATCAATTCTAGGTAGATAGTAGTTATATGATAAATTAATTGTTCTATCTTTTGCTACGATAGAATTTGAAGAGTTGGCATTTAATGCAAACAATCTTGCATTAAATTCAAATGGGGATTTATCTGCTGCGTCTGGATTAAAAGACGTTACTCTTGGTCTCAAATCAATCATGTCGGAGTTTCTAACACCATTGATTGTTGAGATGTCATTTCCGTATCTGTCTCTTCCATAAGAATCTACAGATACAAAATCACCTTCAGATGAAGAAGAAATACTATAGCAGTTATAAATTACTCTAATCTTCTTAGTTGGTGAAGATACTTGAGATTTTCTAATTAATCTAGAATAATCGTAAATTTCTGGTCTTTGCCCATTATCTAAAATAAAGTTATCTTTGATATTTTTATCACCAACATCAACGGCATTAATTGTTCCGACAATATTAGTTTCCTGGAAAGTTACTTCTTCATTTAGTGCAAATCTATTCTCGTTCAGATAAACAATTTCAACACTGTTTATACCATCAGAAGACACAAATGCTGCAACTGCTCCAGTATTAGAACCAATTATTTTCTCACCTTTAATTAGATTTCCAATGCTTGAATTTAATGCACTAAAGTGAATTCTTGGGAGAACTGGATCACTTGTAGTTCCCGATTCATAAATTCCAAGAACATCAACTACATCTGGAATATTCAGTGAGATAATTTTATCCTGTACTCTCAAACCATAGTAATTGTTGATTTGAAGACCATCATTTAGTGTAGTTCTTCCAATACCAGATGAAGTTTGGTTTGAACCAGCAATAACCAAACTTTCACATCTGTTATAAATTTTTGCTTTTTCTGTAGTGTTTACCTTCTTATATGTTACTGTTAAAATAGCATCACCATTGCCACTTAAACCAGCAAGAGAAATTGTTCTTCCAGAAACTGCAACTTTTTGGTTGTTTAATGACTCTACAGTTCCACCAGTAAATGCAAGGGTGTAATCTTCTTCATCAAATGGTTCTAATGTTAAATCAATATCAGATTCTAAAGTAGCAGAATATGCATTTGCTGATACTGTAATCTTATATGATTTTCTAACAATTATAGAAGAAGTGCTTAAATCTAAACTCTCAACATTTTTATTGTTTAACTTAGCATATAAGAAGGCATTTGAAGTATTCAAAACTTCAAGAGAAACCTTTTTAAAATCACTAGAAGTTATCGCAGCTGAGGGAAGAGCACCATCATTAATATTGGATAAATCACTAACTGCTCCAATTCGCAATGCACTTGCTGTTACTTGTGTAACTTTATTGAAAGTAGGAATGGTAAATCCCTGCTTTGTATATGAAACAATATCACCAGTCTTGATTCCAACAAATGGATTTGGACTTGAACTTGTTACTGTACTGACACCTAAAGTATCTGCACTAATGGTGAATTGAGCACCAGGTTCTGTAAGAGTAGTCGATTGTGATAAAACTGGGTCTGCAGTAAATGTTCCAAGACCAGCAGTGTAGTTGTCACCAACAATTTGATGAACATCTGATAATGAATAATCACGAATATTTGTAATTATTCTACCATCAGCAATTCCATTAAACGATAATGATTCCTCTTTTTTAAATGTACCTGATACTTGATAAAGTTTTACTTGATTAGAAGCAACTACATCTTCAACAACAAACCCACTAGCACCACTAGATTTTCCTTCAACATAAGTTGATTTGTCCAAATTAGTGGATGTATTCAGCAATAAGACTGTGTATGTTTGAACATCATACAAAGATGCTTCAAATTGAGTTGATGCATCTTGATACTCTGCATTTCTAAGTTTTAGATCATATAATCTTGCAACACCAATTTTTTGACCAGAGGATGTTCCTGCTGAATCAGTTCTAGTATCAAAAAGACTTACTTGTGAAGTAGTTCCAAATCCAACTGGTGCAGAACCGTTAACATTGTTGACAAAGATTTGTCTTCCTACACTAAATGGAATTGCCTGATTTTCTGCTTTTGCTGTGGTTCTTGGCTTGTCAAAATCAACAATAGTGGTATCAATAGTTTCAAGTGAATAACCACGAACAACTGCTTTACCAGGAGAAACTAATAATGAACCTAAATCATCACTTGGAGTATTTCCAGATTTCGTAGATTGAGTTTCATTGAAAACACCATCATTTCCAATTCTATCATTTAATGAGTTTTTTACAGTAAGAGAGAATGGTCTTACATAATAATCACCAGATTCATCATAAGTTCTTCTTGCTAATTCATCTCTGATTAAGTTATAGAAACTATCTTTTACAAACTCTTGTAAAACTCCTTCTTCAATTCTTATGAGTTCAACAAAGTTTTCGTCATTAAAATCGTCTATCTCTTTTTTGATTAGAGTAAGGCCAAATTTTAGTCTATCTGCACCAGGTGCTGAAAAGTTAGAAAAACCCTGTGCATTATCAAATAAATCATTATAAGAGTTAGATGCAACTGCTAACTCTTCATTGATTAGCAATCCAACTCTATAAGATGGTGTGTTATCGTATTGGTCTAAAATTACAGTTTGTGGAGTTACCTCTACAAAAAATCCCCTAATAAAATATACTCCAGCAGCAATTTTTGCAGCAGATCCTACTGAAGTAGAATTTTGGATAATTGTAGTAGCAAAAGTGGAACCTTCTCTAATTGCGGATATCCCATAAAAAATATCCTCTTCTGCTACCAGATTTTCACCATCTACAAATGTATTTGTAGAGAAGTCATTTTCACTTGAACTCTGATATTTGAGATATAATGTAAAATTGTCTCTATCTGATTGTGTTTTAGTGATAAAATTTTCTACTTTTGCAGTAACACCACTATTTTCTCCTCTAATCGTTTTTCCAACTAAGTTTTCAATATAAAGTGATATTGGAACACCTAAGTGAGACTCATCAATTTGAACAGAAGTATATTGTGAGTCATAAGAAACCTGTCCAGGTATTACAACAGAACCCTCTTTGAAAAAGTGCTGTCCAAATTTCTCAATTTGATTTTGTAGAATAGACTGTAAAGTCGTTAATTCTCTTGCCTGTAAAGGAGTTGCTGGTTTGAATAATACCCTTTGATAATTTTTGTCTGCATCAAAATCATCAAAGTATGGAGATACATTTAAATTAGTATTTTGTGGCATTTGACTTTAGAACTCCAGTACGATTTTAATATCTTCTTTTTGGCTTGTGGACCTTGGAATTGCTTTTCTATTATCGATATAGATTATTTCACCAGATTTTTTGTTATACTCTGCTGACGAAATTCCAGCCACAAAGTTGCTGCCCAACTGATATGTCCTATTATTTATTACAGTGCTAATACCCGTAAAGTCAGTATCTATGCTGAGTGCTGGACCTACAATCTTAGGGCAATTTATACTGAAAGAACCACCACCAGAGGGTGTGGATGTAAACTTATTGATTTTATAATTTACACCAGCTGTTGCTAATCCTACTGGTTGATAATACTTCAATACACCAGTAACATCATCCCAAGAAGCAACATAACCAATAGCAGTTACACCCAAACCAGTAGTTTGAGTAATAATAGAATCTACTGGGTAAGTTGTTTGTGTGGTAACTCCTGTCAATCTTAAAGAATTTAGAGCACTTACTTCACCAGTGGTGAGTTTCTCTGTATCACTACCAAGAATCATTGGATTCTTTATAATTCCAACTCTAGCAAAATCATTACCTAAGATAATATCTGGATTTGACTCATCTGTTTGATAACGAGAATAAACTAGAACCCTATATGCACCAAGTTCTCTGTAAATATCATATCCATGACCACCTTTTGGTGGAATAATTACATCAAACGTTGCTAGTGAACCAGAGTTTGATAGCTCAGATGGAATTCCAGGAGCACCTGGTTGGAATTCAATAATTCCTTTGGTATATCCTTTACCACCATCAGTAACAAATACTTCAGAAACTTTACCAAAAGAATCAACAGTAATGGTTGCTTTTCCTCCCTCACCATCACCTAAAATAGGAATATTGGTGAATGATTTTGAAATTGGTTGATATCCAATACCTCTACTGGTAATAGTAATAATTTCTACCTTACCATCTACAGCATTATTTTTTGTAGAGATGGATTCTCCTGTCGTTCCCCAATCTTCAGGAACAGGAATAAATTCAATAGAGTCAAATTTTACAATCTCTGATGGTTTTACTGTAAATAAGTACTTCCAAATATAACCATCACCACTCGTTCCTGCTGGTCTTGGTTCTAAGTCTACAAAACTTGGTTGATCAAAAGATGGTCTACCCTTAGGATTCTCTGGGTCAGTACCATTTTGCAAACAAGCATAAACTCGGAAATCCTCATTAATGACATAAAAATTTGAGGAATAAAGATTTGGTTGATTTGTTACTGGAGTCTGACTATAGATGTTGTAGTCATGACGATACATTTCATAGGTAGAACCAGAAACCCAGCTTACCTTACGAACCATTCTTCTAACATCTTGCTTTGTCACCTTCTTCATTGCAAGAATAGTTTCTTTTATAGCATTTTCCTCTTCAAATCCGTCTAACGGTGAAGGTCCTGTTCCCCAATTGGGAGAACCACCAGCTTGAGAATCCAAGCTATTTGGTTGACCAATAAAAGTATAATAAATGTTAGCAGTGTTACCCACCGAAACTAAACTGTTTACAAAAGTTTCGGCATTCATCACTCTGAATTGCTCAGTAATTATAGCAGGCATTTTACTTGGATACTTTTCTTTTATTTAGTGGATAAATGTTATAGTTACTTTAGACCTCTGGTTCTGAATACATCAGATGATGTAGAAATACCAGTAAGACCATTCATAGTGTTGACATTGAAATGTTTTGGTGAGAATATTGCTCGGTTTTGATAACCAAAAATCTTACCCCATGAATATTTTCCATGTATTCCATCGGTATTGTTACTTGTGTTAACTTGAATTGCACCACCATTCTGTAGAGCAAACATACACCTTACAGTTACAATTCCTGCATGAGGAGCACTGACTCTTTCTGCTCTATACACACCATCCAATGTTGTGTATGCAGTTCCAACAACAGATTCTGCATAGTTATTTAAACCACCAGAACTAGTTGTTATTCCTGTCAATGCAGAACCAATAGTGCTATTACTATTGGTAATTATAAAGTAATCACCTTCTGAAATTTGAGAATTTGTAATTCCAAAAGTGTTTAATGATGAATATCCAATACCCAAGGTAGCATTATCATATTCTTCGGACTTAAGTTTGAAGTCAATGAATGTATTTCCTATTCCAACATGAACAATCTCACCAAAATCACCTTCTGCCTTGATTGAGAATATCTCTTCTTGTAGAGGTGATCCAGACTCAATCATTACAGGTGGTGGTGTTAAATATCCAAATCCTGGATTGACAATATCTACACTTGTAATAGCATCATTAGTCAATGTTGCAACTGCTGTTGCTCTGTTGTATACAGGATCAGCATACATAATTGTCCCTGCAGCACCAACAAGAATAAATCTACCGTCTTCATTTACAACCTGCACTGATGCGGGTCTAGAGTATGCAGGTTCGGGAACAGGAATAAATGCAACATCACTTACTGTTTCGGTTTGATTTGTTTCTCTAATAGTCCAATATTCAAGGTCTAGTGAGAATAAAATTTCACCACTCTGATTAATTGCAACATAAACACCATATTCATACTTAATTTTAATAAGGTGGTCAGTTATATTTGGAATAACTCTATTCCAATTTGTGAACCCAGAAGTTGATGTAAAAATAGTTCCATTATCACCTACAGCAATGAACTTATCTTCTGCCCAAATTACATCGTTAAAATCTCTTGTTGATGGTATTGGTGGGATGACTGCCCAGATAAATCCACCATCAGTAGAGTATATGATGGTAGCATTGTCACCAACCCCAACAAATGTTTGACCATTTGTTGCAACAGCACTGTAATTGGCAAAAGTTGGGGGTGTTCTTTCAAAGAATGAAGTAGTACCAATACCTACACCACTAAAGATTCCATTAGAATCTCCAACTACAACTGTGGAATTGTGGAATTCTGAGTGAACAACACTAAAGAAGTTTCCATTATATGTGCTGAATGAAATAACAGGGTCTGGTAAACCAATGACAGGAGTTTCCTTAAGTAATCTAAGTTCTGTCCAAGCACTAGTAAATCCAGTATTAATACCAGTATTTACAACTAGTTTCTTATTATTACCTGCAACAAAGAATGTTGATGTTGCTGCAACTGCAACGGAATTAAAATTGATTGTATTTCCATATCCAATATATTCTTCTGCCCATTCAAATCCATTAGTAGAAATTCCAAGAACACCACTAGAACCAACTGCAACTATTGGTTCTCCAATAACAATATCATTAAATGTATTAGTTGTTGATATGCCAGAGTTAGTTGAAATTCCAACCCAACCATAAATTGGGTCTTTTTTACTTATAATTGCTGATGAAATTGCAACAACTGGATTTGCAGTTCTGTAGAATCCCTGTCCACCATCAATAATAGAAATTCCAGATACTGTCGATGCTGCAGAAACAGTTGCAGAACTAATTGCAGGTCTAACATCACCAGTATCAACCACCTTTACATTATTGATATCTTCTGATAACTGATCAACATCAACAAATAATGGATATGCATTATCAACGTATATTTCTTGTGCTCCAGCAGTTAATGGTTTAATTAACTTTGCTGTTGGTTCTACACGAGATTTTAAATCAGGTCTAGCTTTGGAATAAAGAACTCCATTTATAATCTTATCTTCAGTCTGCTTATACCAGTTTACAGGACGTTCTGCATCAGGGTCCGTGTTAATTCCGATACTATCATATGTAAATGTATCAAGTGAATTTGCTGATACAATTCTTTTCACCACACGGGGGAATTGTGGTCTATCTTTAACATCAAAAGCATTGTCAGCAATTTGCACTGAATCACCTTCTTTAATGGTTCTTGGTGGGTCTACTTGCTCAACATCTAAATCTGAACCTCTATAGTACAATATTGTACATTTAGAATTAGGTACAGGTGCTTCAGTAAATACAATCCTTGAACCATCAAAATCATATGCATCATTTGGTGCTTGCAGAATATCATTAATATAAACAAACATGTTCTGTGCAAGGTCCAAATCACTAGTTGGGTCTATTTTAAGACTCAAAATCTCAGTTTCTCCTGCTTGAGTAACAGTTAAAGTAAACTTCCTCTTAGAACCATTGAAGAATCTACTAATATCATCAAATTGAATAAATTGTCCTGGATAAAAACCACTAAACTTGTCAGTCAAAATTTCTTCAACTTCAACTAAAAACTCTGTGAATGTCCCAGATGTTGAAGTAACTAAACCATTAGATGATGTATCTGGGGTTAGGATATCTCCAACTGCATAAAATTCACCAGGATCATACATCTGGAATGAAATTATATCACCACTATTTCCAACAACTATATCTGCACTTGCACCCTCTCCGTTTCCAGTAGAACCATCAGAATAAACAAGTGGGACTTTGAAATAGTTTGATGGGATTCCAATATTAACATCTACGGTCTCAACTTCTATAACCAATGCATTTGGTAATGCATTTACAAATGTATGTGGATAATTGCCACCAGATATAACTGAAAAAGGAAGAGCAGATACGAACGTATGAGCATACTGATCTGAAGGTGCTGCTGCACCTACGTTAATCGTAATTGTGGTTGCAGTAACTGAATCAATAACAATTGAAGTATCATAATATGGGTCAGTTGAACGTGGATATTGATGTTGAGTTGTATTACCATCCTTATCACATGTAAATGTGAGTGAGTTATTTGCTAGTTTAATTTTTGTATTAGCAGCTAAACTATGACTACCAATAGTCAACTCCATCACTCCTGTTGCAGGATCGTAATTTGCACCAGTAGGAGTGAAGTATACAAAATTCGATGAACCCACATTAACTTCAATCGTATCATCATCAACTTTAGTTGCAGGTAACCACTTATTAGAAGCAGGGTCTGTTGAACGTGGATATGTTACTTGTGAAGAATTTCCATCAGAGGTGCAAGTAAATATAATACTGTTGTCTGCAATTTTTACAGAATCTCCAGTTTCTACACCATGATTTGGAGAGGTAATTGATAATAGACCTGTAGATGGAGTGTAAGTTGATGTTGAGATATTAGCATAACGATTTTCAGGATATCCACTGCCAGGAGATAAAACACTAATTCCAGTTAATGTTCCACCAGCACCAACAGTACATGTAAATGCTGCACCTGTGCCTGTAGAAGAATCTAATGTAATTAATGGTGGTTGTCTGTATCCACTACCAAAACCCCTAAGAGTGATGCCTGTAACTTGTCCACCAGCAATAGATACGGTTGCACCAGCACCAATTAATGGAGCATATCCAATACCACTAGTAATACCAGTTCTTACTATCTTACCAGCAGAAGGTGAACCCGTTAAAAATCTAAGTCTATTCTCCCCAGAAGCACTATCAACAGTAAAGTCTGTTCCTGAAATTTGGGGGATATTATTGATAAAAATTAAAGGATGGTTATTTACATCAACACCACTTGCTAAAACAGTATTAGTATTCGTATAAACTCCAACCACAGGTTGTTCATTGGATCTTAAGAAAAACTCCGTAGAAGAAGAACCAACAAATTGTGTTGATAAATCATCGAATATAACATTTTTATCATTAGGTGTTCCTGGATCAAACCTTCTACTAAATGCTCTACCACTAAAGGATGAATTAATTTTCAATCCTTCTGGTCCAGTCGGACCATATGGTGCAGTTGTGAAATGAATTTGGTCTTTAACGACATTATAATCCCCTCTATGGATAGTTATAGCAGTTCCAACAGGGTGGTAATTCGTTTTAGTACCCAGATATCCCCTAGTAACACCAATCTCGTTTGTAGCACCAATACCCATGGTATTGATTTTAAAGTATTCTGTTCCTATTTGAATAGTATCAGCAACTGTAATAGATGAGACACCTGTCAAATATATCTTATCGTCGGTAAATCCAACTGTTTGTGCAAGACCGACATTTAAATCTCTTCTGTAAAGAGAATTTTGAACTATATTATCAATAGAAATTATAGTGCTCTCATCAGAATCTGGATATTCAAATGAATGAACTCCAGTTCCAACAGAAGTGATATCTAATCTTGCTGATGTGGATAATCCAGAAACAGTAAAATTGTTATCATCTAACTTCTGAACATAGACTTTAGATGGAAGTGTGTCCGCACCAAGTTCTCTTGGTGATAAAAATATATCATCTGCAGGAGATAAACCACCAACTTGCGTCCCTTCTATTTTAAGTAAACTGGTTAACGCATACCCAACACCACCATATTCAACATCAATTCGTGAAATATCACCAAGACCATCTCTTGCAACTTCAAATCTTGCACTAGTACCAGAACCAACTTCTGTTGTTGCTTCTAAGTTGGAATATACTGCATTTGCTTCTGCTGGGATTCTTGTATTTGCAACAGTATTTACGGTAAATGAAAGGTCATTTAATGGGGTTTGTCCTCCCATATAAGTACCAGCGATAGAAACTGTATCTCCCACAGCATAGTTTCTACCACCTTCACGAAGGACAATGGATGTTGAAATAGCACTACCATCTCCTAGAGATGCATACACAATGAATACGTTGAATTTTGCCCCAGTTCCTATACCACTAGTCTTATATGCCTCAAATGGATGAGTAAAACCATAGAAAGCATTCTGATTACCACTACCATCTGGAACAACAGGAGCCGATGTTCCAGCATAACCAGTTTGAGTGATTGTCTTATTATAACCGTTTTCTAAAATAGAAGTGCCATCACTTCCCTGGACATCCATAATAATATGGGATTCTGTACCTGCTACAGAAACAGAAACTTCTGAACCAACACCAGTTCTTACTAGTAAAGAACTTTCTACAAAAGAAGTAGTTGCAATACCAACCTTTGTACCTTCATTAACTGTCAATGGAGAATATCCAAATCCACTTTCAAGTACAGCAATCCTTACAATTTCTCCACTTCTAATGATTGGGAAAAAGACGCCTTCTGTTACAGGTGGATTTGTATCTTGAACTTCTATTTTTGGTGGGTCATTTGAATCATAACCAGTTCCACCAGCCCCTATGGTAAAGGACTCTACACCATAGTCAGAGTTGAAGATTGGAGTGAATTGTGCTCCTGAACCTGGTACTGTTCTCATTTATTTTGCTCTTTATTGACTAGTACTCTCATAAGGAATATTTATTCCACATCACTAACGTTCCTTGGTCTGGGATACATCACACCTGATGTAGGTCTCCTACCATTGGTTTGTTCTCTCGAATACCCTCTTGTATCCAAGAAAGCAAAAAACTTGGGAGTACCCGCAAGTTCTGCGAATTGGAAACCACCATTTCCACTAGTTCCTGATGATTGAATACGAAGAAGTGCATCAGCATTCGGATATTCCGATTGACTCTTGATTTCAATACTACTACTTGATGCTGCTGGAACATTTGACCAAGTTGTAGATTCTGGATCAATAATACGATTATTTCCATTTCTTGCCTCAGTTTGCAACATGTTTTTAACTTGTGCAAAGTTAGGCCAAGCACCATGAAGAGTATAATACTCCTCCATCATACATGCTGCTTTACCAGCAACTGTTGGTGCAGCACAACTTGTTCCAGAAAAGTCTCCCCATTGTTTTCCATTAGTATCGGTGTTGGTTGGCTTGGCAGAAAATGTATTTGCTCCTCTTCCAACAATATCAATACCTGGTCCTCTATTACTATATCCTTCAATCATACCAAGAGTTTCACTATTTTGCCCTGCAGCAACATCTATTCCCTTATCTAAACCATGAGGACCATAAGCTCTAAATGGAAACCAATTACTAGCACCAGAAACATTAGTAGGAGATGCTACACCATTATTATAAGTTATACCATAGCTTTTGTAAGTTGAGTCTGTCGTACAATATGTTCCACTCCATCTAGAATCACTCTCTTTAACGTATGTTCCTCCATTGTTACCTGCAGCAGTTATGAAAATAATTCCATTATCATAAAGAGAATCGATTGCAGTTTTTACGACACTAGATTGAGATTGGTCAGGGAAGGTAACCATCCAGTGCCATGAACTATCATCGGGGTCTTGTACTTGATATGGAAAAATATTTCTGCTTGTAAATGGAGTAAAATCAGAACCCCATCCACTAACTGGTCTATTTGTTGTCCCTCCAGTAGGATCTGTAATAGAGGCAATTTCATCAACTTTTATACCCTGAAATGTATCTCGCAAATATTGAAACTCACCGATTACAATTGTAGGGTCTTTAAGTCCTGTTGTTGAATTTACACTCTTATTATTGTGAAAATGAATAATAGCATTACATGCCGTTGCTAAACCTTCTTGTGTATACGCTGCATAAAGCTTTGCTTTTTTAGCAAATCCAGAATTCAATCCACCAGCAGTACTCAAAGTTCCTATAGCATGAGCAGCAAACATGTTATTGGGAGTCACTTGAGTGTTGTATGTCTCTGAGCAACCATTCCAATCCATTGGAACACATCTTGTAGTTCCTGTATTATCTGGGTCATCAAAATCAGGGTGAGTATCTTGATATCCTTGATATGTAGTTCCAGTGAAACCACCTCCACCCTCTAATGTAACAATGTCTACGTATTTGCCCGTATATCTACTGGAATAAGTTTGACTTGGGTATGAAGTGATTTCATCATAAGTAGACCTACCAATAGCGGTAGCAGTGCCATGAATTGCAGCAATTTTATTGCAGCTGTATCCTCCTGCTACTGAGCAAGTTAGTTCAAACTCAATAGGACCAGGTGCATTTGCAATTACACCAGCAATGCCAGTATCTAAGGTGTTAATTTTACTGACAAGTTTACCACCTTGAGAGTGACCAAATAGATAAACATCTCCAATAGTTTTACTAATGCTGTTTGACGACATAAAACTATTCAAAGAGTTTTTGACCCAACCAACTGCTGCTCTAGCATACGGAAGGTTATCTCCCATTAAGAATGTTGATGTCTCTGTACCAGTACCAGATACACTTAAATTTCTTGCGTTAGAGATATTATCCTGAGGATATGCAACAGAAAAAACAATCTTATCTCTTATATTGAGGTCTGTGACAGTATTATCTACAAATCTGTCAAGCATATTAAATGCTGCAGTTGCAATGGTGTCCCCAGATGCACCATCAGATTGAGTTCCATGAAATACAACTACAACATCAATTTGACTGGATGCTAGACCAGTAGGCACATATAATTTACCCATAACTGGATATGATGTACCATCTACAGTATAAGTTTGACCTGCTGAAGGAGCAATACCAATCTGACTGTTTGTAATAGTTCCAGATGGATTAGTTGAACCTACAAAATTTCTAATTGCTGCCTGAAGGGTAGCACCATCTGCATTTGAATTTACAAATGCATTGTGTCCACCAGTAGCAACTGTTGTGAGAGTTGCTGTAGCATTAGATGGAATTGCTACAATATCATCATAGTAATCTTGTAACCACTGTGGTTGATTATAATTACCTGTGGAATCATCTAATGCTTGGGTAAACAGTATTGGTGCATTATGTGTATGAGTCCAACTCTTGAGACCAATTTTTGTATATATTGAAGAATCTGCATTACCTACTTTAAGGTTGCCCAATTCCTGCATTATATCGGTATCAAGATAGTGTTGATACGAAATATAATCTGTTCCATCTTTACTACCATTTATTCCAATAAAACTATTACTAGATACTGTTTTATTAGATATTGTATATACAGATGGTAGAGATGGATACGTGACGGCAGGAAATGACGTTTCTTCTTCTTCTGCGAAATCAACAGAAGGGTGTGATTTAAGTGTACTTAAATATGATTCCTCAACATTAAAAACAACAAGATTTGGAATATTTGGTAATAAATTTTTTACAGTTACTTCTGACACGGAGTCAAATTCACTGACAAATGAGTTTTGGTCAACTCCGTCTCTTAGTTTTACGTTAACTAATAAAATTGCCATTATGCCTCTATATTAACAGTTGTAAGTGCTACAAGAACCGTGTTAGAACCTGCTGTTGCTCTCTTATTGTAAACTCTTGCATAAACCTGTGCAGCAGGTGTGCTGTCATCATTCCAACCAATCAATCCTGGTGTCATTTTAAATGTAGTCGAACCCGAAGATGTGCTACTCACTTCTGCCAATACACCTGAACCAGGTGCTGGATCTGTTCCCTCTGCTCTACCATTTACAGTCCCTGCAGCATCAGCTGTTCTACTTGCCGCATCTGTATACAATATTACCCATGCAGGGTCACCGATCAGAATCTTAAGTAAAGCAAATGTTTTACCTGTTGTTGGGATTGTTATATCATCATAAGCTCCCTGTGCAATGGATGCAGTTTCTGCATTTTTTACTGTTCTTCCTGGTTCTCCAATAATATAAATTTTACCAAGCATACCACTATGATTGGTGCAATTATAGTATAATAGTGTTGGAGCACCATTTTGGGGGATAAAATCAATGTTACCTGATGTTGCTCCATTGTTCGTTACACCTGCGTTGTATGCTGATGTCGCAGAGTCTTGTATACGGAATGGATGCGAACCACCCGAATTATTGATGAATCGATATTTTTGTCCTCTTACTAAGTATATGTCTGGATTATCAGTAGTATTAGTAAATGCGTTTCCATTAATCCTCCACCCATTTGAACTACTAGAATTACTGGTTAACTCATATACAACCTGAACATCAGTGTAAGATGGAGTTCCAGATGATGGTAAATTAGTAAGTGCTGAACCATCAATAGCAGGAAGGGCACCTGTTAATTGTGATGAAGGGAGATTGGTTAAATTAGCACCAGATGCTGTTGGAAGTGTTGCTGGGAATCTAGCATCAGGTATAGTTCCAGAAGCAAGATCGGAAGCATCTAGATTACCATTGAAAGATGTGGCAGTAACAACACCAGTAACATTCAGAGTATTAGCATTTATCCTTGAAGTCGTAATACCAGCCTCTGATACCCAATCATAATCAGAACCATTCCAGATGAGGATTTGACCTGATGTAGCACCACTGACATTCAAATGCGTGTCTACATCCGAATTAGCATAGGAAGCACCAGTCTGGTCTGCTACCCAGGCATAATCAGAACCATTCCAACTAAGGATTTCACCAGTGGATGCACCACTGACATTCAGATGTGTGTCAACATCAGAGTTTGCATATGAACCACCACCACTACTAGTTGACAGAATATTAATTGTTCCAAACATCGACGTGTGTGATGTACACTGATAATACAATGTATCAGGTGCATCCATTGGCACGACAAATGTTAAGGTAACCCCATTACCCGCATCTTGATTTGTTACACCACTGTTATATTGTGTACCACCACCTGTTGCCGCAGTAGTAGATTGGATTCTAAATGGATGAGCACCAGTATTATTAACAAACTTATAAGTTTGTCCTCTTACAAGATATAATGTAGGGTCATTTTGAGCAGTTGGAAATCCATCACCAGCAAATTGATAATGTGATGAACCATTTGCTGTCAAAGTCCATGTAATTTCTGGAGTTGAAGAACCTCCCCCACCAGTCTGGTCTGCTACCCAAGCATAATCCGAACCATTCCAACTTAAAATTTGACCTGAAGTAGCACCACTAACATTTAGATGTGTGTCAACATCAGAGTTTGCATATGAACTACCTCCACCAGTCTGGTCTGTTACCCAGGCATAATCAGAACCGTTCCAACTTAATATTTGCCCCGTAAGTGCGCCACTAACATTCAGATGTGTATCTACATTAGAATCACCATAAGTACCAGCAGTAGTATCGTTAATCCAACCATTACCATCATATTTTAGAACATCACCATTAGAAGGAGATGTAAGAGTTACATCAGTAAGACCAGTAAGAGTACTAACAGCACCACCACTAGAATTGATGGTATAAGTTCCAAAATTGTTTGTTACAGTTACATTTGTTCCAGCAACAATTGATGTAACAATACCAGTTAAATTAGAACCATGTCCAGAAAAAGAAACTGCAGTACAAACACCAGATGTATAGATGTCACCAGTAACATTAACATCAGAAGTAAATGAAACAGTATTTGATTGTACTTGAAGTTTTTCAACTCCGTCATAATATAATATTGGTCCTTCTCCACCAACTGCTTCAAATATCTTATTAGTCGAGTCTTTAACAGTAAATTTGCCTGTTGATGCCTCTAGTATTAAATCTGTACCATCCCAGAACAGTGAAGAGTCACCAGAACCACTTGAACCAAAATGAATTGCATTATTATCATCTAAATTTATAGAACTACTATCAGTTAGTTTTACTTGAGAACTGTTAATATGTAGATCTGCTAGTGGAGTTGTGGTTCCAATTCCAACATTAGCCATTGTATGGATTCCAGAGCCAGTCTGAACCCATTTTGATGGATAATCATCCGATTTATTATTAGTTACATTAACTGTACCACCATTGTTTGATAGTGAGATACCATTCCCAGCAGTAAGATTAGTTACGATACCAGTTATATTCCCACCATCTCCAGAAAGGTACGACGCAGTTACAAAACCAACTGTAATGTTTGGTGTACCTGCTAATCCATCAGCAGTTGCTGCTCCAGTCGAAAACCCAGCATTTACTGCATAAGTTGCAGTAGAAGCATTGGTAGCAATACCAGCACTTGTAGCATAATTAGCAAGAGTTGCAATACCAGCATTTGATGCGTAGGTAGCAATACCAGATGCTGTAGAATAACCAGCAATAACCGCAAAGTCAATAGAGTTGGTTATGGTAGAACCATCTCCTAATGCGGAGTAAATTTCATCAAAATTGGAATTAACTTTAATAGCACCACTTAATAATGAGTCACCAGTACCATCATTTGGAGTGGAACCAGTATTTATCCCTAACTTTGCCATTGCACAAGATACTTTTTCTTTTATTTATCTGTTAATTTGCATCGAAGGTTCTAGCAATAGAATCAAAACCATCAATTGGACTATCAAGTGTAGTAGAAACTGTAGGATATGAAAAATTATTTTCAACTACTGTGGTTGCTGCTCCAGATGCTGGTTTAATAGATTCCCTAATCTTGTATTCAAGTTGCTGTCCAGACTGGAAGTTATGGTTCTCAAAAGTAAACCTATCATCAGATAATGTAAAATTTTTCTCTACTGTACTGTCAAACTCTCTATAGAATAGTGGGAATCCCTTGTTTTTAAGAGAGAATGTAGTTAGACCAACAATTTGTCCTCCTGTGGTTGTAGTAAATCCTGTGAAATTACTACTAATATCGTCAATCTTAAGAACTTTATTAGTTTTATTAAGAATATATGGTCTTAAATTAACACCATCTGGGAAGAAGATTCTTTCAATAGTACCATTTGGAAGAAGTTCATCTTCAGTTACCATAGAGAAGTTGAATCTTCCATACATTGAACTGACATTATCTACATTAATTAAAATATTTAAAGAGGAATCACCAACACCAACCTTCATATTTTGATTGGTGGATACTGTATTAGAAATGATATCTAAATCCGAGAACTCCTTAAATCCTGCTGGATGAACAAGAGACCTTACAGATTCTTTCCAATTATCATATGAAAGTTTTGATTTTAGAGAGTACGAGAATTTTTGATAATAATTATTATCGGCAATTCTTTGCTGATAGTCATTTAGATAACCTGCATTGTCATTAAGGTAATTAATTTTCTCTCTTGTAGTGTGGAGAGATGAAATTAGATTAAATTGAGATACATTTTCGATAGTACCAAAAAGTCTTGACCTTGTTCCAAGTAACTTATCACCAACACTCAATTCACCTTCACTATCAATAAGTCTTAATTGGTTTACATCATTATTCCAACCACTCTCCATAACCTTAGCACTAAACACTTGCTGGTTAAGTGAGTTATATCCAATAACGTTCTCATTAGAAAAATAACCAAGGTCATCTGCAATATTCATTTTGAATGTTGCAATATCATTTTTGTTGATTACGTAACCATAGTTGATATCAGTATTATACTCGCCAAGATTTGTTCCAAATCCATCCATGCTGTATGTAACTGTAAAATTAGTTTCATTAATTCCAGTTACAGTAAAGAATCTATAGTTATAATCCTCAGAATTGTAACCATTCTTTGTATCAGCATCAGAAATTCTTGTATTCTCAACAAAAATACTATCACCAACCTTGAATGGAAACTCTCCACTTAATGGATATATTTGACTATCTGCATTTACAAGTTCTAAGGTAACTTCATTTGTGCCAGAATTATATACGATGTCATCAATATCATATCCATTAGAGTTTCTTGTAGCAACTATCTTTAAAGGTCCATTGAGATTTTGAGTATTTTCAACTACAGAAACATCTACAACAGAACCACCTTGAATAAAAGCTAGAAGTTCAATATCATCATTTCCAATGACTTTTAGTGTTGGTGCAACATGGTATCCTTTACCTCCAGTAGTAATGCCAATACTATCAACTCTTGCTATGTCTTTTATCTGGCATACTGAAGGAACACTAAGAACAGGTCTTAAAGTTGGATCAGTTGGATAGTCAAAACCATCCTTAACTCTATCAATAGAATCAATTTTACCGATTGTTTCTGATGATGCTTTAAGAACAGCATCTGTACCATATTCACTATCAATTCGTTCAATTTTTGGAAGTTTGCTATATCCTCTTCCATCAAAGTTAATCTTAACTTCGGAGATTGGACCATCTGTAGTGGTAGAGTCAGTATCATAGAAAATTGTACTAACTCCACTATTAACACTGTAGTCAAAGTATTCTGGTTTGGACTTTAAATTAAACTTAAATGTTGTCGTTCCAATAGAAACAATAGAATACTGTTGATTAAAAATACTTGGTTTAAGGATTATCTTATTATTACCAACAACTTCAGTGTCAACTGATGATTGTTTTTTCTCAACAACATTTGGTGCGAGTGGTATAATGTTATAGAATAGTGTATTTCCAATAAATTCTTCGGAAGTATCTATCTGTAGTTCTGCATCAGGAAGACCTGCTTCAATAGAATTTCTTCTATATCTGTAAGATTCAAGCTCAATTGAAAGACTGCTGTCCTTAAATACTCTCATATCCATTCCAGTCAGACTAGGATCAGATAAGTCAAACTTAACAATATTTTGCTGTGTTCCTGTTAATGGTGGATTGATTCTTGCAATATGTTGAGTTCCACTTCCTTGTGAAGTTATGGCAATTCCAACACCTTCATTTGCATTTACTAAGAATTCGGAAAGTCTAATAAAATCAGGTTTTTCTTTGATTACAAAATATGTTTCATTATCAATTAAACCACCAATAGTAGTACCAGAACCAACATAATAAACAACTTTATCACCAGTGTTTAAAGTATTATCTGGTAAGTGAATTTCATTTGTTGAAACATTTACACCTACTTGAGATGCATCAAAACTAATTTTTTCAGAAGTTAATTTTCTAAGTTTTGTGTCATATCTAATCACAAAGTTATCTGTCAATCTTGGTAATAAGTTGAATTTAACTTTCTCTGTATTTTTTAAATTATGTGGTTTATTTGTAACAACATCAAGACCAAACTGCTCTACTACTGCAGTAACATCAGAAAAATTGACTGACAATGAATGTGCAGACCCAGTTACTGTTGCTTGGTCTACAATAACTAGAGGAGTTACTACTGATGGTGAAGTAGATAGACCAATAAAATTAACACCAAGATTTACTGCATAAACATCCGATCCATCTGCTAAAGGCAAAGTAGAACTTACAGTTTGACCAACATAAATTGAAGTTCCACCAAAACCAGTGTGGTACTTCAATTTTTGACCTGTCCTTATATTATGATTTGGAATGTAAATACCACCAGCAGGAACAGATAAATTACTATTATCTGAAAGGGTGTAATTATTAATATTTGTTCCAAATCCAATAAGTGTCTTTGAATCAAAATAATACTGCTCATTGACTGTTATCTGAGATGATATTTTGTCAACTCCATATCTAAACTCTGTAGGCAAGAGCTTAATGCTGGATATACCCACAGTATGGATACCAGTATTTGTGAGTCTATTTACAATAAACTGAGAATTTGTTTCATCAATCCTTACAATTTGTGCCCTCTCTGTGTCTCCAATTTGAATATAATCACTTACTTTAAATCCAAATGTATCCCCAACTGTGATTGCTGTTGTTAAACCTGTTGCAGATACAACATCAATGTCTTCAATGAGATTAGAAGTTTTTTGTTGTACAAATATTTCTCTAGAACCCTCTAACTCGGAGTATTTTGCATCTGAAATCGAACTTACATTAATAACTTCACCTGTAACATATCCATGAGGTTCTCTTGTAATACCAATTATATTATTTCCCTTAGAAAACAGTTGAACATCAGTTTGAGTAGTTACACCAACTTTAATTGTATTAATACTCTTGCCTTTGATTCTAGAAACGGCTGCAGAAACACCTGTACCATCAGTTCCTACATTATTAAATACAACATTATCACCAACTTTATAACCTTCTCCAGAAGCATATACTCCAATATTGTCAATTCCTGACTTTAAAGTTTTAGATACAGTGAACTCTTGCTTATATTTTTCATCAGACTTTAATATCAAATCATATGTTGATGTATTTGAATTTAAGTAATATGGTGAAGTATTTCTAATTAAATTTAATCTACTAATGTCAATAGTTTGATTAAAATTAGGTTCATAGTTTCTAGGAATTACAAAATCTCTGAAAAATTGACCAACAACATATGGATACTCTGGTTTAGAAATTGCACTATTATCAATTGTTGTAAAGTAAGCATAAATGCCATCAGGATATTCTGGAGTTACGCAGAATCTTCCATTAAATTCATCCAAATCACCGATTGCTCGGTCAAAGTAAAAATCATTTAGGAAAAATCCTTCTGGGAATGTAGATGGTCTTAATGCAGAATTTGGTTCTGCTTGTTTTCCATAACTAGACCTAATTTTCTGAATTGATGATCCAACTAAACCATAAGGACCATAAATTGGATTTCCATCATATGCCCATCCAACGATTGGTGAGTGACTATTATCTGCTACTTCTCTATTCGCATCATCAATATGGTCTTTTAATGTTCTTCTAAGAAGTTTTGGAGTATAGAAATTTACTGGATGTAAACCAAATTCCTTTACTTTACTTGGAACAATAATTGCCTCATCCCTATTGTCAGATAAAAGTTCCTTATGCTTTTCTGCCTGATTAATTTTCCATTCATATACATCACCTAAGAATTTTGCATCTACTCCTCTTCTAGATACGGTAATTTCAGTAGATTCTGGTTTATATCCAATACCACCATTTGCTATGTTTACAGCAACTATTCTTCCATTATCGTCTACAGTAGGTCTTAGGTCAGCAAAGGTTCCTTCTCCAGTTACTATTAAATCAATACCTTTTTCGTATCCAGAACCAAATGTTAAAAACTGTACATCAACAATAGCACCATTTACTACAATTGGTCTTAATAGTGCCTCCGATTTTATATCTTTAATTTGAATATCAGGTCTTCTGTGGAAGTTAATAACATCAGAAACTCCATATCCAACTCCAGGAGATTCAACAAACACACTATCAATAGAACCAAGAACAATTGGTTCAAATTCTGGTTCAATAACAGTTGTAGCACCAATACCAGATAATGTTTCTACTTTCAATCTAATTGGTGGATATGCAAATGTATGCGTTCCAACTCCAACACTAGATAAATCAATATATTTTTTTAGTCGATAGTTTTTATCGAATGTTTCATCCTCACCACCTATATCGGATAATTTAAATTTATTGTTATCAAGAACAGTTACAACATATTCTTTTGTTGTAGATAATCCAGCAATTTCCGAACCAGTAGTACGATACCTTACAATATCCCTATTATTAAATTGGTGGTCTGCTGCATAGATATAGTAATCCCAAGTATTAACACCATTATTAGTTCCATCATATGCAATCAGAGATGGAATCTTAATAAGTTTATTTGAATATCCAGAACCAGTGCTATTTACATACAGTCTTGTAATTGTATTCTTGGATTCCAAAGTTTTAAATGAATGGAATCCAGAACTAATGCCAACAATATTTACTGGGTTGACTTTTTGAAGAGCATCAGACTCTTTATCATACAACTTAATTGATTTTGAATCTTCAACTCCAACAAAATATACAGAATCTTCTTTAAATGGTTTTAATTCTGAATTACCATTAGTGATATATGAAACTTGCTCACCATTATCAAAGTTATGCTTATTGATGAATGTAATTATATCGGTGGTTGGATTAACTCCATTTCCATCACCCTGGAAACCAGAAGTAATTTGAGATTTAACTAAGTTTGGTTCAACAACAGCACCACGACCATTACCACCAATAAGAGTAATTTTTGGTTTTGTTTGGTATCCAATTCCTGGAGTAATAATTTTAACTTGTCTTAGTCCACCACTAATATTCAAATAACCAGATGCACCACTACCAGAGACATCTTTAATTTCAAGTTCTGGTGGATTGATTACATCATAATTTTTTCCAGGATTAGTTACTAGAATTGACTGTAACTTTCCATAGTAAATATTTTCATCAAAAAGAGATGGTGAATAAAGTTCTATACCATTTGCAAGTAATCCAATTTGTCTATTGTTAGTTGTTCTATCTGCAACTTCCCTCAGTGAAGAATCACCTTTGATATAATTAAATTTCTTAAAGAGTTTTTGATTCTCAACTACTTTATTCTCATAATCTAATTTTACAAAAGAATCACCAGAAATATTCTTAAAAGTTATGTATTTTTTTGAGAATAAATCACTCTTACTTAAAGATAACTTTATTTTCTTACTATCTTTGATATCACCAACTGTAGTGACATAGTAAATTCCAGTGCCGATGCCAGAATTTGTAGATGGGCTGTAGTATATCTTCTCACCTGTGAAAAACTTATGAACAACATCAGTATCTAGGGTATTAGTATTACCCACACTAACTTGAGTAGAAGTATTGATGATTTGTTCTTTTGCATACAGGGGATAGTTTGGAAGGCCAGATGCTGCGACATAGAAGTTTTCATACTTATCATCAATATAGGTATTCTGAATAGAAATTGGAATGTCAGAAACAGATGGTGTTTTATTTTGATCACTCTTACCAGTCATCAAATCTGTGGTTAGAGTATCTTTATCAAGACAATTTTGATTGCATTGAACTTCAATAATAGTATCAGAAATCAAGTTTTCTACCGTGGCAGATAATCCACTATCTGAAGCTATTTTTAAATTCTTAAGGGTGACTTCCTGGTCAAGAAAGAAATTAATATTATCAAAAAATTCAATTCTATATCTAGTACCATTTGGGTCATTTCCAAGGACTATGGATTTGATTTGGTGATTGGTTACATTATTGTAAATCCAACTATTAAACTCAGATTTTTCAGATAATTCTGCACCAAAAGAAGATAGTGTAATTTTATCCTCTTCCAATAAATTAGATGTATTAGAAAAATCAATATTTCCAATAACATTAATTATACGAAACTCTACTTTTTCCCCATCCTTATCATATGCATAAGCAAAATTTGATTCTAATACCTCACTTCCAAATTCAATATCAGTTACAATCCCAGAACAACCTAAAAATTGTGTATTTGTTCTTTCAGTATAAGTTACATCATATAATACGGAACCATTAGAAACTTTTAAAGTTCCACTATTTGCAAATCCAACTGTAGAATCAACATTAATTGTTGTAGACCCAGATATTACTTTCTTAGAAACATTTGATTTCTTCGTAGTATTGAAACTATACAGGAAAGAAGAACTATCAAAAGAAATCTCATATAAGTCTTTTCCATCAACAGGTCTATACTCTACAAGATAAATTGCTGCAGATGATTCCTCAACATTACCCGTTTCTTGAAAGACAGTTTCCCCATTCAACTTTAATGGATCTGAACCAGAAATTTTTTCTACAAGAATATTTTTTGTTACAAAGAAACTATCGTCTGATGGTCTTAAAAGATATTCTTGAGGTTTAATAACTTCTACTGGTTCACCATATAATGCTCTGAATAAAAGTTTAAAAGATGTATCTGTTCCTTTTGAAGTATAGAAATCAACTGCTCTAGACAGAACATTTGTTATTTCAACCTGTGGGATAAATTGTCTTTCTTCAAATCCAGGTAAAAATTGTGATTTGAATTTTTTAAATAACTCACCGTAAAAAACTAAAGAAAGATTAGCAACTCGAGCTCCTGCAGAGTGTGGAGCAATCTCAGTCTCGGTATAATTTGAAGTAGTATTTTCTAAAATTGAGGTGATAGCACTAAATGCTCTAGAGCAACCACTAAATCCTTGCGATGATTTATTCTTATAATAGATGATTTCATTATCAATTTTGATGAGACCATCCCTATCAGGAAAACCAATAGTATGACTAACTGCTATATCAGTGTCAAACGCAGTTACATCTGCTACAAGAAGTGTTGGTACAAAAGCTGATGCAAATAACTCATTATTGTATTTTTTAAGGTCCTTTAAAGAACTTAAATCACTAGCAAGTTCTACTGTACCAGTTTTATGTTCTTGAGATACATAGTATGCATCTAAGAACTCTTTAAACAGTGGGGATTCTTCATTCAGAAACTCAGGAATTTGAGTCTGAATAATATTTTGAATCGTTACTCTAGTATCTGACATTTTATCTTGTATATACTGTTCCGTTTGCGTAGCTTGAAGTTACAATGTACTCTGTTGCGGAAGTATTTTCTCCAGAAGAAATCTTATCCTCAACCATGTTGACGACTAGTTTCTCCATACTTAGGTCTAAGTATATATCTTTCAACGCAATGACATCATTTGAGTCAGGTATTGCCTCAATTTCAATTCCATTAGGACTTTGTGTAGATATGATAGTAACGGTATCTAATAAGATTTCACCTTTTCTGTAATATACAACACCTGCATTGTTTTTAATAATAAATGGAACATTATCGACTAGAGTAAAGAAGAAAATAGAACCTTTTTCCGAATCGATTGGAACATCACTCATGTAAACTATTCCATCGACTCCATTAATTCTAAATCCAGTCGATTTTATGTTATATCCACGGTTATCTGCATCATTTTTCTTCTTAACATGGAATGCATTACCAAAACAAATTTCATAAGTAGCAGCAGAATTAAAAGCTGGTGCTAAATCACGTCTAATTTTTAATGTGGTGATGTTTGATGTAATTGCTGGATTAATATCATCAATCAATGCAACTACTTTACTATACTTAAATCTTCCACCAAAGTTATTAAGGTCAAATGACTTTCCATAAGAATCTAAAGTAGAAATTACTTGATTCCTAAGTGCAGTAACATCTGCTATAGAACTTCTGTTGTAATAAACACTAGTATTAAGTTCAACAAACAAGTATTTCAAGTCAACAATCTCTGGTTTAATTCCTGCGATTGTATATTGTTTCAAGTCTTTTTTGATTTGTTCTTTTGTAACTCTAGATAAGAACTTACCTTGTCTAGGTTTGATTGAAATGAATACTTTTCCATATTCTGGTGGGTCTAATTCATCTCCTCCATAGGCACTCACTGCCTCTACATTGGGGAAAATCGTGGGTATTAGACCCTTATAGTCATTTGCTGTTACTGCCCTGTACTGGGAGGAATAAACCCTAGGTGCAAGGTACTTAATACTATCAATTTTTTCAATATCATCACCATTTTCAGATGACTGAATTGTTGAAACTCTAGAAATACCAGTAGTAATTCTATTCTGATTATTATCTTCTATGATTCCAGAGAAAGTAAAGTTGGCAACACCATTGCCATCTTTACCATTAGTTATAATATAACTTACAAATATAGAACTTCCTGTAGTTGGTTTTTTACCAAAGACATTATCACCAAAAACAAGTTCATATTGCTCATCTTCAACCTCTTGGATGAGGAAAATTTTTGATGTTTCGTCTAGGTTTAAAATATTTGAGTATAATGTATACTCTTCGTTTCTCAAGTCACTAACAAATGTACGAATTGTTGTGGAATCTACATTATCGTTTGGAATGATAAATCTCTGAGTTGGTTGAGAGTCATCCATGGTGAAGTTTTTAGTGAGGTATGTTCCCTCAAGAATATCAATATTTTCAAACGTTCCAATTCCATTAGCATCAACAGGGACCGTGATATCTTCTGGAATTGAAAATACATAACTGCCAGAAACCATTGCACCAAGTGCAACTACACCTGCTTTTAGAGTTACTGACCTAACATCTAAGAATCCAGCAGTGTCAACGGTAAAACTAACTCTTGCCTTTGATGCTCTCTTTGAACGTGGAACATATCCAATATTTCTAGCAAGTGATACCACATTCTCTCTTAATGTAGCACTGTCCAAAAAGGACTCATTTACTGCCATGTTCGTGTTGAAGGCAGTAATATAAGAGTTATATGCTAAAATATCAATCAATACTGAAAAATTAGACCCCTCAAAGTCAAAATCAGTAAAATTACTGTTTGTCCTAAGGTAGTCTTTAATTTGCGACTTTAGATCGTCAAAGTCTAAGTTTGTGAATTGATTGAACGACATTATATCCTAGCTGGTTGTAAAATAAACTCGATGTTTTGTCTAGGTATTGCCAGACCAACAATGTCATAAGTTAAAGTTACATTCAATTCATAGTCATCTGGTGATGGATCTACTCGAACACTATTTGTAGAAATACGTGGTTCATAGTTCTCAAGTAAAACTTTTATCTCACCTTCTAATGAAATACGAATTTCAGGATGAGATAGTTCAAATAATGAACCTTCTAAGGAAGTTCCAATTATAGGTTCAAAAAATCTTTCACCAAGTTGTGTCCGTATTAAGTTAACAACGGATCTCTTAATGGCATCTTCGTTTTTAAGTGCCACAATATCATTTGTTACTGGGTGTTTAGTAAAAGATAAACTAATATCCCTAAATTCCCTAGAGACCCGTGTTGCCATTTATAAAACAAGAGTATTATATACTATCTATAATAGTTTTTTAACCCTTTTCTTTTTCATCCCCCATTGCATCAATTTCTGCTTCGGAAAATTCCTCTGCATTATCAGTTGTGGGGTGAGGTTTGCACCAGTAATCAGTAATCAAAGAGGTTGTTCCCCACATTTTATACATGTATTCAGGGTCTCTGTCTACGTGATACTTAGCCATCTGTTTCTCCAATCGGTTAAACAGAACTTTTTGGGAGGTTCTATCTCCGTATTATTTAATCTATCCAGAATCCCTTCCGTTTATAGTCAGGATCATCGACATAATTGTACCCTTTCTTGAGTTCACACTCTCTATACTGACTAATATCACCCCAATTTGGGATTGCAACGACATTTCCATGCCTAAAATCAGGATTTGGACGCATATGTGCCTCAATTAGGTTC